TGGAAGTGGAGGTGGAGGTGGAGGTGGAGGTGGAGGTGGAGGTGGAGGTGGAGGTGGAGGTGGAGGTGGAGGTGGAGGTGGAAGTCAGCCCGGTGATCCTGGTAACTGGTCTGAACAAATGAAGGATACAGTACGTGTTCACCTTAAAAAAACATTTCCAGACATAGCAAAATTGTCACATATGGATCTACACAAAGTTAACACCGATCAAGTTGTTGATTGCGCATTGGGTAAAATATCCAACAAATTTTCGTATACACAAATTGAGGGTGACAACGATCCAGCTCCAGCTGTTGCAAAACAAGTAGTTAATATACTAAACACATGCGTGAAATCTCTTAGTAATGGAACAACAGGTGGTAATGGAACAACAGGTGGTAATGGAACAACAATTGACTGTACCAACAAGTGCGCAAGTACCGCCCAGAGTTGTGCTGCTGCTTGTGGAACCAAATATGGCTGTCTCATGAAATGCACAACCGACGCCCAGAGTTGTGCTGCTGCTTGCACTGGTAATGGTAATGGTAAAGGTAAAGGTTTATCAACAGGAGCAATAATCGGTATTGTTGTTGGTTCTCTGCTCGTGCTCGGAGGTCTAATCGCATTGTTTATGTCGAGGAAGAAAAATAGAGGAAGATCTGAGTAGAGATTTAGTTTAAGAATAAAGATTAAGAAATATAAATGCCTGACATTATATTTCTTCTGGATGAGTCCGCGTCTATGACCCCACATGTCAAATCTTATATAAATGGTGTGAACACGTTGCTAACTACTCAAAAACAAGCCAACCCGAATTCCAAATTTACTATGATCAAGTTTAGTTCCGAAATCAAAACACTGTGTGTAGATACTAAAATGCATACACTACCAGAGTTTACATCCGAATTTTACAAACCAAATGGTATAACTGCTTTGTACGATGCGATCGGGCACGCTATTAAACTCAAACATACAAACCGTGTTACAAACTCTGTGATTATCATTCTCACAGATGGCGAGGATAATCATAGTAAAAATTATACATTGGAAACAATCGCTCAGCAAATTATGTATATGCAGAGAAGAGGATGGGTTTTTGTTTATATAGCTGCTAATCAAAATGCTCAAATGATAGGAGAGAAGCTAGGGATAGGAACATGCTTAACTTATAATGAAACAGAGAAATCGATTGCTGATGTCGCTCATGCGTGTAGTATCGCTATTGGGCATGCTATTTACAATTGGTCTGGTATTCCTAATCAATTCTGTGAAGAAAAAATGCCTACTGATGTAAGAGATTTGATAGAAGAAATGGAAAATATTTCGATATAAAAAAATGAAATTAGGAATTAAGATTCATAAATTATCAGAAATGTCTTTTACTGATCTCAAAATCGAAGAATACACTGATCGCTCTGTTGTTGTACAGGGAGATACTCGGAAATACAAGGAGGACCTCAAGAAACTGGGAGGTAAGTATAATGGTCGTCTGAAGAACGGACCTGGATGGATCTTTTCCAAATCTTCCGAAGACGATTTACGTACCTTTATCAAAGAAGGTAAGCGTCTAGTCACAGCAGAGGAGGCAAAAGCTGGTGAAGAGCAATCAAAACAACGTGCAAAGGAATGGGAATCCCAAAAAGAGTCACATGAAAAGAAACATCAAAGCTCACGTAATCGATCTCCTTCAGTGGAGCCAACATTTGGTTCACATGTCGCTCCAACTCTCACAGAATACGCGGCAATGATGTCTTTAGTCAAACAAATGTCTGTAGAGGTGAAAAAGATTAATCATGCCATTTCTCTTATCCTCACTGATGAGCAAAAGGAAGAACTCAAGGTGTTGATTGAGGAGCCGAAAAAGAAGAGTGTTGTCAAGAAGGTTGTCAAGAGAAAGAAAAAAGCTCTTAGCGATTCCGAGGATTCTGCGACAGAGTCGGAGTCGGAATCTGAAGACGAACCTGTTCCTCGACGAAGATTGATGCGCTAGTAAAGAATATAAATTTCTTAATAAAGAATATTAAGAAAATAAAAAAATTGATATTTAAACTATAACCAACACAAAATAAACAAACATGGGAATCAAACACTTTTTTGGATGGTTTAAGAAGAATTTCGGGAAAAATATTAAGAATCTGAAAAAACATCAGAACTTTCATACTGCAGGAGTTTCCGTGGATAACTTGATGATCGATTGCAATGGCCTCTTTCATTCATCCACACAGAAGATATATGAATATGGTAGTCACAAGCCTCAAGCTCTTTTGATGGGTAAGTCCAAAAGACGTAAGCGCCTTGGAAGTCTGAAGCAACAGACAAAGGTATTCGAGGACGTCTGTAAGAATATCGAGGATTTGCTCGGTTTGGTTAAACCGAAGAAGCGACTTATTCTCTGTGTCGATGGTCCTGCTCCTCTCAGTAAGCAGAATCAGCAGCGTCAGAGACGTTTCAGATCCGCAGCAGAAAAGGACGAGGAGGAGTTCAAGAGATTCGATTCGAACTGTATCACCCCAGGAACCAAGTTTATGGATTATCTTTCAAAGTATATTGACTGGTATGTTCGGAGTAACATCTCCGAGAACCCCGTGTGGGAACATCTAGAGGTTGTATTTTCCAACGAAAAGTCTCCCGGAGAGGGTGAACACAAGATTATTAACTACATTCGTTTCTATGGAGATCCGATGGACAGTTATTGTATCCATGGTCTAGATGCGGACTTGATTATGCTTGCTCTAGGGACTCATCTACCAAACTTTTGGATCCTCCGAGAGGATTTGTACGATCCGCGAAACGAATTTTTCGTCATCGACATCGGGACGACACGAACGGAACTCGCTAGGATGATGGACTGGACTGACCAGCTGGAAGGAAAGAACCCAGACAAAGATGCTCCTCCTTTCATCGCAGAATCGGCTGTTAATGATTTCATTTTCATCTGTTTCATGGTTGGAAATGATTTCCTTCCTCACATCCCAAGTCTCGAGATCATCGAGGGAGGTATCGACCAGATGCTTGACGTATACAAGAACGTCGGTGAGAACTATGGTCATCTGACTCATACCGTTGATGATAAGGTGATCTTCCGAAAGATCTCCCTCGAAGTGTTTCTTGGAACGATTGCCCAGTACGACAAGGGTATTCTTGAGGACAAGCTCCTACACAAGGATCAGTTCTTCCCCGATCTGATGCTTGAGAAGAACGCTACAATTAACAAGGGTGTATACACTGTTGATATTGATGGACTTCGCAAGGATTACTATGCAGAGTCTTTCAAGGAAGGCTCAGACATCAAGGATCTGTGTCATCAGTATTTTGAAGGAATGCAATGGGTCCTTTCCTACTATACCAGAGGTGTTCCGGACTGGAAGTGGTGTTTCCAGCATCACTACGCTCCTTTTGCTCACGAACTAGCAGAGCATATTACAGATTTCGAGTTTCTGGAAAGACGAAAGACTGAACCGACGACACCATTCCAGCAATTGCTTTCAGTACTCCCACCAAAGAGCTCAGCACTCATCCCGGTTCCGTTGTCACAGTTACTTACGGATTCAAAGTCTGGAATCAAGAAGTTCTGTCCATCCAAATTCGATGTAGACTTAAGTGGTAAGCGACGAGCATGGGAAGGAATTGTGCTCCTGCCGATGGTTGACTTTTCGGTCATTGAGGAAGAATATGCCAAGCATATTGACAAGGTCAATCAAAGAGATTTGGTTAGGAATGTTGTCGGTGATAGTTACGTGTACACGAGATCTCCAGAAGCTCCAGAAATCTTCCGGTCGTTCTACGGAGACATTCCAAAGTGTATTGTCAAGTCCAAAGTCATTAAGATCTGAATAGGATAATCTAGTGATATGAATAATTAATGTTATATAACATTAATTATAAATCGTCTACCAACTCTTATAATTTTCTCCGTAATTTATTCTCTTCTTTGGGAAATTCCTAAAATAATCATTAATCCATTTATTTCCATTAACCCCTTTTGGAATGTTTAAAAAATCTTCTTTGAAAAACTTAGTATAAAATACAATTCCTTTTGTAAGATCCATATAATTTTTATTATTCATGTAAATAATCTTTTCCGGATTCTTTTCCGACTCTTCCATTAACGTTTCGATAAAATCCTTACCATACGCTCTTCCTGCTCCTAACGTAATGATCCTTGTCGTCGACTCTGACTCTCTTGTAATTGCTGGTATTATACAGTTCAGTAGATCTCGATCTTGACCACATCTAAATACAGCAACCGAATCTTTTAACTCTTTTGGTAATTTATATTGATTTCCATATGGGACCACAACAGATATAAGATCAACTCTGACTGTTTGATCCAAAAGTGACTTGATTGTATGTGTCAATTTCTTCATTTGTTTGGGTGTTGATGTAAGGCTAATAACAGTTCTATGTTTCCCTATTTTATCTAAATTTTTATAGTTTTTAGAGTATCCTTCTGTTGAAAACATGTATAACCCCATATATCTAGTTAATCCAAAATACGCCAGTAAAACGTATATTAGAGAGAAAACAGCTGAAACAAGTGATATTATTATAATCGTTTTCTTTTCCATTTATTTATTATAGAGAAAGTTTATCCTTATAATAAATGATCATCCTATCGGAAAATAACTTTAAACCGTTAGAAAAGGTTCCTCACGTGGAAGATCCAGAGAATGTCCCAGATATTGTTTTCTACCCTGAGATATTCGACAAACCTGCTATCGAAAAAATGGTTAATATTTTAGATTCCATGGCATTTGGTATAAACGATTGGATTTGGTTATCAGATCATCCAGATATAACGTATAACAGTCGTATATCTGCTGTGCCATTTCCTTACTTTATCGAGAAAATAAGAGAAGATGTCGAGAAAATAACAGGTAGATTCTTTAACAGCTGCTTGATAAATAAATATCAGAACAATAAAAAATGGTATAAATCAGAGAAAAAATGGCTAGGGTTTGATTTTATCATTCCCTCTATATCGTTTGGTGCTAAAAGGAAATTAAAATTCATATCTAAACGCGCCGGTATTACTAGAGAAGTAAAAATACAAAGTGGATCACTATTAGTTGAGAGAGAGAATGTTGAAAAATATTGGGAAACAGAATTATCATCAACCGATGATTCTATCCCCTTTTATACCTTATCTTTTTATCACTCTTATCGTGATAAAGTCGATAACTGTATAAACCCAAAAATATCTGGAAGACAGGATACAATTAGGAAAAAATTACCGGCTGATTTGACCAGTGTATACTTAAATAATAAAATGCGTGTTGCATTAGCACAAAAATTTAGAAATGGTTTGTCTGGTATAAGAGGTATCCCAGAGGGTGATCAATGTTTTATGACAAATGGTATCAACGAGCTTTCAAAATATATCAAACTTGGTAAGCTCATTGGTACAGGAGACTGGGGAAATGTGTACAGTGCATGTTTAACAACTGAAAAAAAATGTAACCGGAAATTTGCGATTAAAATGTCCCGTATCACAGATGAAGAATATAAAGATCCTTATACGGAAACGAGTTCTGCATGGTACGAGATTTGGATGCTAAAAGATATTATCAAACCATTGGTGAAGAAAAATATATGTCCTAATCTTCCATTATTTATTGATACCTTTTTATGTAGCAAATGTGATTTCATCTTTCGAAAAGGTGATAAAACCCATCCTTGTATTATCACCGCAATGGAATTAGCTTCTGGTGACATGAGAGACTACCTAAAGTTCGGTTCTTTTTCTGACAAGGAATTGTATTCTGCTCTATTCCAAATAATGGCTGGACTTCATGCCATTCAAATGACAGGACAAATCCTAAATAATGATATTAAGGCTAAAAACATTCTCTATTACAATGTGAAACCTGGTGGTTACTGGCATTATAAAATAGGCAGTCAGAATTTTTATGTACCAAACTATGGAAAAATGTTCGTATTGAACGATTTTGGTGTTTCTACGCTTTATGATCCCAATTTTCAGCTATATCCGAGCAAGCAGAGGAAAACGTTTAACCTCGGATCCCGTTTTGCCATTAATATTGACGAGACATTTTCTCCTGTCGAAGCTGGCACTGAAGTTATAGGAAATGAATTAAGAAAAACAAAACCTGTTAAATGGACAACTATTACAAACGGAGATCTACAGCAAACATCTCGTGGTGCTTCATATAAGATTGATCGTAAAACTGGTCAAGTGATTATATCTCATACAGTATTGACACCGATACAGAAATCTTATTTATTTAGGAAAGGAGTATCTACTAATCCCAAAACATGGGATTATTTTGAACACCCGTATATTATACCACCGTTTGAGTTCTACAACGATGTTCAAGATACGTTACGTACTTTTGTTGGGGGTAAAAGAACTACACAAAAAGGAAATCATGCATTATTTCCTACTATATCAAAAAAATTCCAAAAAACTGTAAGTGCTTACCTTGGATTAGCCGAGAATGCAAAAAGTAGGGAGTTTTCTTTGCATACATATCATGTACTTGCAGGATCTTTCATTAAGCAATTTTTCTCAAAAACTGTTAACTATCAAACAAAACCTAAGGGAAAGAAAATAAGTTATTATGATATGAATAAATGTGTACAGTTCAAACAATTCTAATGAAATGGGCACTAGAAAACCAAGACTATTACATGGTTTATATTTTATACACTGAATATAACACTGGTATCCCCAATTCGTTGTTATATAAACTACCGGAAAAGCAAAGTTTTGGTTCAGTGAGTGATTTTTTAGGCTCAGATGGTACTAAACACAGCCAAGACGAATATCTTGTTAAGATATTCGTGTCCTTTAAACATTCTAAATATAAGAGACTTCCGGAGTGGGATAATAGTTTTGGATATACTCAGAGCTAAACCATCGAATATCTATTTGGTGTAAAGCTACGAGGGGATGCCCCGTGTTTGGCTCTCCATTCAGAGTATCCTATCTTTTTCCCCCCGCTACTTCCTTCACCTCTTTTACCTCTCATCTTAACAAACAGTAATATGAGAAGTCCTAGTACCACTAAACCTCCTAGTATATATAAAAGGATTTTCCAGTCAAACTTTCCACCACCTCCAGGATCATGTAACGATTCTCCATATACATTTTTATAAAATTCTTCTGGTGTCATGGGTCCATTTGGATATATCTTACTTATATATCTTACATCTTCTCTAGAAAGCATATGATTTGAACTTGTTCCTTTTTTATCAGTTGTGAATTGAGGAGGGATAAAGTAAAGCATTACAGAATGTGAATCGAACTTGGACGCGTTCAATTGATCTACATTATATCTCTCAATAATATTATGATATGTTTTAGTTTGATCCCATCCTTGTGTTTGCATTGCCCATTGATATATTTTTGAATCATCCCATGGAATAGGTTTTCCTTTTGTATTTTGATGTTCATGTATCATTCCAAGTACATGTCCAAATTCATGCATAATAGTAGCTGCATCAAGCCACCCAAAATTCATTGTTGTACTTTCATCACTTTTGATACAATCAGTACCAACGAGAGAATAAGAACCTCCATGTGGATTGAATCCTACTCGCACGACACCTCCATATGGTATAAAGACAAATTTCAATCCCACTAATGGTTGTATCCGTTCCCTAACTACTTTTTTAACAGCTTCTACCGGAGATAATTTACGAATCTCTTCCTCGATTGGATCAAGCTTAACGCTACTACCATCACGATTCTTTAATCCTTTGAGAGCAGCAATTGGAGTCCAATCAATACTTTTAATGGTATTCGGTGATGCCACAAAAGATACAGTGATTTTTGCATTCGTAGGCCACATTTTTTGTGTTATAAACGCGGCACTTAATTTTTTAAAATGATGCTGAGAATTGGCACTGTTACTAAGATGTTTCATAATATGTTCTTCATGTCGCAACGGTTTCTCAACGCATATCCTCATTTGAGTTAAATTGTCTGCCATTTATATATGAGAAATATATAAATTTTTTACTCCTTTATACTTTGACTACACACCTGTTTTACAAAATCATGGTGAAACTCTGTCTTCTCTCCATACGAGCCTTTCTCTATATCAGATTTGTAATCGAATAACTTTACTACCGTATCCATCACATTATCATCACCCAACTTTTCCTTCAACTCATTGGCTGATTTACATATCAATTCCTTATTCTTTTCCTTTATTGACTCAAAAAACCTCTTCGCCAATACTGTCATCTCTGGATCCGTAATAAGATTCCCCTCATTATCCTTAAACTTTACCTTTCTCCTAGAATAATCTGAACACAACATCCTATCCTTTAGTGGATACTCCAACGCATACTCCGCATACCCCTCTGGTCCCTTCTTTATATGATCAATCGTTAGATGCTGTACGTTATCCAACAATGACTCATCTGTCACCGGCTTCATATTCTGTATATAATTATTTATCTGTGTTTTATTAGATGTCGTTGGACGCTGAACAGCCTTTATAGCCACATTCTCAAGCTTGTCTTGTAGCTCTTTTATCTGTTGTTTTTGCTCTTTGATTATACATTCCTTTTGTTCGACCAAAGTGAGTGCGTTTTCTAATTTACTTTCGATCGTATCCAAATTTTTCTTTAGCTTAACTGCTACTTTGGTTTGGTTACATGAAACAATATGAACAGATAAATTGTAATTATTAGAGAAGGTTTTCTCACATGTTGAACATACATAACATTTGCTTTTTACTCCCTGTAATTTTAAACAATATCTAGCTGTTTTTTGATGGTGTTTTAATGAACTTTTACTGTTAAAAGTATTTGTACAAAAAGAGCATTGCATTTATACATAAAACACTCTCCTTTAAACATGTTTCTGAAAAATCAGGAACGCTCAGGAATTTTCAGAAACGTTCAGGAATTTTCATGACGTGTTTAGACTGTTATGCCTTGATTTTTTTACTTTTGGACTCAACACAAAAAATGTGTGTTGAGATTTTAATTAGGGGTTAGAAATTTTATTTTTTGGGAAAATACAAAAAACATTTCCTACTTTGTTAGAAATAAATTTTTATACATATAATTTATTTCTTAAAAAATTCTATAGATTTCTTTATTATAATGTTATCTCCTCCTTTGGAATAGCAAAAATGTGATATAAAGCGATATTTTACTATTGTATTCCAAAGATAAATCAAGGAGTATATGCTGATTTTTTTACAATAATAGATGAGAACGCACTTCATCGTTCTCAACCAACGTTGTCATTCTTAAAAAAATAGTATAAGAAGATTGATCTTCCATATTTTTATACCCAACATAAATACGTGCATATTTGAAGGTGTTTTTCACGAGTTGAAAATTGGAATGCCATGACATATTATCAAGTTTTGACTTAATATTATCTGATGTAAATATACCTTTTATTGTCGTTGAGAACACATGGGTATACCATCCGTCATCATTTTTAGAAGGAATTGATTTTTTTGATGGATATTTACCTTTGAATATTTTATATTGTTCACGAACTGTATTCCACATAACATCCTCCAAGTGTTTGTTATATACTGGATATTCTTGTATTTCATATTTTTCGACGTATTTGGAGATGTCATCATGTTTTCTGATAGCGGGGATTCTCTTTCCCATATTAGCAAAGTTGTTTGTAAGTTCTTCTATTGTTCTCAACGACCCACCTATTTTTTCAGCGTTAATTACGTCATTTTCATAGTTTAAACAGCAATCAATGACTTCTTGGTTACTACACCACAAATTTGTACACTTTATAAGTTGTTTATTATATTCACTCCATCTGGAGTATCTAAATACAAATCTACACATTTGATATAAAATTTCTGGTTGTTTAGAGATATATTGGCTGTGTGAAAAGAATACATTGTCAAAATTTCCCAATTCCTCATTGATGAGTGTAACACTCATATTTACGTTAATAAAACCAGTTACAAAAAAAGGACTATTGGGGTATAGTTTTCGCACTTTTGCGATTTGTATAGAAGTTTCGCTGTCGTTAGAACATTTATGGAATTTCTTGTTGTGCATATAACGATTACCATAGTTTACTTCACTGTTAAAAATGAATACAACTGAGTTGGGAAATATTTCTTCTATAATATATGCTACACCGAAATGTGTTGATTTCCTTTTATATGCTGGTATAAAGTTATATGAAAAACGATCGTTTCTAATGTTTCCATCAAGTTCTATATAAGAAAGAACAGTTTTTACAAAAGATAAAAAGTCTTGTTCATCACCACAATCAAAAAAAGTGTGATTTTTGGTATACCACTCTGTTAAAGCACTTCCTGTAACAACCCGTTTTATTTTATCTGGAATATCTATGTCTATACAAGTTTTATCATAATCTGAAAATACAATAATCTCAGCATCTTTTACTCCGAAATATTGTGATGTGGATATACTATTATTTTCGATAATTTCTACTATATAAACATTTTTCCATATACCTTCACCCCATACTTTAAAGGGTGTTGCTGAATATCCGGTGATATCTTTTACTAAATCGTTTTCATTCCATCCTTCAATATACATTCTATTTTTTTTAATATATTCATGTATTTCGTCAATATGAATGCATATTTTTTGTTTAAACGATTTAGAATCCGATAGTAAGTCTAACAACTCATTGATAGAGTCTTTGAATCTTTTGGGGTGACAACACATGATAATAATATTTTTACCTTTTTTAATGATACTTTTTTTCAATTCTAAAACATTGGATGCATGTGAATCTCTCATATTTTTATATTCTTGTATATCACTATATTCTTTTATACTGGGAGGTTTACTATTAAAAACGACCAAATCATTACTAAATACTTTTTTACACCTGTCGAAGAACTGGTTGTTTGATTTGAGAGTATTCATGGTCATGATGATATGTAACTGATCTTGTTGTCGTTTGATTGATTCCATACAAATTGACGTTTTTCCATACTGTGGACGTCTAATAACCATGTTAATATATTTTTCCGTGATATCTGTCATACGAATGTTTTGAAAATAGATAGTGTACACTATCTATTTCATTTTTTTTATAAGCATACATATTTATTTATAGTTTCTTGTATATAGATAAAAATGTCAATATCATATTCAGGAATCGTGGGATATGGAAGTGGAAAATGTACGTTACCATCAGTTGAAAGTTGGGGTACCAACATGAACATACTTAGAGATCCGCCTAAATCTATTACGACCAGACGTATCGATAAGGTAGGAGATACAAGTTCAATGACTGAAATGTGCGATGAAAGTGGGAACCGCTCATCTGAAGTTATTTCAATGTATGCCAGAGGAATTAATCCATTTGTTAGTGTTGATTATGGTAATGCTGGTAATAATGGAGGACAACGATCTGGTTTTGGAGGAACAGTAGGTAACGATCGATCTAGCTCTGGTAATGCAATGCACGGAGGACAAGCATATCTGCCATACAGAGTAAACAGAGATGGTGCATTTAGACCTCCTATTGTTACACCATTTAATCTATTACCATTATCACGTATGCCAAGAACAAATACCGAAGCTTTCAGTAAAAAGGGCTTCGCTGATTTCTCAAAGAAGTTGATGTGCCCTGGTGGCAACTACAGAGAAGTAAAGGAATCGACTATAAAAGCTTGTGTTCGTCCGACGGCAACATATAAAATGAATTCACAACTTATTGAACCTTTTGAAGTTAAATATGTTATTAAGAACCCAGTTAAATTTGATTCCCGTGCTGGTGTAACAGGTACGAGAACACAGGATATTACATCACAAGATGTACGTGAACCAACCAAAGAAATTAACACTACACCGGTTTATGTAGAAGATGTGTATGCTAACCGTTCTGGAGAAACTGTCAAATATGTTGATAATTCGCATATGAATACGGATCGTTATCTTCAAGATACTCTTCATAGTTCTGTGCAAAGTAATATGTCACAATCTATCCAAATTACTCCGATTGAGGATATTTTTGACGTCGATATTCATACAAAGGACGCTATGAACATATCTTACACTCCACTTCCGACAGGTCACACTAAGGAAGCGAGTATCCACAAGGATTTGGAACTTCAACGACGTGTTCTTGTTTCTACAGTGGCAACAAATAAACACCGTAATATCCATGTACGTCCTCAGCACGAACATCAAGCAATACAAAAAAGAAACAGACCAATTGCACATGCTACTACTAATCACGGAACCATACAGCGTCAAAGTTCAACGGATTTGAATAGCCGCGATTATAAATTAAAGCCTACCATTAACGCTGGTGGGATGACAGGAAGAGGCCAAATGCCTCACGCACAGATGAATTCGGATATACGTCTTGGGGAAACTATGCAACATGCAAGGAATCGAAGAGTAATGGAGATGCAGTTAGGCAGACATTGAAATCCGAATGCTAAAGTAGATATATTAAATAAAAATAATTGGAAAATAGAATAAATTCATATAAATGTTTTCGAAAATTTATATGAACAGATAACAAAGTAAATGAGTGATTCAAAAATAGACGCACAAGTAGAATATATCAATAAAAATCTCACAAACATTTCATCATGTACAGTTTTTGATAAATTGCCTAAAGATATTGATCAAATATCAACCCCCATTGTTAAGGATGTTTTAACCAATAATTTTAAAAATGGGGCTGATATGAACGCTGTTGTATGTATGTTTGATAATCTTTTTCTGTCAACTGCTAAATCAAAACAACACGGTCTATTCCACTTATCCGTTCATGTAACCAAATGGGTAAAAAAATTAGAAAAGATAGACATTGATAGTTCTGCTGGATTTATTTACTTTTCTGATATTCTTTCCGATATCAAAGTTATAATCAAACTTCCTCAAGACAGTGAGTCGGATTACTACGATATGATACGTGAATATTTTATAGGTGTTACGGAAATTAATAAATTGAGATACACGTTACCTAATTTTGTGTATACTTTTGGAGCATTTATATGTCCAATGGACAAAGGTGTTCTTTGCAAGGGAGAAGATGATAGTAAAACTATACCTTTTGTTGTCTTTGAGAACATACCTGGTGAAAACATGCAAAAAATGTTAGAAGATGAAAAATTGGATTTTCATCAATATCTGGGAATGTTTATACAAGTATTGCTTGCTTTGGAGGTAGCGCAAAGAACAGTTGGATTTTGTCATTTTGATTTACATACTGGGAATCTAATGTGTAGAACTATTAGAGATGAATGTAAATATAGTGTACCATTGGATAATATGGTCTATGAGGTAACCGCAAAAGAATATCTGCCTGTTATCATCGATTTTGGTCTATCTACTGTAAAACACAATGGGAACGTAGTTGGATCTTATACATTCCCAGAACACGGTATGATGCACTATATGTTACCAGGAGTAGATATGTTTAAATTCTTGTATTACAGTTGCACCTTTGCTCAAGGAAACGTACAACGCCAGATACTAAATCTGATGTCTTTCTACGGTAAGGACGATCCATATAAGTTTTTAATTGGTGGAGATAAATCATTGGACAATGCAAACAAAGAATATGCAAAGAAGGGTAGCTATTCACGTGTTACAACATATACACCTCTTGAATTTCTTAACTGGATCCTGGTTCAACCAGAATATCAAGATATTGTCCCGATGTATATGACGAAAAAAGATAGAGATATATACGTTCCTTTATCTTTTTCTACAACTATCCAGACATACGATGATATGTTTAAACAGTCTAAAAAAGGAAGAGAGGAAGCTATTAAGATGGTTGACGAGTGTGTCACATCAAATTCTAGTTATATTATGTCAAAATATTCGTTGTATGTGTTGAGAGGGTATAACAAACAACTAAAGTCCAAAGAACTGAAAAATAAAATAAAAAAGATGAAGGATATTATCTCTAAATCCAGGTCAAATATGATTAGCACAGATTATAAAATGTTATGGGAATATAAAAAACTTGAACTTCCGAACATCATAAAGATCCAGGATGATTCTAAACGTATTCTGAATATTAAAATAAATTCCAAAAAGTTAAAAACACAAAAGAAGCAAGTCCTCAAACTAATTGAAAGATATTTCCAGAACATCTCCTTTTTTACAGAAATACTTCCGTATCTACAGTTTATGTACACAATCAAAGAGATTAAATCTGAAAAGGTATATACTAAATTTTTATCATCTTTTCTTTCTTCTTCTCAATATAAAGTATATGATCAACATCATACATCCATTAACAGAACATTTCGATGGTGTAATACATTAATTGATAGTTTGGATAAATTTTAATAAAATGTTTTATAATAAAATGTTAATTTACGTATTTATAATTATATCACTTGTATTTGCTGTACTTTTCGGTATTTATTACACCAAATATAACTCATGTACGAAAAATAATAATACTAAAGGAACAATAGGAAGATCACTGCAATCCCAATCAGTATTACCTGATAAAAATAATAAGACTGTTCATGCATGCGATCCAAAAAATATCCCCCCTAAATGGCCATTTTCTAATTATAATTTTAATGGTATAAGTATTGAATCTGTGATTTTATCAAGAGTACCAGGAGTATCAGGAGTGCCAGTGGCCGGGTCGGAATGGTCAGTATCCATTAGCAGAGCAGGAGATTTACTATTATGGTTAGCAGGATTTGTTCCTGGAACACTCGTTAATATAACTTTTAATGATTATACTGCCGGTAATCAACTTTCTGATGACAATGGCTTTATTTATGTTACCAATAATGTACCGTTACCTACCGGAGTTCTTCCATATAATGATATGAGGGTTAACATAACAGGCTTGGCTTTGGTGAATGGTTTAATCGTAAGAAGTACAACATCTGGTATGCAACAAATGTCTTATAACGTATCAACAGAAGATGTTCAAAATGATTGCTCGCCTAAGAGTGCTATATGGGGTGTTTATGCGACTGTATCACCCCTTGATAGAACAACGATGAGTAAAACACCAATAAAAGTAACATTCCCTGTTGCTATAATATCTCCCAAAAAAATTGTTAATGGTAAAGTTGTTCGACTTCTTGTTGGATATTCAACAAGAAGTCACATTGTTAAGGATGGATCGCTTGATACAAAGGTGGTTATTTAGACAATTTAAAACTTATCATTTATAATATAAATGATAAGTGAAGAGACTTTTGAACATATACCGTTAATACCTCAACCGAAAGACTTAAAAACTCAATTATATCAACATCAACGCGCCAGTGTATATGAGATGGAAGAAAGAGAAAAAACACAGCGTGTCATACGCGGAGATACTATTATAGATACAAATATTAGCGTCAATGCTGATAAAACTGGATATGGAAAAACTCTAGCTATGGTCACTCTCGTGTATCGAGATAAAATGAAATGGGATATGGAAACGCGGTTCGAACAGTCTGTTATAACAACATACACAGGAGGTCGAATCAAAATGACAGCAACAAAACAATATGAAAAACTAGACGTGACTTTAGTTCTTGCAAGTCAGTCCATCATCCATCAATGGTACGAAGAATGCCAGAAAACACCACTGTCTGTGAAGATGATCACAACCAGAAAGCTTGTAGAGACTGTGTTGATTGAAAATTACGACATTATTCTCGTCACTCCTACGATGTATAATAAACTAGTGTCTAAGTATTCAGGTATAGCATGGAAAAGATTCATTTTCGATGAACCCGGGCATCTAAAGGTCCCCGCGATGAATAGAATAGTCGCGGGATTTATTTGGTTAGTCACTGCAACACCAGATGCAATAACAGCAAAGCATAGAAACTGCAGAAACAGTTTTATGTACGATATTGTCGGAAATGGGAGCTGGGCGTCGTTCACAACCCAATTCTCCTTTATGATCATTAAGAACAGTGATGAGTTTATTAAGTATTCGTTTGAGATGCCTCCAACCAACCATATTCACTATAAGTGTTATAATCCTATATACAAAGCTGTTTCTGGATTGGTAACTGCGAACATTACACAGATGATATCTGCTGGTAATATCCAAGGTGCTATTAAAGCACTTGGTGGAGGCGAGACAAAAAATATCGCTGAACTTGTTAGACAAAAGAAGATATTCGAGAGAGATGAGTTGGAGTCTAGATTGAAAGTGTATGAAATAAAGAACAAAAGGAAACAGATTGATATAGTAACAGGGAAAATCGAACGGATTGATGCGCAATTAAGCGAATTAAATTCTAGATACGATGAGATCCTTAAAGGGGATTGTTCAATATGTTTTTCTCCTATATCAGACCCTGTTATGGAACCTAACTGTCAAAACGTATTCTGTGGTAAATGTTTACTCAAATGGTTAGAGAATAAAAATTCATGTCCTCTATGCAGAGAGTCAATCGCATCGAAAGAACTCATTTACATTAATATGGACGAATCGAAACTAACAGTAAAACGTATGAAAGAACCAGAGCAATTAAAAACAAAGATTAACACTACAATTAGTTTGATTAAAAGTAATCCAAAAGGCCGTTTCATTATATTCTCGGCATGGGATCAGACATTTTCAGTGATTAGAAAATGTCTAAATACACACGATATTGGCTTTATAGAAGTGAATGGTGGAGTGAACGAAAGAAAAAAGAATATCAGATCGTTCAAAGATGGTAACATCAGAGTAATATTCCTTAATTCTCGTTTTAACGGGGCTGGTATAAACTTACAAGAGTCTTCTGATATTATAGTATACCACCGAATGGACAACTCTACCCTTAACCAAATTATAGGAAGAGCTAACAGGATTGGTCGAGTTGAATCACTTAATGTACACCATCTTCGAATCTAGTATTTAAGAAGAATAATCATATAAATAGAAAACTATGAAAACATATTATTGCCGTGATGGATGTTGTCCGGTTAAAATAAAGACGTACAGGCCTACACCTAGATATTTCAACAGAAATTACAGGAAAGCAGGTGTGTTCATCTATGATCCGCAAAAAGATCGCGTATTGTTAGTACAATCACGTGGACATCTTTGGGGACCTCCAAAAGGAACCCTAAATATAGGAGAGCAAGAACGCCACTGTGCCGTTCGAGAAGTAAAGGAAGAAACAGGTCTTGACATTTCTTCTGATGATTTTACTAAAGCTGTAAAAATAAGGAATCGTGCGATCTACTACTATCTAGAAATGGATACTTGTGATATTGAAGTACAAGAAGGAATGGAAGATAACGATGCTAATGGAATTACATGGATTAAAATGGATTGTCTAGAGAATGCTATCAGCGATGGGAATATTGTACTGAACCATTATGCCAAAATTGCATTCCATAAGCTCATGGACAGAAAATTTCCAAAATCGAACTGGACGCTGGTTCGACGAAAAAAGAAGTAGCTTAATTTTTATTAATAAACATTAATAAAATATTAGACATTGTTTTTGTAGATACATACACTGCTACCAATCATTAAAATAACAGATAATACCAACATAACGATTGATACTATTTTACCTGTTTTAACATATTTTTTAGATACATGACACGCGCTATCAAACTGATCGTCGTTTGTGTATTGAGGAGATGCGTCGCTCAACCGAACAAAAACGCTTAAATTCCACGATGAAACTACTACAAGAACGATAGAAATTATGAGTAAAAATATTGATTGTATTTTCATGATTATGTTATTTATATTATGAATGATTAATTGTTTTTTATATATAATACAGCAGCTATCAATACTAGAACTGCCATGACAATACCCGCGATTCCTGCTACAGGTATGCTACCGGCACAACATTTTCCTCCAGTAAAGTTTTCTTTCACGTTGTGAACAGGATCTGGTTTGGTCAACGGTACATGATTAATCTCTTTCACTGGTATACCCCCTGTTAATCCAAAAATCTCACATTCTCCTAGACAATCCGGATAACCATGCCAAGGTGCTTGAAGAACGATTACATATAGTTTTGTTTTCTCAAAGTAATGCTCTCTACAGTTAGGAATCATAGAGCTTTTAGCCCATACACCTGTCACCCTCTTCTGATCGTATATACTACCAGGAGCATGTAATTTGACGAGCAATGCATCAGAATTATCTTTAGCAAACTTTAACAGCTCATCATCTGGTTTAACATAGATAATTGGGGTGGGTATCGGATTCATACCCTTATTCGCAAAAATAACAGAGTCCCATCTATGTATTTTGTAAGTTTGGCTCATTTTTTATTATTAATGAAGATAATAAACATAAATTTAAAGATGTTATTGCTTGCCAATAAATGTCTATACAGGGTAAAGTAAATGAACTAAACTCTATAAAAAGCGAACTAAAATCTCTCCAGCAGAGAGGGGCAGCGTTAAGAAAATGCGCAAAAGTAATAGAAGCTGAGATCGATGAATATCTCGATTCGAAGGATCAACCGGGTCTCAAATATAAGGGAACTGCTATCATTAGAGAAACTGCGACTAAAAGACGAACAAAGAAGAAGGCTGATGCCAGAGCAGACGCTATCTATGTATTAGAAAGAAGAGGTGTAGAAAGCCCAGAGAAATTGTTCGATGAGATAATGGAAGCTCGCAGAGGTTCTCCTACGGAACAGAGAAAGCTCAAGTTTAAAAAGATTAAGAAGAAAAAGGATGAGTATTAATTTAAGAAATATAAATGCAAGTACCTCAAGATCTTAAAGTAGTATTTCTACGAAAATCGAGGAAAGAGTTAAATAAGATTAAACAAAAGAAGGGAGAAACAATATCAGTTGCAAATAATCAATACCCTCAGAAGAAAAAAAATTCTCATCGAGAATTTGGACTCATTTACAACTGAGAAGGTATCTTTTGCATTGAAGATGCAGATAGCTCGTACAGCTGCTAAGCTTTCACAAAAGGATCTAGCACAGAAGGTTAATGTTACACCGAAAACAATCCAATCTTATGAGAATGGGACAGCTATACCTCAACACCCATTGTTGGTATATACTTACGCTCAAAGTTTCCTGTGCGTAGCATATTGAGATACGTAGTTTTTCCACATCCCACCGTTCCCGATGAATACGATCTTTACACTTTGGTTCTGTTGGTAAGCCATGTTTGATCTAATTTTTAAGTTTCCTTTTTATTTTCATTTATTTTTTATTTGGCTAAATACTGAAACAGTACATGGTTCAGTACATGGTTTAACATTGTCCATAACTTTTTGATACAGTGAGTTAACCTGATCATTTTTATACATCGATAAAATATTAGAAAGGGATGGACCATTTCCACATTGCTTGTTAGCATCATCCAAGTTTTTTACACCAATATAATGAGACTTTAAACATTCTAAGCAATCATCCTTTCCTAGTAGATAACATTGATTACCAGGATTCTCACAAAATGCATCGTATAAATAATAATCCAAATCTAGATTACCAGCTATTGAAATACCAACCCACATTGCTATAAAAGACATTTGTGAATTGCCCCACCAAACACCAGAACCCCAAGGACCTGTACCAACCGACTGTATAACATTTCCTAATACTTCTCCCAATTCATCTGGATAAGAACTATGCGAGAACATTGTTGCGCATTGTTTAATATTATAAAGAAATCCTTTATTCTGAAGGTTTCCGATATTTCTCTGATCCGCGCATAAATTCATAATAGCTAGTTCAAGATTATGACAACTTGTCCCACTTGATTGAAATCCAGCAAAAGATGATTTATATATAGGTTGTTTATTCAACCCCATTGTAGTTGTTTTAACCATATTACCAGTATTGGGTTTAGTCATTCTACCACATGTCGCAATATGATCACGTAATTCACCAGTGGATAGATCTACATATCTCCTTACTCCTAACCATAATGCTGGTTGTGCTATCTTTGGTTCTGTAGGTGCTGATCCAGATATATATTCGCTAAAAATAATACCAAATACCACTTCTGGATAAAACATCATCAACGTTTCATCTTGTGTATTACTAACATGACAAAATTCTCCTCCCCCTCCTATATTTCCTCCACTAATGTCAACTAAACTCTGTCCTGGTTTTCCCATACTCATAAAGTCTGGAGATGTATCCGATTCTCTATACCGTGTAACATTAACATTGATTAGTTGACCTGCTTTGTTTCGAAGAGCAGTAAATGCATCATCAGTCAAAACACCTCTGGACATGATGACAAGAGTACCGAAATCTCCTGATATCAATTCTTGGCTTAGAACAAGAAGGAAACTTAGCCAGGAAAATAACTGATCCGTATTTGTACAATCAGCTGCTACCTTTGAAAGAGAATTGTTGGTCATACTCAGGGTATTCCCAAATAGTGTATTAGCACATATGAATGCTAGATGTCTCTGAGTTAATGCTATATATCCTCCGGATCTCATGTCATTGTTAAAGTTAATGTACGGGAATTTGTTACCATACTCTGAGAATGGACTATCCCAATTGAGGACAGATTTAACGAATGATCCAAGTTTACTAAAATCCTCCTTTCCTAGTAGATTATATGTTTTGCTATATCTATCTGATATATTTGGAAATTCTTTCTGAATATTAGCAGGTGACATGTCTGTTATTTTACCTGCAAGAGTTTTAGGGTCTATTTTCCAATCAGTTGGTTGAACTTTGACCGTCTTAGGGCTGAATATAAAAATGTTTGTAGATGAGCAACTAACCGAGCAATCTTTTCCACAATAGTTTTTGATACAATTACATATACCGTTGGTGCATGACCCGTTATTCGAACAGTTGTTTGGGCATTTTTTACCATCGCCTCCTCCTCCATTCGATCGAGTTGCAAAGTAAATCACGATACCAATAATAGATCCTATAACTAAAATTAGTAATGTTTCCTTCCAGTATCTGAACATTTATTTAATCTGTTATAAGAAAAATTGATTTATAATAACTACCCTTATATAAATATCGATATGACTACTACTGCTCATTTTCAAAAGAAACCAGATTATTATCATTCAGCCGCTGAATGCTCTAAAGCAAACAGGCAAAAGATTATTACTAATCCCAGGTACAGTGAATTTAAACAAACGCATTTTACAGCAGGCGATGAGGATCAGTTTCAGGAGTACCGAGACCGATCCAATGGAGATGTCTGTATCTCAAGAATAAAACTGAGTGAAAACAAGTTTGCTGATGTAGACTTATCCGAAGATGTGTCATGGGCCAAGTACCAGAATCTTAATGCTACTTGTGTTGACAACACTTTCCAGTATATGTTTAACAAGTTCAAGAAAGGAGTGTTCGTTAAGATCCAGGATAACAAGTTGAAGGTTTTTCTACCTTTCAGCAAAAAGGGATTCATTAATGATTGGGGAGACAGAATTAAGATCGATCCCAAGTTTGGGACAATGTATAACTTTCTCACTCATATCAACAAAATGATGGGAAAACGCTACAAAGTCAGTGTTAATCGTTTTCCGGACAACTGGTACGCAAACAATTGCTTGGTCCGGTCGGAATATCCTATCAACGAGGGTGATACAAATATTGCAAATATGAGTGATATGCTTCTTGAATTATGTGCCAACAGAAAGGTTCCAGACATTGAATTTTTCGTCAACAGGAGAGATTTCCCTGTCATCAAGAGAAACGGTACCGAAGCATACGATCACATGTTTGGAGACGATCATCCTCTTCTTTCCCATGACTACGATCAATACTCTCCCATTCTATCTATGGTTACAACAGATGAACACGCAGACGTTCCTATTCCTACCGGGGATGATTGGGCAAGGATTGGGAGTCACGAGGGAAAGTTCTTTGGTAATGAATGCAAAACTTATCCTAAACCAGAAGATTTCAAGATAAAATGGAAGAATAAGAAACCTACTGCAATATTTAGAGGCGCGAGTACAGGGTGTGGTGTTACTGTGAACACAAATGTTCGTCTCAAGCTAGCTTATCTTTCAGTGCATACTCCTCCTGACAAAGATGGTCCTCTACTCGATGCAGGGATATCTAAGTGGCAGACTCGTCCGAGAAAGTTGAAGAACGAAAAATATCTTCAAACTATCAACATTCCTGAGATGAATAAGCTTGGTATTCATCTAGCATCCTTTGTTTCTCCTTTGCAACAGTCAGAATATAAATACCTTGTTCACGTAGACGGACATGTATCTGCATTTCGTTTGTCGTTAGAGATGAGTATGGGGTGTTGCATTCTCCTTGCAGACTCTAAATATAGGTTGTGGTTCAGAAGTCTGATGAAGCCTATGGTTGAATATGTACCGATCAAGGCAGATCTTTCCGATTTGATTGAAAAGATAAAGTGGTGTCGTACAAACGATAAGACATGTAAGAAGATCGCCAAAAATGCAAGGAAATTCTATCTTCAATATCTACAAAAAGATGGAACGTTGGATTATCTACAGAAGATTGTCATTGATTTGAAGAAACAGTCTGGTGTATATTTATACAACACAGAAACTCCTCTCCAGCGTCAAATACGATTAGAAACTTCTCTCGATCTTACATATCCTCCTACTGACAAAACGATCTCTGATATTGGTATGATCCCCAGACAGGCGAGATCTATTGGAGTTCTGAAGGGAATGGAGTGGATCATCAACATGGTCAACAAAGAATCTACTTTTACAGATGTTGCTACAAAGGGTGATATCATTTTTACCAACCGAGCAAAGACAGTAATGGTACAAAAGTATAGTTTAGCAGGTTTCTCCTTTATCATCAAGGCAAGTACAGATGCTATGAAGCAACAAGAGAATATCCACGAGGCTTATATTGGTACTAAAGTTATCAACGAAATCGTCAAATACATTCCAAACTTTGCTTATGTGTTTGGGAAGTTTGACGGACCAACCAAGAATATTGTTATCATGGAGAATATTCACGGGCAGACTTTCGATAAGTGGCTTCAAAGTGACAAGTTCAACATACAAGACTATATTTTCATTCTGATTCAGCTTGCGATGGCACTCGAGGTTGCTCAGAACCAGGGAGGATTTGTACACTATGATTTGACACCATGGAACATTATGATCCAAGAGACGCCACGTCCGATCAGTTTTGACTATATGCTTGATGGAACTAATGTCTTCCGTGTGACAACAAGTATTATTCCTGTCATCATCGACTATGGAAAGTCTCATGTCATCCATAACAACGAACATCATGGTTACATCAATATGTACAAGATGAGCACGATTCAGGATATCATCAGCATTCTCCTTACATCTTTGAATATTGTTACTCAGAAGAATCTGTCCAAGAAAGATGTTGGAGATGTTATTAAATTATCGAACTTTATGTCTGGTACAGGATACCGACGAAAGCAATTTAGGACCACAGGAGCAAAGGGAGTTTCTGATGTACAGTATTTCATCTCGCGTGCAAAGAAGTATACAGAGATGATTTCGAGTGACAAGCATGAATTAGAATTGAAGACACCAAGAGATTTTATCAAGTATATCAACAAGACTTTCGGATACAATTTCACGTATGAAAAGATTGACTTTCCTATTTTCCGGATCAACCGTGGAAATCCTCGTCAGGTATTTGAGTATGTCCTTGCATCTTCACAAGAGGAGAAGACACAATCTTTCATCGATGTATTCGACAGGGTAATCGAATGTGATTTCCCAGAACCGGTGAATCTGTTTTTTGCGTATTACGCAGCACAGACATTGGAAGAGAGTGTAACATCTGTACACAAGTTGATGTTACATTACCTCGATATGGAAAAACTCGAGGACTCTGGTAAAAAGTATAAAAAGGCGATGAAAAAGATCAGACATTCTTATAGAGCTAAATTAAGTGAAAAGTCCGATGAGAAAGTAGAATACGATCTTGCTCAGTCGTTTAAGTCACTAGAGATCTCTCCGTATACCGAGGAAACATTCCTCCTTCCAGATGTAATTCTAAATCTTCTGTCAAAGTATGGAGAAGTCGGTGAAGATTTATCAGAATATAAGAATATTATTGAACATGTGTTCCTTAACCAAGGAATGTTCAAGATGTCTGACGAACATCGAGAATATTATATGGAGAATTTTGCAGACTTACTCTCTACAAACAGCGTTAACACGAAAACATACACAGCCAATGTGCATACTCTACAAAAGGTAGCAAAAGGAATATATAATGTAGACAGAGAAGTTCTTTTGGGAAAGTTACCAAAGAAAAAATCGAAGAAAAGAAACTGTGATTCAGCCGAAGAATATATGTCAATGTACAAAAAAGTCGAGGAATTTTTTGAGGAGAAAGAACCAGAATCTGAATCAAGTTCATCGGAGGATGAATCTGATGACGATGCACCTAAAAAAAGCCCAATTTTGATCGGAGGTACGCTATCACGTTTGGAGAAGTAGCTATTCTCCATACAGGAGGAGAAGAGATGGGTAACATGAGTGATCGAGGATTTTCGGTCGAAGAATTACGAAGAATTACGGAAAATTCAAAAGAAACTAAAGAAAAAAGGAGTAACAGCCGAACTGTATATGCTCAGTGATACTTTAACAGACAACCAATACCATTGTTGTAGATCATGAGAATGATACACTCTTTAGCGTTGAACCATTCGACGAGCTACCATACCTGAGTGGTATTAGAGCAGGATTGCCAAAGATTCTTGGAGATAAGGCAAAGAATCTAAATGCTGAAGGGAATTATTATTATGAAGAAAGGAGCGGTATTGGATATCACGGGGATGGTGAGAGAAAAATTGTTATAGGTCTTTCTATGGAAAAAGTACAACCCTAAGATACAATTGGCGTCTACCGAACTCTTCGGCGCACCCATTTCCGGATATAAATCTAGTTGTACATCATGTCTGAAAAGGCAACTGGATTTGATTGGAAAAAACGTAGCAAAGTACGTGTAGTCCACGCAGCTGGTCGCAAATCGTATATAGACAAATGCTTTAAAACTTTGGAGGAAGAAAAAGCATCCAAGAAAAAGAAAAGCAAAAGTAAAAACCGGTAATGAAAAAAAACATAATTTATTTTTATTTTATTTATCTTTCTAGAGTATAAATAAAATGTTAGATTCTAAATTCTTTTTCACACTTGTTGGATTAGTTGTCACTGTATTCGCAATTTGTAATACGAATATGTCACCTGCTGTTTCCGAAGGGTTTTGGAATGGTCCTAGTAGAACTGTTAAAGTTATGAGAGAAGTTCACCCACAGGGTTCCACATACGGGGGTTATGCCCTGCAAAACAATTATCAGGCTATGCTAGGAAACGACAAATTCTATTCACAGCCTAACTTTCAGGGTCTATTGTCTCCTCGTATGAGTGGAGGTGTTGACTATGGTGCTAATATCAGATACAATTTACCAAGTTACAAGAATCAAGGAGTTCCTTGTGATGCTCTCGGTATGGCTGACATGGCCAAGGAGGGTTACGAAAATACTCGTGAAAATTTTTGCAGTAAGGGACGTTGTGGAGGCGGTTGTGGCGTCCCTTCATGTGGTAAGGGAGGTATCTCACTCGGTGGACAGGTATCTATGAATGATCCTGATTACGCTGATGCGATGAACAAGATCTATGATTCTGATCATACAACTCATGCTATATCGGATGGTCTATTGGCTGTTGGTGATATGACGACAATTAACGCTGCCGGTCAGGTTGATATGCCTCATGTATACGATCGTTACATCTATGCTAACAGACATAGTAGACTTCGTTCACAGGGTGATCCCATCCGTGGTGATCTTGCGATTGTTCCATGCTCAACTGGTTGGTTCAATGTTGCTGTTAGCCCTAATATTGATCTTCATCAAGGTGCGATGAATGTTCTTGGAGGACCTGACAACGGAACTGCCCGCGCTCTTGGAGAACTTCAATATGCCACATCTGGTGGTTATCAGACTACATCTGGTGGTGTTAATATGGCAAATGAGTTTGCTACCACTCTAGGAGCTGGTATGGCTGATGTACAAGTACATGCATTTGTCTAAACATATTTAAGAATATATAAATAATTTACAAGAATATACAGGAGGCGACAATTGCCACCGTGTCGAGAGAACTATACAATACGAATGATTGACGAGCCCGACTACATCAAGGTTGGCCTCTTGTATGGAAAGTCTGTGGTATAATTAATTGTAAAGTTTAGTTCTCCCGCACAAACAAAATTTTTTATATGTGATTTCACATATAAAATTTACCTATTTACTTAGAGCAAGTACTTGTACCCAAATCAGAAGATTGAGTTACATTCTGTCCAATAAGACTAAATGCGTCGTATACATCGTCGGACATGAGCGTTTTAGTTTGATGTTCAGAGTTAACAATAAGTGCAGCAAGAATAAGCTCATCGAGACGGTTGGCAATGAGGTGACGAATAGCGTTAAAGCAATCATCAGAGACGCTCTTTACACCGGCACGGCGTGCCAAACGTGTGATAGATGGTTTAGTAATATCTTCCATTTATAAGAACGATTTCTTTGTTTTTAAATATGAGTTGACAACTTTGTTTAAAATTTTCATTATCGAATTACTCGATTTAAAAGATTGGATAATGCTCAATAAACAAAATGTCATCAAAAGCTGGAATCAAAACCAAGACTGCACCTCGTGTCAAGGAGACAACTCCTGATAAGGCCACCGCCTCCGATAAGGGCGCTGCTGCTAAAAGGAAGAAATCTCGTTTCTTTGAAACCTACATCTCTAAAGTTCTAAAGCAAGTTGCTGATAAGAACGGTATTACCTCCAACTCCAAACAACAACTTAATAGCGCTCTCTGTATAGTCGCTCGTACTATTTCTCTAGTAGTTACTCGTCTTACCGAGATTGCCAAGAAGAAGACCATGTCCGATAAGGAGGTAGCCAACACTGTCCGAGTTCTATTCTCTGGAGATCTTGCCGAAAATTCTATTCGTGAAGGTGTTAAGTCAGTTGAGAAGTTTAGTGCAGAAGCTTCTAAGGGGAGTTCCCGTCAAGGTAAGGCCGGTATTATTTTTCCGCCTTCCATTGCAGAGAAGTTCCTGCGTAACTTTGGATATTCCAAGGTTATGGTTACAAGCACTGCTCCCGTGTTCCTTGCAGCTGTCCTAGAGTATCTTGTCGCTGAGATTCTAATTCTTGCGTCAAAGTCTGCCACTAACAATAAACGAATGCGTATTACTATCAGAGATCTTCAACTGTCTGTCGGAGAGGATCAGGAGCTATCAACTTTGTTCGATAAGCTTAATGTTTCTTTTCTTGGTGGGGGTGTTGTTCCTTACATCCACTCGTGTCTTATTACTAAGAAGCCACGTAAGAAGAAGACTAAGACTGTTGATGCTGCTGGTGTGAAGAAACCCCATCGCTTCCGTCCAGGAACTGTCGCTCTCCGTGAGATCAAGAAGTTCCAGAAGATGAGCAACTGTCTTACGTTCGCCAAGTTCCCTTTTGAGCGATTTGTTCGTCAGGTTGTGAACAAGAATAACACTGGTATGAAGATTTCAAAGGATGTATTTATTATCTTACAGTATTTCATCGAGCAGTATGTTGTCGGTATTCTAAAGGATGCTAACGCTGCTGCTATTCATGCTGGGCGTGTTAAGTTAATGCTTACAGATATCGAGTTTATTTCTTCCATTCGAGGGCTTTCAACCAATGGATTTTCTGACAAGCCGGTCAAGAAAATTACAAAGACAAAGAAAACCGTAGATAATGCAGATAATGCAGATAATGCAGAGACTGTAGAGAATGAGTCAGAGTCCGAGGATGAAGAGCCTGTTGTCGAAGATGAAGAGGAGTCGTCTGATGAAGATGAGCCGTCTGATGAAGATGAGCTGGTTGATGAATAAACAAATTATTTTTATCGTGTATTACATGATAAAAATAAACAAAATATTTTTAGGGGGAACATTATATATTTATTTAAAAGAACATGGTTCCTAACTTAAAATGTCAGAACAAAACAAATCAAAATCAACAACTGATCAGAAATCTGATCCTAAAGTTGATACTACCGTGCACGAGGACTGTATTGTCCAAGAACCCAAAACTCGCCCTACAGAATATAAATACGCTGTCCTCATGGAGACAAGCGGAGAAGAGTGCGAAAGTTGGTACTACTGTATCAGATACGAAGGTAATGAAAATAATCTAAAACATCTACAAGAACAGCTCGAGTCTGTTGATTGGTATATCCTCGATGATTTAAGCACGTTTGATCTAGATTTGGAGCATTTTATCAGTGAGACCACAGCCAAAGAACTGACAAAGCTCGAGTTGAATCATCACTCATTCCATCGCAAGTTTGATGGTGTTCTTGATAAGGTTGTCTTAAATCTTCGTAAGAAAGATAAGAATGAAAAGAAAATGGTAAAAGTATTTGATGTTCTTGGATATGGTCAAATTGAAGATTATATTGACGGAGAAGATCTTGATGAGGAGGATTTGACTGATACCCCCCAAACCTCTTCCGATGATGACGGATCAGAGGAAGACGGATCTGATGATTCCGGGGAGGATTCAGAGGATGAGAAAACTGTCAAGAAAGATAGAAAGAAGGGCATTCCCGTTGCGTTGCAAAAGAGTAATCTACCTCGTTTTGCCCGAGCTAAGAGGAGACAACGCAAGGGAAAGGAGTAAATCAACCAACTTATTATATATAATCAATCCAAAATTATATATATAACAATAATATAAATGAGCAAAGTAGAACAAAAACGATCCATCATTATTTCTCCTTTTTGTATTTTACACTATAACGATCCAGCAACAAGTACATTTTTTGGATTTATTAATTATCCTACTCGAATACAAACACATACTGGTAAAGAACTGTTAGAATGTACTGAATCTCCTCCTCAATATGGTAATTGGAAAATAACAGGATCATTCTATGCGTTTTCTCCCATGATTCGGCCAATACCTACCGGATTAAAACTTATTAACGCTAAAAAACTTGGAAAAGATCCATGGGGTACGGAAAATGTAAAGTACGCATACGATCCATTTGATATTCAGAATGACGCAGTATCTTTTATGACATGGACGCAACAAGTCCCAGCTACTGTACCTCTTTATTTACATATTACTCCTACCCAAACAAGTTATCCATCTTTTGACCCAAAACCTCCATGTGACCCAACAGGATGGACCCAAGACAAGTTATCACCAATATATGTATTGGTTAATCCATTAACTCATCCATCGAAGGTGGATTCAAATCTACACAAGTTACCAGAATGGAAAATGGATATTAATAATAGACCCATATTTCGATTCAGAGGGTCCGATAATAGATGTATTCCAGATGTGAATGGAGTCACGATAGAAAAATGTTTTCTTATGACAGATGAAGATATTCTCCACATAAATGATCATTTTGGGCCAATAACTTTGTTAACACGTTTAAAATTAGCAAAGAACAAAGCGGAGAAGAAAAGATACATTGGGAGATTTTTCCGTAAACTTCCTCCATACGCAATCATGATTGGTGTATCCCTATTTATTCTATCTCTCATAGCGTGTATTATTATTTTAAGCAATTAAGAAAAAAATGAATTTTAATCGAAGCTTCTAAAAGGAGAAGAAAATGGATTTAAAAAAACAATCAAAAGATATATTAGAAAAATGTGTAAATGATATCCTCAAAGCTTGTGGGTTATACACAAACGACGAAATCGATGCTATTGTTGCACAGGCACAAGAGGATATCGATGAGATTATTGAGGCTGGGTCAGAAACAGATGAAGAAGAACCACAAGATGATATGGGCATTGGGAAATGTTGTTTTTGTGGGGATGATTGTAATCCAATGAGTCAGAGTTGCGGGTCATGTACACGAGGTATGTCCGGAGCAGTACTTGGATTACCTGTTCCAGAATATCTGGAACAGTTTTTGTAATTATTCTATTTCTATAAGAATAATTACTTATTGTATATACCCTATCAAACGTAATTTTTTACGTAAAAATCCCTCTATATCTTCTACTTTGACAGTATTAGGAACTTCAATCAAGTTTACTCCATTATCCTTGCACATACGAGACTTAAGTTCGTCTCTATACATTTGATTATAGAAAGCTTCCTTATTCTTGTGAAAATACGGAACATACTTATAATGCTGCTGTCCATTATACTCTACTGCCAACTTGAGAGACTCTTCGTAGCAATCCAACTCTAAATTAAACCGTCCTCCTGTTACATGATTGAGTAAAAAGTCTGGACGACAATTTTTGAATGGTTTATTGAAGATTTTCTGTAACACTCTTCGACATTCTCGTTCACCACTACTTTCTTTGGGAGGACCACGTTTTCTATCAATCGGGCCTTGTGAGTGTCGTGGATCATAAGAATAAGATGAAGCCCATGAACCTTTCTTTCCTATTCTACACAGTGCAAATATGGCTATAAAAATAAGAGACAGAACTAGCATTATCTCAAAGCCGTGAGTATTCCACATTTTCTTGATTGATTCGAACATATTTATTCATTCACAAGATTAAATTACGATACATCTTTTCCAGCAGCTATATACCGAATGGCAATGAATATAGCCCAAAAAATTAATGATATAAGCACTGCAACATTTTTCGATAGTTTTGTGTATGTATGTAATGTATAGAATACTGCAATAGCTGATAACAATGATAACGTAACAAAGAAGTAATTATGTGCGTACTTGAGAGTTTTTTCATCGCTTACAAAATATATAGAAATCAATCCAGTTGGGACACCTCCAATAATAGCAGCCACGGCTGGATTCTTGATATGTGTACTTGCGTATTTTACACCGGCAATAACAGTACCACCGATTAAAAACGGGACTATAAGTTTTTTAACGTCAGTCATTTATTATAACGAAATATTATATTTTCCATACAACATAAACCGATTAAACCCAGAACAGGACTAGGGTCTGGACCGACAGATTGTCTTATAGTAGAACCACTGAGAACAACACCATTATCTAAATAATATGTAAAAGTCCCTGAACCACTATTCATAGCTTGTTGAGCCTTTGTCATACTTATACCTGTACTCCCACAATCTAGAATAGCCGGTCCAGTATATCCTATATCTATAGGTTGCCCTCCGTCGTCTGGAGTAAACGAACTCTTAACATTCACATTGTAATAAATATAGGTTGACATACCCTGAATAGATGTTTGTAATAAGTCTACCATATTCCCGCTTTTATTTATTTCTCCTAGTGTCAAGGTTTTCTGATCAGATTTTAAATCGATAGTAAACCCATTTGCTCCTAACGTTGGTAATACAGAACTAACAAAACTGTTATTTACTCCTATATTTTTATTATTTGGTATTAATCCCATAATAGACTGGAAATGAGACATTCCCTGTAAATTTTGAATATCTTCTACAACTTCGATCTTAGCAGGAATATTGTGGTTAAACAAACTATCCCAAAACTCGGTAATTGCTGTACCAGAACCATATGACTCGCTTTTACAAGAATCGTCCATTTTTCCAGGAGAATTAATAGACCATATACCATATTCATCATCACAATACTGATTTTTACACCCACTCCCTATTACGAGAAGATTCATACTTCCGGTGTCTAAAATACTATGCATGGTGATATTTTTATTATTATGTATGTCACTCACTATACAAGTAACAAGATATCCCATTATGTAATCACCTGTTGGTGGAAACCTAGATAATGGTAATGATATAGTTCCAGGAACAGAAGGTGCAAATCTGATCTCTCTCATGATATTCGATGACTTTATTTGACGAATGGTTGATTTAATAGCAGCGGTTTTTACCGGACCCATCTTAATAGAAATAGGTCCAGTTGTTCTGTTTTTTAACGAGAATTGTATATTATTAGCTGTATTGGGAGTGCATATATTGTTACCGTTACCATCACCACCTTTAAAAAACTGTAAAATATAATATAATTCCGGTACCTACAAGTACAAGAAATACTATAATTAATTTATATTACATAAATATGTTTTCTTAAAAGTAAACATTGTATAAGAATAAATGAAAGAAACATTCAAAGAACCATGCGACGCTTATTACAAGATTTTTGTAGATAAGGAAGATACAGGATATAAATATCGTTCTTTATCACCATTTGAATTCAAGAATACTCTCATTACACTAGCAGAAAAACACGGAGAGATGCTAAATGCTGGTAGAGGTAATCCTAACTTTTTCTCCACGTTACCTAGATATGCATTCGCGTTACTTCAAATGTTTGCAACATACATTGCTAGTAAAGATTCATCTATGGATGGATTAGGATTTATTCCTTCTGAAAAGGGCATCGGGGAAAAACTTAATAATTTAATCTCAAAAAACTCTGGTACAATGACAGGTAAATTCCTTAGTGCAGCTATTAAGAAGATGAAATCTATAACAGGATTTTCAGATGATAAACTTGCTCATGATATAATCATTTCAACGCTAGGATGTTTTTATCCTAGTCCTCCACGCGTCCAACGGTTTGTTGAACCGGTACTTGCAGCTTTCCTAAGTAAAATAATATATAGAAATAGTTCTTTACGAGATAAAATCAAGATTTTCCCAACAGAGGGAGCATCAGCAGCCATTATATATGTGTTTAACTCACTCAAATATAATAAACTGGTTGTTAAGGGTGATCGTATTGGTATCTTAACGCCAATTTTCTCCCCGTATTTAGAAATACCAGCACTTGAAAACTATAACCTAACACAAGTATGTATTAAGGCTAACCCAGATAACGAATGGGAAATCGATAGCTCAGAGCTTGCCAAGATCGGTGATACAAAGATGAAAGCACTGTTTATATGTAATCCAACTAATCCAACGGCGTTATCTTTATCGAAAAGAACTACATCCAATATTGCTAAAATCGTCAAAAGAAAGAATCCAAATCTGATTGTTCTGGCAGACAATGTGTATGCTCCTTTTGTTGATCAGTTTAACAGTCTAGTTAATGATTTACCTTACAACACAATTGGTGTATACTCTTTTTCAAAGTATTTTGGAGTTACCGGATGGAGATTAGGAGCTATATCTCTGAATGATAACAACATTATTGATAAAAAATTACTCAAACGAGTTTCGAGTTCGGTAAATAAGAGATATTCTATGGTTACTAATAAACCTCAATCAATTCCGTTCATTGAAAGGTTACTTTTAGATAGTAGAGGAGTTGCTGAAGGGCATACAGCAGGTTTATCAACACCTCAACAAGTTCTTATGACTCTTTTCGCTATGCATGATTATATGGATGAAAAGAGAGTATACAATAGGATGATAAAGAAATTGCTTAAAAAACGTATGACATTACTTCTAGAACCTGTCAAGTATAAACTAACTGAAAGCGTTATGAATAGTAACTATTATATTGTCATGGATCTAATTAAGGTTTCAGTGTATTTAACAAATGATAAAGAGTTTGGTAAATATTTATTGGAACATAGAGATCCGTTAGAATTTTTAATTCTTCTTGCACAAAAATATGGAACAGTTTTACTTCCCGCTGTTGGTTTTGCTGGACCATTTTGGGGTATCAGAGTATCAATTGCCAATTTGGATACGGAAAAATATCCTCTAATTGGTCAGAACATAAAAAATCTGATGATGTTCTATTACCAAGAATATAAAAAGAATAATCCATGAGTATTTTATACATAATTTTTGTATAAAATAATTTAATTTAGTTCGTTCGGATCATCTAATTCATTCTCTGGTACCAAATCATCCTCATCACTCGACAGGTCCGGTGTCTTATCAATAGTCTGAATATCTGCTCTACAGACAGGACACTCTGATTTGTACTTGACCCACTCCGCGATACAATCAGTGTGTAAAGTGTGTTTACATTCTAGCTCAGTAATATTCTCTCCCACATCGAACTTGGATACACAGATTGTACAACTTTCGTTTTTCATACTTTCATCTGCTATTTTACTCGCAATACCAAGCTTGATATGTGACTTCTTTTCTTGTGTTTTGTAGTGAGCGAGACTCTCACGTCGCGCGATTTCCATCATGCGTTCATCCGACATTCCCACAGGATCCATTCCGAGGAAATTGTCGAAAAAAGCTCCCATAACATTTAACATACTTACCTGATCGAGCGCGTTTCGAATTTCATCTTCAGGATTCATCCCGTTCCCATTAAAAACAGGTTGATGGAACGGGTTGTAGGGTCTTTCGACCATAATAATCATCTGAGAAACGTAATCGTATTCATTATCCTCATGATTGTGGATATTCACTCTTATTCCAGAGTTGTTATCGTTCGACATCTTCTTATATCCTCAAAAGATAATATATAAATATCAATTTCTTTATATAGGAGTACAATTTAAAGAGTTATGGTTTAAATTAAAATGTCGCACTCAATTGGAATTGATCTCGGTACCACATACTCGTGTGTTGCTGTTCTAAAAGGTTCGTCTGTCGAAATTATCGCCAACGACCAAGGAAACCGTACTACACCATCTTATGTAGCGTTTACCGAATCGGAACGTTTAATTGGAGAATCAGCTAAAAATCAGTCTGCTATGAATCCAAAAAATACAATTTTTGACGCAAAGAGACTTATTGGGCGTGATTTCAACGATCCAACTGTTCAATCAGATATCAAATTATTTCCATATTCCGTTGTCCAAGACGGAAATAAACCTGTTATTTCTGTTCAATATAAAAATGAGGAAAAGAAATTCAAACCGGAAGAAATTGCTTCGATGGTTCTGACAAAAATGAAGACAATTGCCGAGGATTACCTTGGAGAGAAGGTAACAGATGCTGTTATTACTGTTCCTGCTTATTTTAACGATAGTCAGCGCCAGTCAACAAAGGATGCCGGGGCAATTGCTGGTTTGAACGTTCTGCGCATTATTAACGAACCAACCGCAAGTGCTATTGCATATGGATTGGATAAAAAACTGAAAGGTGAAAAAATGGTCCTAATATTCGACTGTGGAGGAGGAACTCACGATGTATCGCTCCTAACAATTGATGATGGTGTATTTGAGGTAAAAGCAACTGCCGGAGATACTCATCTTGGTGGAAGTGATATTGATCAATGTATAACACAACATTTTGTACAAGAATTCAAAAGAAAGCACAAAAAGGATATTTCAACTAATCCTCGGGCTCTTAAACGTTTGCTAAATGCATCAGAACGCGCAAAGATTACACTGTCATCTAGCGCAAAGGCAAACATTGAAATTGACTCTTTATTTGAGGGAATTGATTTTAATTCTTCTTTAACTAGAGCAAGATTTTCTGATTTATGTGGATCTATTTTCAGGAGAGCATTGGAACCTGTTGAAAAGGTTCTCAGAGACTCTGGTGTGTCTAAGAATCAGGTAGACGAAATTGTACTTGTTGGTGGATCTACTAGAATTCCCAAGATTCAAGAAATGCTATCATCTTTCTTTAATGGAAAGGAACTTAACAAATCCGTTAACCCAGATGAAGCAGTTGCCCATGGTGCTGCTGTACAGGCCGCTATTTTATCCGGTAACGACAAGGATCTTGGTGCTGATATACTTCTTATCGATGTTACACCACTAAGTCTAGGAATTGAAACATCAGGAGGAGTGATGACGAATATCATTGACAGAAACTCTACTATTCCTTGTCAAAAAACTAAGATATTCAGTACCTATTCTGATAACCAACCAGCGGTAACAATTAAGATCTTCGAAGGAGAGAGGGCTAGAACAGCAGATAATCATCTCCTTGGTGAATTTACTTTATCTGATATCCCTCCAATGCCTCGGGGACAACCACAAATTGAAGTAAGCCTTGATCTTGATAGTAATGGTATTCTAAAGGTTTCTGCCACTGAGAAATCGACTGGTAAATCAAAGGATATCGAAATTAAGAATGAGTCTGGGAGGTTAAGCAAGGAGGAAATTGAGAGAATGGTTAAAGAATCGGAGGAATTTAAGGAAGAGGATGATAAACTTCGAGCAAAGATGGAAGCAAAGAATAGATGCGAGGGTACTTTGTATTCATTGAAAGACACTTTAGAAAAGAAGGAGGTTAAGGAGAGTGTACCAGAAGAAAAATTGACAGAAGTATCTGATAAGATTACAGAAGTACAGAAATGGTTAGATGAAAGTGATGCTTATACTTCCGAACAATATTCAGAGAAACAAAAGGAATTATCAGAGTTATTTTCTAAATTGGTACCACCAAGCGGAGGTATGCCAGGAGGTATACCAGGAGGTATGCCAGGAGGTATACCAGGAGGCCCCCCTCCACAACAACCACCGTCGGAACCGGTAGTGGAGGAAGTTGATTAAATATTTTTAAACACGCATTTGTTTAAAAACCTAAATTTTCGAGTACACTGTAAATAAAAGATGACAATTCATCTAGATTAATATACGAATACGTATGGGGTATCCGTATTAACGAAATACCATTTTTCTTACATAAATCATTTGTTCGATCATCTCTAGTCATCTGGTCTAATAAATCATTCATTCCATTTCGATGAAAATGTGGAATATATTCAGCATGTTGTTTTCCATCATACTCAAAAGCTATCCCTAACTCCTCACAATACCCATCCAATTCCAAATATTCCATACATTTTAAACGCCTCTTTGGAAAAGTATATGGATACACACTCTCTAACACATCTCGGCATGCTGATTCGGATTTGTAAGTACATTTGGGACACCATGAACCTGTTCGCAGAGATTTAAACGTTCTTGTAAACGTATGATCTTTATTGCATTTTATATTTAACGTAAATTGGTCTGCTCCTATATCATATGGTACATCTTCATTTTTTGTTAATAATTTACCTCCTAATATACTTACCCACTTAAAAATACGTTTAATAGCTTTATCTCTTCGTGTTCGCAAATGACACATACGACACCAAGAACCGGAACCTTTAATGTTTATCATATTAACTTCCCATTCATGTCCTTCTTTGCATCTCCATTTCATCGGAGTTTCTAAGTTCACATAATCAGTTGATAAACATTCTCCTCCATATTTCTTAGCAATATCTTGAGCAACAGAAATATCATGGCGTTGTTTATCATAATTACATTCACGACACCATCTACCATTATTTCTAACAGCGCCAAGAGTTAATGTAAAAGTGTGATTATTACCGCATTGCCATTTCATTAAGGTTCTTCTATTTTTGTACTCTAAATCTAAACATTTACCTCCAAATTTTTTCGCTTCTTCTTGACAGTTTTCTATACTTAATTTGATTCTTTTAGTGACAGGTTTTTCTATATTCTTCTTTTTTCTTGGACATTTGGGACAAAAATTAGGCCTTTTGTTAATATGTCTCCACGCACTTTGGAAAATATGATTGTTTTTACATTTCCATTTTAACTTTGTTCTATTATCATTGTATATATCTGATAATAATTCTCCATTATTTTTTGATGCTAAATCTCGGCATGTTGATATACCAACTTTAGTACATTGTTTACACCATTCACCTCTATATTTAATAGCACCCCATATTTTTTCAAACACATGCCCTTTTTGACATTCCCATTTGTATTTAGTTTTGCAATTTATCCATTCTGATGATAAACATTCACCTAAGTTTTTATCAATAACATATTCTTTCAGTTCTTCAATTTTGTCCATAGTTATATTTATTTGTTCTTTATAAATATAACTCAATTTTTAAACTTCTTTTCTTTTTATAATTAGGAGTGTGATTCCAACTTTTTTTATAATTAGAATAACGGCGTGTGATTCCACCCTCTGTGGATTACCTTTGTTTTCACAAAGGATTAGACTGTATCTTAAGCTAACTCATGTTGACTAAACAATCATTGTTAACCGATGCCCGTGCGGTCGTTGAGGGAGTACCATGTCCTATCAAAACGGATTTAGGTACTTTACCCGCGGATTGCCCAATCTTTAACGTTATTACGATGCCCGAGGTCATTACCCTGGGTACTACATTTTCTTTCGAAAACGAGGTCGTAGTTAAAGCTATAAGGGGTTCCCCGATCATTATAAGGCATCTCGCCACTGAATTGTGACTAGGTGGTAACACTGTTTACCCTCAATAAAGAGGCAGCCACCTGTTGGAGCCAGAGTGTTTAGCTCCTCAAAGCAGATCTTTGCAACATCGTCGTGGAAAGATTTTCTATCTACAGTTTTAAGAATAGTAAAATCATCCTTCTTACAAGGGTGACGATATCTAAGAAGTAGTTGATATAACACATATTGCGTGTTGATAAAGTTTTTACGATCAAATCCTGGTTTATTTTTGAACTTTTTATCGTAGAGATCCGTCAATGTATCGAAATCATCCAAAAGTCTATCTTCAAGATAAGTAATGTCATCAGGTTTCTTTCCTGTCATCTGATAATGAATAAGATTAACATTCTCGTAATGTTTGGTATATTCAAGTTCTTTAAGAAACAAATGTATATGTTCTTTGGTAATGTTTTTACATCTTTCTTCTTTTGGTGTTTTCTTGTTCCCAACAAGGAGATAATGCTTTCTAAATTGTTCCAACAGACTCGTATATACATTGGGATCGATAGTACTGTTCTGCTTGCCTTGATACTGATTAATACAGTCACGGAAGTGAACTTTTCGATCGTATGTATACTTTGCAGAAATGTTGATTCGATCAATATCCTTGTATGAAGATGTATGAAGGAGAATTTCTTGTTGTGCTCCACATGATATGCATATGTAAATACTGTTATCGATAATATCGAATAACTTTTTGTTGGGACAATTGTTACAAACAACTTTTTTGTATTTTTTTGGAGTTATATTTTCTATATCTGCGTATTTTTGAGCAATCTCTAAATAAGAAGAAATAACTTTTCTTTTCTCCTTGTTATCACTAGATGGTTTACCAGTAAAAGACAGTTTTACCGGTGTTGATAGTATTTTTTTATACATCTCTATAAGATGAGCTGTTTCTACAATGTAAAAGTTCATTTGTTGCCCAGATGTAAGAGTTTCTATTTTTTCTTCAAGATCGGATATGTTTGTTTTTAGGTTGCGACAAGCCCTTGCAGAAAGTGTTTGTTTTTTATCTGTTCTTTGTAGATCTAGGAGCTTTTCCTGATAATATGGTAGTTTATTGGTTTCTTCTACGAACTTGCGTTTGATCTTAGCATCTATACTTAAAATATCTAGTTGCGACATTATTGATCGATGATTTTCTATTTCGATTGAGGTTTAACTTTTAAGTATTCATTAAATTAAGACCCAAAGCAATAAAATAAAAAAATAAAAAAATTTATCTTGTGTAATATAAAAAACTATGGCTTCTCTTTGTACATCAAACGTAACGTCCGCATTTATTGATCTCGCGACTTTCTGTGAACAGGAAAAATATATGTATGGTGGCCCCGATGCTACCGCTTACTTCGTCCGTGAGACGCGTAAGTCGACTTGGTTCACTCAGGTCCCCGTTGTCCTCTCTCGTGCGAGCGGTAACCCCGGTTTCGATACCGAATGGTCTGTTAGCATTTCCCGCGCTGGTGATTATCTTCTTGCTGCTTGGCTTCGTCTAACCACTCCCAAGGTTATACCTAACCCTGCCGTGTTTGGACCTCCCACTGCAACTAATCCCAATGCTAATCCCAATCTCCGTATTCGCTGGACTCGTCACTTTATGCACAATCTCGTCCGCGAGGCTTGCATTACTTTTAACGACCTTGTCGCTGCTCGATTTGATAACTATCATCTCGATTTCTGGACGGCCTTCACTGTGCCTGCCGGTAAGCGTGCTGGTTACAACAACATGATTGGTAACTTTTCGGATCTCACTGATCCTCACGGCCCCGCTCCTTCTGCTGGTCCTTTCATCCCCTCCCTCACTCTCAACCTTCCTCTTCCGTTCTTCTTCACTCGCGACAGTGGTGTGGCTCTTCCTACCGCTGCTCTCCCGTATAACGATATGAGAATTAACTTTTCGTTCCGTGACTGGAGAGATCTGTTGATTGTTGATACCATCGATCAGACCGCGTCTGGTGATGCCTTCTCTCGTTGCGCCGTTGATAACGATGTCGCACCGGCCAGTCAGATGACTCTCACTAACGTCCAGGTCTGGGCTAACTACGCTATTGTGTCTAACGACGAGCGTAAGCGTATGGCCTGTGCTCCTCGTGATATCCTCATCGAGCAGGTACAGACCGCTCCTCGTCAAACCTTCTCTCCTAACACTGACGCCACTCCTCGTTACGACATCCGTTTCTCGCATTCCATCAAGGTGTTCTTCTTCTCTGCTCGCAACACGACTGTACGCTGTCAATGGTCTAATTACACTGCCGGTACTCCCGTTCCTTTCACTGCGAACGTGAACTACAGTGCCTTGGCTATGACTGATCCTATTCTCCAGACCTCCCTTATCTATGAGAATACCAACCGTCTTTCGCAAATGGGTTCGGACTACTACTCTCTCGTCAACCCGTGGTACCACGCCCCTTTCATCCCTCTCGAGACTGGTTACCACATGTACTCGTACTCTCTTGACTTCGTCTGTCTTGACCCTATGGGATCTACCAACTACGGTAAGCTCACCAACGTCAGCATTGTTCCTGAGGCTTCTGCTGATGCGATCCTTTCTGCGACTGGTGGTTTCCCGAGCACTGGCCAGCCTGGTTTCGTTGCTCCTACTGGTGGTGACTTCCCCCAGACTTGGGAGTTCGTTACGACTGCGGTTAACAACAACATCATCCGTATCTCGGGAGGCGCACTTGGATTTCCTGTGCTTTGATCAAATTTTGCCTATATACTATATGTATTTTTGGTGGTGCTATTGGATTACAATTTTCATTTAAAAAACAAAAATGATTTTATACAAAAATATTGTATAAAATATCAGAAATGCCAACAGTAACATCCTTAAAAGTTCAAGAAAGAATTAACAAAAAATTTACCGAAAAGAATTGTCAACTACTTTCGTTTGAGAAAGGACGTAAAGTTAAATATATTTGTTCTTGTGGAAATGAAGCAGAATCATACACTACAAATATATCCAAAGAATCTTGGTGGTTGTGCTAAATGCTCGAACCAACGCAGAGGGAATATGAATAATTACGAGACTGCTCGCAAAGTCTTTGAAGAAGGAGGGGAGATACTTCCTAAACAAGAATATAAAGTAAAACTATTTTACACTTGCTCCAACTGCCAAGAAGAGGCTCACATATCTCTAAGTGAATTCCGTAGAGGTAAGAGAATTGTGGCAATGGGATTTAAGATGGTATTGTATATATGTAACAAGCATGAATATATTGAGAAGAGGATATACTCAATTGGTCAGACGATTGTAGAACCTTCACATCCTGCGGAAATCATCATAGAAGACGATGACGCATAATTTATTACGATATTCGTAATAAATACATATAACACTTACTTTGCCCGTTGTCTCATCTTGCGACGTTTTCTTTTCAGACGTCGCATTCGTTTCTTCTTCCATTTTTTACGCATTTATTATATACAATTATTATCTTAAAACAAAATACAAACAATAAATGAGTGACAGCGTAGAACTCAAAATACCTATCGATTTGACGATTTTAGAAGCCGGTGTTGCAGGTGTGAGGTACGAAATATTTCCGTATTTACTAGAAGAAGTAAAGACACAGAAAGAACTTGATGATTTTGGTATGGATGTGATCGGAGATCGTTATATGATGCCGATCTGTGAATCTGTTATGTGAGCCATATACAAGATTATGTGTAAAAAGGATATAAAAGTATTTCTAGAATGTGCTAACACAAAGGAAAAACAAGAAATCGTAAAACAATGGGTGTTGGATAATTTCAAAGGATAAATTAAATTAAATAGAATTTAAGACTATATTAGTCTTAAATAAAATGGTAAACAAAAGAAAATCTCGTAAACTTCTTCGTAATCGTATTAAGAATCGTAAGAATGCTCGTCGGCGTAGAACAATTCGTAAGAAACTCAAAAAAGATATATTCAATGTCACAGATCTCTTCCAAAATATAGACATAGATCCTTTGGAAGATATTCTTGAGAGTATCGTAATTACCACCCAACATAAATCCAATCTTCCAGCTCGATCGGCATGTTCAACATCCAATCTCGTACTTCACTCCTCCTCCGACCAACCAGGCTTGGTAAAACAGTGACAAGTTCTTCGTTCATCCCCAGCTTTAATACTGTAAATTCTGGGCGCATCAAAAAGAAATCTTCTGGATAATGAACAACAAAGTATCGCACCATTTCTGGAACGGTATCGTAATTCTCACTTACCTTTCTCGTCTTGTACCAACTTCCTATCTTATCTGCAGCATTCTTTTGAATATTTTGGATTTCGTTCTTCCAGACCTTGCAAACAGAAATAAACTCTGATTGCGGGACGAAAGAAAGAACCATATACTGAAGTTCAGGAGGTAGAGCCATGTTTATCAGATTTAGAAATTTTTATTTATAATTTTCAATTATAAATGGGATCAATTTATGCGATACAATCGTATGTTGGTAAAGGAATGACAGAAATAGAGTCTGCTCAAGATTTAGTTAGACAAATTGGAAAAGGTATAAGAATATAGATGAATACTAAAACAGTTCATTATAAAGGAGAGAGACATTATCTACTCTCATAGAGAGTAGATAATAAAGATTATTCTTGGGAGAGTGTTGTCTTATAACAAGTGTTTGATGGTTTCTCTGATCATTTCTTCTCGAATCAAATTCGCATGCTCTTCTGTGACAATGGCATACGAATGGGTTGGACCCTGTTTAGGGAATACCGCATCACATTTGAATCCACGAACAGGACTCTTTTCACTGAATTCACTACGCATGAGATAAGCAAAACCACCCTTCTGATGAGTAATCTCACCATCGGAATAGATATGGTAGATCCGGTTCCCGTTCGGTGATGCGTTCGGCTGGACAAGATCTGGATTGTGATAGGCGGTGATCATATCCTGGAGCGATTTTTCAATCGTATTCTTATTTTTGGTGGTGGAAGTCATCTCTGCAAAAATAAGAATATAAAAAGGTAATTTCAATTTTATACCTGTCTTAACTTTATGGTGGTCGATTAGTTGTAGCTTTATATTTCCTACATTTCCTACTAATACATTATTATTGTCTAAATGACTTGGATCAGCTGTTATGTTTACCCATTTATTACCAGTAAACACTGAATTTCTCGGTCTGTTAGTTACTACTTCTGTAAATAGTACATCGCCTTGGCTTCGATTTCCAGTATCATTAAAATCGTTTTGTACAATGAAATCTGCTATAAAATTATTCCCGGACCAATTCGAATTAGCTATCGCAGTAGAAGCGGTTACATTATTGAGAAATCTATTCCCAGACCAAAGCTAGATCCATTGTTCCATATATGGGCGTTCCATGACCGGCAAATGATGATGCCGTCGTAGCAGGACTAACAAAAGCATCGAACCGATCTGGTCCTGTAAAACCTGGGCCAGTTGCTCCAGTAGGTCCCGTGTAACCTGTATAACCTGTTGGACATTGAATTCCACCAACAGGACCAATAGACCAAAATTGACCATTAAATATAAGAGCATCACCAGATGTAATGGTTGGTGGGATTAAAAACAGGAATTCCTGCTATATCTGTAGGACCTTCTATACTAAGAGATGTAATGATATCATTTCTAATTTTAAAAGCCATTTATACAATATAAAGAATATAAAATAAGAATATAAACATACAATGAGCAGTCAATCATCAAAATCAAGGGGCAAAATTGTTCTAAAAAAGAATAAAACCATCAATAAAATATGGCATCCAGAATCAACACTTGTATTCAAGTCTTCCAATGAAAAATTGGTAATCGGGCGATTCCAAGATGGGGAAGTCATTCCACTCGACGACGAAGCACTTGAACTATGCGTGCAGTGGAAGTTCAAGTACGATACAAGTCTCGTCGATGAAGAGGAAGTTACCGATTCTGATGAGGGAGATGTGGATGAAGAACCTGTACCGGTTAAGAAAACAACTCCTGAACCCGAACAAGTGAGTGAATCTGAGAGTGAAGATGAACCCGACCCAGCAGTAGAGGAACAAGTGAGCGAAGAGCCTGAGCCTACTCCTGAGCCTACTCCTGAGCCTACTCCTGAGCCTACTCCTGAGCCTACTCCTGAGCCTACTCCTGAGCCTACTCCTGTTAAAGTTTCGAGGAAAACCGAAGTTCCTGATCTAGCGGGGGATACTAATCTCCAAGTTGGAATAATGTTCACAAATCTTGATTCTGAGGTCTCTCTTCTACATAAGAATATTGACAGAATTCTTGGGGATGTACAGAGTAAGGCATCTACAGAAATTGCTACGTTATCCAACGAGCTTTCTGTTACAAAGAGTGAGCTTTCTGTTACAAAGAGTGAGCTTTCTACAACGAAAGACGCTCTTGTTACAATGACGAAAGATTTCGAGGACACAAAGGCGAAATTAGCCAAGATCAGAAGTGCTCTTGGGTTTTAAATTATGTTTTAAATATTTTTATTTAAAACTCATATAATACTTGTTTATCCTGAGTAGTATCCATCAGAATCACTATCGCTATGATACTTATCGTCCTTCTTAACTGCCTTCTTCGTCTTTGAATATGAGGCTGAAGACTCCTTTACACCCTTGAGTCCTCTACGAGAGTGTGCAGTTCCGATACCGGACTTAAGCTCGCGTGCTTGGTCCTTAAGTAATTTGTTCTGATGTCTAATGACAACACGGCAAATACGTGTTTTCAGGTCCTTGGTAGCTTTTTGAATAAGTTCATCGATCTGCTCTTCTAATTCGCGATCCATTTTTTCTTTAGTTTCATTATTTCTTTAAGTTATCTTCAGTCGTATTCAGGAATTGTTCTCCCTCCTTCGTTATTCATTTCCTGATCGTCAACTGCCTCTAATTCCTTCATTTGCTTCTTCAACTTCATTTTTTCTTTACCTTCGGTGTTTTTCATCTTACTTTCGAGTTTGTCAATTATTGTTTCTCTAGATGCTCTTGATAATCGAGTAGTTTGTTTCAATCGAAGCTTATCTCGAAGTTTGGTACGAAGTTCCTCCTTTGTTAGAGCAGGAGGCGTATCATCTATTATTCGATCAACTTTTTTGGTACCTCCACGACGTTTTCTAGCAGATACTTTTGGTTTAGATGTATGTGTATCTTCCATGTTTTTTTTTATTCGTTATTATTTTTTTAAAGCTATATATAAATGAATCCTTTCTTGGTATTTTTACTAGGATTTTTATTATCAGTTGCCGTTGCAGTCGTGCTTTATTTTACGGTTTTGAAGAAGAAAATATGCACCGGTGATCTACAACATTGCCCTTCTGCTGGTGTAGATATATGTGTTAAGTCTGGGACAGCAGATAAAGATTGGCAGAAGATGTGCGCTGATATAAAACCGTCTGGAGGTTTGTTGAAAAATGTTACAAATTGTGTACAAAAATTAATGCAAAGTGATCCATCCTGCTATCAGATTGACCCGGATGGAGGTTGCTATAACCCTGATTGTAAAAAGCATATCTATAGTAAATGTTGTGATAACACAGGTGATTTTAACTTATGTATTCAAGATCACTGTGGTATATAAAAATGATTATTAATTTTCTTAAATTAATAAGTATAAAATGTCTTATTACATTGTTTACTCTTATGTACCAAGTTGGGGACATGGTCCTACAAAGTATATTGAAGGTATATACACAGATTTAGATCAAGCTAAACACCGACAGACTATTGTATGTGGAGTAAAAGCTAAGCCGGGTATAAACAGTTCGTTATATGGAAATGGACTTGTATCTTTCATCAACGTTGTTCCGATAGGAGATTGTCACATAGAGATGTTCACGACATCCCCATCTCCAAATTGATCAAAAGCATATCTAAGTAACTTTTCTCGATTCTCATCGTCCAATCTGGTCAGAAAATGAAGGATATTCCCATCTGAAGACACCCACTTTGGATAAAGATGATTAGAATCGTTCCCGAATATTTGATCACACATATACTTGTTAAAATTGCATTGCAGAGACAATAACATATTATAAGAATTAGTAAGACTCATTTATCTTACTAATTTATTTCTTAAACTTCTACCAGACTCTGATTATATTGTAGTTCATTACAGACAGTATAAGATCACTCTTTTCTGGTTTGGGTGTATTTTTGTTTATGATGATAACAGTAGGTTGTCTGTTCATATTCTGACGACAAAAAAGGCATGTCTTTTTACCATATTTATCTTTACATTTTATACACATACGTTTTCCTTTGCAACATCTTAACACGTTGATAGTTACAAAAGAATTAAAGCAAATGTTACAGTCGTGTATTTATTTATAGAGATCTCTATAAATAAAAAAGATGTCAGACTTAACATATACAGCCCCAGGTGTTCAGTCCTCTTTATTTGTGGGACGCGGAATGCATAATTATTCACCTGCTGCGAATAATATTTTTATCGGGTAGAATATTGGTGTGAATACCAAGACAGATAACAATATACTCATAGGCCATAACATTGATGGTACAGGGGATAGTATTGTAATTGGAAATGGTAATCATACGGAAGTATTGATAGGTGGGTTCAATATTACTTACATGTAGAGACCATCCAAGCGATGCAAGAAACTATTGATGAACTAAAGCAAAAAGTTATTGAACTACAATATCAACCAGGAGGACCTGGGTATTTAGAAAGTAAGGACAGTTTCGAGAAGAAGCAGCTTAAAGATGTTGACTCTCTAGACAAAAATGAGCAGATCAAGTAAACATGTTTCCCGTGAAAAATACGAGAATGTAAAACACAAGGGAGCCCAATGGTATAATGAGTGTACCAGTCTGAAGGAAAAAGTGGAAAAACTTACCGATATGAATAAGGATCTTTTATCACAGAACGAGGATCTGGTCGATCAGTTGAAGGATTTTAACGATGCTCCAGATCAGACCCATGACGCTGAGCTGGTCGATGAACTAGAATCTGAGAATAAGACTCTTAAGAGAGAGATTCGTAATCTGAAGAGAGATAATAAGATGGTCGAAGATAAATATAGAGATAAGATTGTTCATCTTGAGAGAGATCTTTTCGTAAAGGACGGGAAGATTCAACGTCTTGAAGATGCAAAAAAGGATTTGAAGGAACGATACATAGAGTTGAAAGAGGACTGGAGAGAGGAGAGGAGAAGTAATAGAAAAGAAAAGTAAAGTAAGATTATTTAACAATTCCGTGAAAATAACAGTATTTCAATCTAGTAAAAAAATTGAAATCTAAAAACGTATCAGTTAAAAGAAAATAGAATGACCTCTCAGTCTTCAAACTTCGCATATGCCATGGCCGCTTCGGCGACTACGGCGAATAGAGCAGTATCTCTAGCGACACCCGACCCATCTGGTGAGTCCAGTGGGCGTCTGTCGCTGTTTTTCAAGTCGGTTCGTGGCCTCAATGTCCCGCGCCAGTATCAGTATATGGTAGATGCATCACAGGAGAGCGTGACAGACGCGTTCCTCCTGGCATTTCATACCCGTGATTGCCGTGGTGGTAAGGGCGAGCGAGAGCTTGGTCGTCGTTGCCTAGTTTGGCTGTTTATCAACTATCCTCGCCTTTTTGCAAAGGTTGCCAAGCTCCTTCCTGAGTACGGTCGATGGGACGATGTCCTTCAGTTCTTCCCCGGTATCCTTGACCTATCGAACATCGAGTTCGTTCGTGCCAACTACGTGTCCACCGTTCCCACAGGCAAGCGTCTTGTTGTGCTCCGTACTCTACAGACCCAGATGGTGCAGTTGTTTGGTCGCAAGCTCCAGGAGGATCTCGAGAACATGACACAGGGCAAGCCGTGTTCACTTGCTGCCAAGTGGGCGCCCACCGAGGGTGACTCTCTAGACAGCAAGTCGGGAGTATTCAAGAGTCTCGCAACCGAGATGAAGGTTTCTCCTCGTGCCCTGCGCAAGCAGTACCTGACTCCTCTCCGTGCCTACCTTAAGATCGTTGAGCGATTCATGTGCGATCGTGAGTGGGACGAGATCGACTACAACAAGGTGCCTTCATGTGCAATGAAGCGCCTGAAGAAGTCGTTCGAGAAGCACGATGAGACTCGCTTCCAGGAGTGGCGCGACGCTCTCCAGAAGGGTGATCCCAAGGTTGCCAAGGTCAACGCCAAGCAGCTGCAGCCCCACGAGCTTGTTCGCGAAATGCGCACTTCTTGTCACGCCGATGGTGTCTGTGCCGCTCAGTGGAAGATTATGGAGGAGGATTGTATGAAGAACGGTTCGCTCGACAACGACATCGCGGTCGTTGATACATCTGCGAGTATGCACTCTCCCGATTACCTGCCATACGACGTGGCATGTGCTATGGGTCTACTGATCTCCAAGTGCTCGGTTGGCAAGTTCAAGCACCACGTGCTGACCTTCAACAGTGTCCCAGCATTCGCTGTGATCAAGGACACTCCGATCTACGACCGATGGCGTCAACTGTCCAGCATCAGTTGGGGTGGTAGTACCAACCTCCAGGCTACCTTTGAGCTCATCCTCAACCGCGGTAAGGAGTGCAAGCTCACTCAGGAGGATATGCCCAAGCGTCTCTGGATCATCTCGGATATGCAGTTCAACAAGGTCAACGGTTACGGAGCTGTGACAAACTTCGAGGCTATCGAGAAGATGTACGCAGCATCCGGGTACACTCGTCCTCAGATTGTCTTCTGGAACGTCAACGGTTCAAGTTCTGACTTCCCGGTATCTGTTGGTGATCACGGTACAGCACTGATCTCTGGCTTCTCCCCATCAGTGATGAAGGCAGTGCTCGAGGGCGATGACAGCTTCTCTCCCTACGGCATCATGCGCAAGTCTCTCGATTCTGATCGTCTCCAGCCAGTTCGTCTTGCTCTTGGTGTCGAGGACGAGAAGAACGATGAGTAAAGAATATAAACACAGGTAAGTATATTAATAATTATTATAAGGATTATCCTTATAATAAATTTTTTACGTTTGGTTAACCGAACTTCTAATGCATATTGAACTCTAAAGACAGAACTTGTGTTTTATCTTCAGCCTTTCCTCTTATTTGTAAAACACTCATAACAAGCGGTAGATCATGAAATTCCTTCCACTCGACTACTTGCAATCTATTCGGGGGGACTTCGAGTTCTCCTACAACAACTTCTTCTTCTGGGTTTGTAATATTCACAAGAATTAGCTCAGATACTCCAGTTGCAGAATTCAATACCACCAATATATTATCTAGTACACAAAGACTTCCATTAAACGGGATCGTAACAATATCAGTATAAGACTCGTTAGTTAGCACTACACCACTGTTGTACAATACACTTTTAACAGATACACCATTAAAACCTGTAGATCCTCGTGATCCTGTAGGCCCCTGATAACCTCGTGATCCTGTAGGCCCCTGCTCGCCTACCGGCCCCTGTGGACCTGGAACATCCTGGGAACTAGTACCAGTGAATTGCACACATTCGCACACCCCAGCAGATCCCGTAGGACCCAATAGTCCTGGAACACCTTGAGGACCAGTATGTCCTTGTTCACTTACCGGTCCTTGATCACCTACCGGTCCTTGTAGTCCATCTGGTCCAACCTTACCACGAGGTCCTTCTTGTCCTGGTTTTCCAGGAGGCCCTGTCGGACCAATAAGATAGGTGCTTGGTATACTTGCAATCTGTCTCGGGGGAGAACTTATGTCAAAATTATCAACAGATATGGGTGATAGGTTCAAAGTTGAATGATAAGGTTCAAAATTATTCGTAACAACTTTCTCTTCGGAATCCGAGCTGGAATCTTCTGAATCAACAATCACCGTAACAGGTTCATGTACTTTTTCTTCGATTTTGTTCTCATCCGGTTCTGGTTGAGGAGTGTAATTCGGTCTAGAGTTATATCTCATGCGAAATGCCATTTTGTTGTTTACTACTTTTGTTTTAGATCAAATTACGTTTTAAGTCTATTTAAAACAATGGGGAAAAATAGAATAAATGTCAAAGTTACTCGAAAACAAACAAATAATCCATATCGCGACAGAGATAGTTGCACTTATTGGAATTATATTTTATTTCTCTTCCAAGAATAAGAAGCTTCTCGAACACATTGAAGACTTGTCCCAGCGATTAGAGGATCAAGAAGATTTGATTCAAAAGCACGAGCAGATCATTCGGCAATTGGTTCAGGCTGTTAATAACAGAGGTCATCCACCTTCACCTTCATCTCAGCCTTCTAAACCTAAGCATGTAAAGAGAAAAAAGACACCCAGTCCTCCTAAACGTCCTTTAGCTCGTCCCCAAAGACAACCTGATAAACCTCATGTAAGTTTCGAAGATAATGAAGAAGTGGAGGAGACTTACGAACCTCAACCTGTAAAATCAGCAGCGGTTGTTGAGGAGTACTCGAGTGATGAGGATAGCGATTTAGATGCCGAAATTGCAGATGAATTGGAAGAATTACAGGAACAAGACGGTTTAAAAAAAAGAAATTAGTTAAACAAGAATTGTCACTATGCAAAGACCTGATAAACAAGGAAAAGATTATGGAAATAGTAACCCCTGGTGCACAGTCAAACTATCGAAGAAGAAATCTAGGAATAAACCACTTGATAGATCACGGGAATCATCAAGAGACAGTCGACCCCGTAATGAATCATCTCGGAGGTATGATTCAGAGCCAGATAGGTTTTCCCGATTTCAGAACGAGTCAGAAAAACAACATAAACCCCCTCCAGAACCTGTTTATGTCCCTCCACCAATCCCAACTGGACCAAACTATGCCAATGTTACAAAAGAGGATGAACCAGAGAAAGATGTCGTTGTCAATCCCGAGGAATGTGAGTATAGGACCATTTTTCCAAAGATCCCAACATATCGAAGCAAGCCAACAGTTCGAAATCAGGTCCCGAAACCCAACAGCAATAGTTTTGGTGTCTGGGAACATACCTATTTCAAACATGTTTTAGAGTTGAGTGATATTTTTTCCGAAGGAGCTAATAAGTTGGGTATAGATACCGATTCGATAAATTTTCTCGATATCTTCTCTAACTTTGTTAGAGATTGTTCGTCTGGAGAAATTAGCCCATTCATTGAAGAGCTCGATCCCAAGACTGATGAGTTCTATTTAGAATATACCATTAAAAGAAATGAATTCTAGTATAAAATGGGACGAAAGAACCGCAATAGAGTATCAAAGTATAAAAGCGAGACCAAGGAAGTTGAAGTAGATGATACTGAAGAAGATGAGTCAATACGTCTTCAAAAATTTCATGAACATCAATTCAATATTATGTGGGAAACACGCAGAACAATGATCCAATATTGTGACGATATGTGTATTCCTCTATGTGATTATCTGACAATTGATATGTTTGAAGACTTTATGGATCATCTAGCATCATCACAATAATTATTATACTAATCAAGTATAATAAAAATAATTACTTACGATAATAATCCCATACACTTCAAGATGGATCTTTGTACCTTTGCCAATTCACCGATCTGTTTGTTACCAGCAATAACATTGGCTAGAGTTGACTCAACATCTACAATTTCAGTATCTTCATCCGGTCTATCAGAATCTTCATCGTCAGAAGAATCAGATGATTCCGACGAGCTAGATACAGGTGTAGGAGGTTTCTTTTTCTTCTTTTTGGGAGGAGGTGTGGGAGTGTCTTCTTCATCAGATGATTTTGATGAAGATGCTTCCTCAATATATTCTTCATCTTGAAGAGAGTTTAATTTATCCATAACTTCATCAAAATTATAACCTTTATAGACAGATGCATCTTCTCCGGTTATCGCAACAATTTGATTAATCATAATAAGACGAGCTTGTATTTCATCTGCTCTAGCCTGGTCTTCTGATTGTGTAAGCATCCTCTCCTTCTCTACTTCTAGACCTTCGAGTCTATTGCGAAGATCTTCTACTTGCCAGTCTTTATAGAAACTCTTTGAACGTCCTGTAGCCAATGATACTTGGTTGATAAGATTCTTACGCTTAAGACCTTCAACAGACCAGGGGTCTGGAAGGTCTCCCTGTGGTCTCGTATCCTTGCTTTTCTTCTTTTTGGACTTTTTAGGTTTCATTGCCTGTTTGAGAGCAGAAATTGCATCTGCTGTACCAACCATCTTTTTTCCTTGATATTCCCATTCATCAAAACCCTGAGCTTGTGATGGTGATAAGCATACACCAGGCTTATTGTTAATATCACATACAAATTCTCCGTTACACCACTGGCCTTCCTCTGGATCGCATCTACCATTATTGTTAACGGCGTTCAAATAATCAATCATACCTTGTTTATCCTTCGGGAAAGTAGTCAAACCAGTTTCACGTAGAACCTTACGTAACTCTTTTCTGCTCATACTCTGTAGAGCATCCTTTACCGGGCTAGGAGTACGCTTCTTTTTCTTCTTTGATTTCTTTTTAGGAGGAGGTATAGGAGTACGCTTCTTTTTAGGAGGAGGTGTAGGAGTACGCTTCTTTTTAGGAGGAGGTGTATGAGTTCTCTTTTTACCCTTCTTTTTAGGAGGTGTAGGAGTACTTATAGATCCTTTCCCTTTCTTTTTCAAAATTGCTAAAATAAGTTCATGCTTTCTTAACTTACCCATGCTAATGTTCTCCCCGTCTTGATCGGCATAAGTAATCTTCAACTTACGCGCTTTATCCTGAAGATCAGGACCATCGTTATCCTTTTTCTTCAACTTATCAAGTTTTTTATACGCGTCGGTCTGCTTGATAGCACTGCTAGGAGTCTTAGAAGAACTTTTCTTAGGACTTCCTCCACCGCCACCACCGACATCAACTCCTAATGCTAGAAGAGCTCTACAAGTTTTTTCTTTTGTTGTATATTCAATACCACATTCTTCAGCTAGTTCTTTCACTTTCTTTGCAGACGTTTTCTTCTGACAATGTGTTACATTCTCGAAATTGGTACTACATCCAGATCTCTTCTTTGGTGATGACGCTTTTGGTGAAGATCCGCTGGATTTCCCTGCCTTTTGTGCACGACGAATCATCTTCCTCAACGTACTCATGTCAGACGGTGTATCCGAAAGTTTAGAATATCCAGAAATGGGGTAACCATCTCTTCTAAGACTCTTTGCATGCTTTTTCAAATCAGACAAAGTCATGTCTTTTAGAACACTCGATTCTAATTTTTTGACCATTTTGTATTTATTTCTACTAAATATAAAATTTTTGTTTTAAGTTCAAAACTTAAATGGTGATGACCATACTTTTGTTATAATCTGTAATATGATCCTTTGGTTTTCCACGCTGATTTCCAACCAATCGTGTTCCGCCTTCTGTAATAAGATCAAAGTTGATGTGAATATGTCCAGCAACCCATGTATGAACCTTCTCTTTCTCTAAAAGATAATCCAAATCGCTTGCATACAGTGAAATATACTTATCCTTGAGTTTTTTCTTCTTTGTGATGACAGAATATGTCGGACAGTGGTGTGTAATTACCAAAAGTTTCTTTTCTTTCTTTTGACAATACTTGATCATCTTTTTGATGTAAGATAAATCCCCTTCGTGTTTTTGACTATACGCTCTTGTATTCATTCCTGGAATACGGACGATAAATTTTGGGACATGTGTTTTAGGGTCGCTCCATAACGTGCACCCTACAATACATACATCTTCGATCTGGGCACTGGATCTATTGAGGATATACAAGTTGTCGATACTTTTCTCCATTCGGATGAAGTTTTGTAGTAAATTATTCATTTTCTGAGGTTTATACCCCTGAACTGTGTAATATTCATGATTGCCCGGTACGTAGATTACGACCTTAAAATGGGGACATAGGTTAACTAGAAATGTTTTGAGTTGGTCGTATTGATAAAACGATCCAATATCCCCTGCTAGAATGAGAACATCTGCAGAAGGTATAATTAATGTTAAAGGATCGGGGACCTCAGTGGTTCTATACTCTATATGCAAATCTGATACGATTTGAAATTTTGTCATCTCCCGATTGTATTCCTTTCTACTATATTTATGTACATTTTCATTTTTAAATAAAACATTAGTTTTAAATAAAACATTAGATAAATGTCGTATTCTTTATTTTATACATTATTATCGACGCGATTAATAGCTCCACCAATAATATTTTATTATGTACACCCATTTTATGCTATGATTTTGGATGAAGTTGTTATCGATGGATTGATTGCTCCTCATCATCTTTTCAAACCATTTGTACCAACAGAAATGAATACGTACAGGAAACCGCATTATGATCTTCCATTGGATGCATGGGGATTTTTGAATGGGTTACAACCAATTATGTGTAAAAAACATAAATATTCTTATGTTTTTAAAGGGTACGAATCGTTTATAATTTCGTTGTTTGTATTAAGAATGATTGGTATCGTTCTTCTCTATGTACTTAAAGATATGAGAATTTTAGCATTGTTCCCTAATTTTTTTATAGGTGCTTATCTTGCGATCTCTGGTTGTAGTTTGTATAAAATTACTAACAAGAAAACGGTGACTAGCGTTATAGTAGTGTCTATGTTACTTGCTTATATAAGAGAATTGTGTCTTATTAATGCAAATTTACGATTAAAAACACTTTTTTAAGGTTCTGGAATATCATCCAGATTAATATTCGGTCCTCTCATTTTTCTTTTACGAGGTGCAGATGCATTAGAAGATGATGTGTTCATACCGTTAATCATGTTCATCAAGTTAGCTCCGGTCTTCTTCATGATCATCTTACTGACAATAAAGAACGCGGCGTTCATGATGATCAGGAACAACAGACGAAGCTCGACAGGCCACTTGGAACCAGTAGGCACATAAGACTTCTCACCCAGCTCGATGAGTAGCTTCTCATACGAATTCATTGAAAGAATCTGCTGTTGAGTAAATCCTTGCATATCAAACCCTAAGAAATTACCAAAAATAAACTCCACGAGCATAAAACCACCAATTAAGTAAGTTTTATAGTTTTCAACCGTAGAATCAAGAGACAATCTCCTGACACTATCGTCGTATGCCTTCTGCATTGCAGACAATTCAGAATGAATGGAGAACTCTGGTATAGTAGAGTTAGGATAAGATTTACGTAAAAGATCAAACTTAAATAGTAACTCTCTCTTTCTATCTTCACTATCTTGTTCTCCCATGTTAACTTGGTTAATATCACGTAAATGATCTTTGTTAGAATACGCACCCTGCTCCTGTAACTCGGCAAGAGTAGGAGGAGCACCACTTGCTGGATCTCTAGTCACATAACGATAAGGTACAGAACGATGGGATGACTTATGTTGAAACCTATCATCGTGATGGCGACTATATTTATCAGATCGATCATCCCGACTATCCCCTCTTCCCCTGTCACTTCTAGAACGTTCTAAACTTCTTTGCATGTCTGCCATGCTATCAACACTAACATTGTCATCATTATCAGTATCATTAAGTAATTCTTTTAATCTATTAGACAAGTCGTTATCAGAGTCTTTGCTGCGTATACTTTCATCATCAGGATAAGGATCCCGATCATCCAGATTTGGTCGATCTTTATCATAATCATCCAGATCACTTCTATCACTTCTATCACTTCTATCACTTCTGTCTATATCGGATTTAGTACCAGTATCATTTCCATTTCCATTTCCCGACTCAACTTTTTCTTTAATTTCATCACCGCTATGCAGGCTCCCATTGTCACTTTCAGAATCAATAATTTCGAGTGGTTTGTCATTAGTCGGTTCAGGACTGGAACGATCCCTATCGGAACGATCCCTATCGGAACGATCCCTATCGGAACGATCCCTATCTGAACGATCCCTATCGGAACGATCCCGGTATTTGCGAGTGTCCCGACGATCACCATCCTTATACCTGTCAGAATATGTTTCTTTTGAACGTTCAGAAGATGGTCTTCTCACATTTGGAAATACTGGAACAGACGAAGATGGTACATGTTCCCTATTTACCAGATCTTGTTTGATCTTTGCTTTATTTTCTAACAATTCAAGGTAAAGTCGTGGTATCCGTGGAAAAGCTTGAGGTCTATCTGCTGGTCTTTCATCTCTTGATAGATATACCTTGACTACTTTAATATGGTTTTTCTTAGGCATTTATTACATAGATTATGTTCACTTTAAATACGAAAATACAGATTTGTCTCTGAAATGTTAAAAAAAAACTTTATGTTAATTATGAATAAATGGATAAAATTGTATTATATTTTTTCTTACTCATGAGTCTTGCTGTTACAGCCTTTGGTGTATATTTCACAATTTTTTCTAGAGAAGATCCTCTAAAGCATGAGGTACCCAGCTGGGTTACTAAGCATGTCAAAACTCTTAAATGGCTTGGACCTGTTCTAATCGGTGTTGGTGTGTTGGGTCTTGCTGGATCTGTTTGGTCACTAACTCATGGAATTCATGAGCCCAGTCACAATCCAGGTAATAGCAACTTTGGTTTCAAGTTCTATTAAAATGTTTATGTAAATAAATGGGAATTTGTTCTTCTGAACAAAAAGTAAAAAAGACCAATCAGAATCGAGTTCGATTCGTGTAGTTAACCTGTGTATGGATTATCCATTGGATTCATCTGTTAAAGCATTCCCATTTGACCAGATCACTGTTCAAAAAGGCGCGAAACACATAGCATTTGAAAAGGAAAGTGACGATCAAAAATATGAGAGAATGTATAGAGAACATGTTCAAAATATTCAAAAGATATACAGTGAAGAATATAAAAACAAAATTATTTAAACTAAGATTGTTTAAATAATACTAAGACGAGTCTAACTTCCACCACGGAGCCGTAATACCAAGTGCAAGGTACTCTCTTTCTGAACATTATAATCTGCTAACGTACGCCCATCCTCCAATTGCTTACCAGCAAAGATCAGACGCTGCTGATCGGGTGGAATACCCTCCTTATCCTGAATCTTCTGTTTTACATTCTCGATAGTATCAGAAGCATCCACATCAAGTGTGATAGTCTTCCCAGTTAAAGTTTTGATGAAAATTTGCATTCCAGACATTATTAGATTGTTTCTAATCTTAGATTTCTTTTATTTAAATATCTTTTTTCCAATTAAACTGTATTTATTTATACTATTTTTTAAGTATAAATAAAATCTCTAAAAACTAATCTTATTCGTCAACTTACATTTCAGAGGACAACAAGAACAGTTCAACGTAATATCAATACCCCGAGCGTTTTGATCAAAGGTATTCATAAAAGAATCAACTGTCCTCTTATCCGTGCAATGATCAGGATGAATACTCACCTGGTTCTTAGCAAAGAACTGTTGAACATCTCACGATCACCAGAAATTGATAGATCCCCATAAGTGTCTACCAAATCAGGGTGATTGATAACATTGATATTCCACATCTCCTTACCTCGCGCGATGTCCACATCGCGACCATCGATCTGCTCTTGAGCAAATACGGTCGTCATACACATACACCAGAATAGATACAGACTTGACACATTGAAGCGAAATAGATTTGTCATGTTTATTAGTATTTGCAATTTCTTAAACCATATTTACACTGTATTTAATCCATATGTTAGAATATATTCAACTATTAAAATAAAATAGTTGAATATATTCTAACAATCCTTTTGAGATCTTTCTCCTTATTGCTATCTTGACAGTAGTTTCAATTATTCTTTACAAAGTTTCGAACAATAAATCAACCTTTACAAACAATTCAAGTATTTCTCTTCTCCAGTGGAATACCCATTACGAATGTTTTGTTAAAAATACAACAGACTGTTGTTCAAAACCACTTGTAGCGTATTTAAATAAAATGCTACCAACAGTCGATTTCGCCAATTTGAGTATGTTTGAAAAGACAGGATATACCCCACCATCTGGATATACTACTATCGACCAGTTCTCTGATAAACCAGCATTTGAATGTGGTTATGATATTACAACTCTTATTTACAATAGTAACAGATGGGAAGCAGTTGGTAAACCTATATATGGATGTCTTATTACAAACGATAGAGCATATATTATCCAACAATTCAAGGAAAAATCAGCTGGATCCAAACCTGTTTACGTCATTGGATCTCATTGGAGCCATCCAGCACAAGGTCAATCTTATCCATCGGATTCTACAGAAGCTCTTGCTAAAGCTTTATCAAATAACAACATTGACTCAACTGATAGAATAATTTTATTAGCAGATACGAATGATAGCTTTCCTGATAAACCAACACCTGACTCTGTCCTAATGAACGCTATTTTGAGAGGCAAAGCAAAAATTGTACAAGGAACTGGTCCCAGACAGACATGTTGCTGTAGTGACCCTCCTCAAGGAAGAGGTTCTTTCCCTTTCAAGACAGATCGTATTATATCTAACTTTGGTAGAGGAGGTAAGGTACGAATCCCCAAATTAAAACATATATTTGGCTCTATCGCTCAATGCCCTCCTCCTGAAAATCCATTACTGGGATCTTGCGTCTTTGGAGAAATGCATAAACCAGTGTTCTGGAAATTACATCTAAAATAATTTGATTTATATTTTAGAAAAATATAAATAAATAAAAATGTCCGTACAAACTGACGAAAAGTTTAATACCGTATGTTGTGTAAAATGGGAAGTTGGGGCTCATACTCAATTCTCAAAGAATATCTACAATACTTTGAAGAAAAGTATATTCTGTGGCATGACCGTAACCCAATTCTTCTTTGGAAACCCCAAGTCTTTTACCAGACACCGCGCATCACAGGAAGATATAGATATCTGTAAGAAACTACTTACACGATTTCCTCTTCACGTGTTCTCCCATTTTCCTTACGTAGCAAACTTTGCTGGTTCTGTCAAACAACTGGCATGGGATGGTAGTCCAGAACAAGATTACAAAACCCAGATTATTATTAACGAGCTTGAATACGAACTCAGCGTGATGGCCAACTTCAATCAGGGAAGAAAAAGGAATGGTGTTGTTATTCATCCTGGAAACTATAAGGATCGGTCGCTAGGCCTTGTTACAATTGCCAAGAGTATTAACAAAATTAACTTTGCAGAAGGATCGACTTTATTACTTGAGAATGCAGCAGGAAAGGGTTGTTCTTTGGCTACAACGTTTGAAGAGATTAAGGAAATTATCGATCATGTTGTTCCAGAGAAACAGAAACATATTGGAGTATGTGTAGATACAGCACACCTGTGTGGATGGGGTGAGTACGATCTATCTAAGTGTTCTGAGATAGATCGGATGTTCAAAGAGTTTGATGATATTATCGGAATAGAAAAGTTTACACTCCTTCATTTGAACGATAGCGTAGTGCCGTTCGGATCGAAGAAGGATCACCATGCTCTTCTAGGAACTGGACATATCTGGGCAGAGAGTTTTGTCTCTCTAGTTCGTCTTTTGGATACTTGTAAGAAACATGGTATCCCAGTTATGTTAGAGACACACGGCCTTGATATGCTAACTTTGGGGGCGTTAAGTGATTCCGTTAATTAAGGGGATACTTGCATACATAAGAAATCTGTCCTTGTTGCTGAATCACTCCATGAGGTTCTACAGTTGTAACAGAATTTCCTTGCCCATTAATAACATGAGTTATCATACTCCCGGGTGTTCCTTTCAAAAATACTGTAACTAGATTATTCATACTAATATCTCCTTTTCCAGTCGGAATTTGAAACCCATTGTCAATTACAACTGTATCTGAAGGAAAGAAACAATATGCCCCCATTCCATATCCCTGAAATGAATTTACATTTTCAGAAAGACGGAAACTGACTATTTTTCGCGTATCTGCTGATTTTGGAAGATCGTACCTAAATTCTGATTGGTACATAGAAACAAAACCTTTATCTCCATTCCATAGAACATTATCACTATCGTTATGTTCAGACATCAACCCATATGCAGAAACATTATTTCCATTGACTATTAATCCGTGCTTACACGTATTAATACCATATCCAACCTTTGTACCGTGATCAGCAACCCAAAGCCATGTGTTATCAATAATAACACCATCTTGATTAATTTCAATCATTGAGTTTGTACTAACAGGTGTAGAGTCTGGTCCACCAACTCTACCAAAAACATCCTGTATAATACCAGGATTCGTTAGACTCCCTGTATTACCGGGAAGACCAGCAGGTCCCCATAATAGAAGAGTAGGTGATTGTTGTTGACCTGCTTGTAACAACAATCCACTCACTCGTACCCCTTCAGTTTTACCATCAACAGCTATACAGGGCTGTCCATTCCCAGAGATTAATGTTGCCATTCCTGTTCCTAGCAAAACAGTGTTAGAATTGTTAACTGTAATAGATTTTTCCAAATTGTAAATACCAGGTGTAAAAACAATATGATTACCTTTTTCTAATTCTTTATTAATCGTATCTGCTGAAGCATCAGCCCATGCAACATAGACTTTCGAGAACGGAATTTTAACCCCGTTACTATAATTAGTTGTAGGTCCATTCTTATTTGTTTCAACTGGTGGAACAAATATGGACCAGTCGGATGTTTTAGGATCAAAAACTAGATATGGTTTTTCAGCGATCATTTTTACTTGACCAGAATCTGTAAATGCATCAAAAGGTGCCTTTGTATTAGGAGGACACGCACCAGATGGTGCATTAGGGCAACCTGCAAAGACTTCATTCCAAACAGAACCTTCCCATGAATTAAATGATGTGTTTCTTGTCATAAACTGCTGTTGACTACCAGAATAAATAACGCCATTTATTTTGCTATCTGCTAAATATCCACCACTTGTATAAGCAGCTTCACCAGCGGAAGGTAATTCGAATAAATATAAATCTCCTGAAATGTTTAATCGTCTAAGAGGAGCAGCCTGAGATATAGCAAATTGTACAGCAGGAATAGTTGGTGGATTGCCAGTGGCTGTAGGTTTTATCGTCAAGTTTTCACATGATCTCCAAAAATTGTTTAAACCTCCTTCTACTTTTACTGTACTTCCATCTTCTACAATTACATTTCCAGTGATGGTTACATCATCTGGTGTTTGCCCTAAACCTATAATTGTCGTATAATAACCAATTCGAATATTTAGAGGATAAACACCAGGTAAAAACATAATTGCCCATCTTTTATTACTAAATTGTCCGTTCCATTTTGGTTCAGATCCTCCCATCCAATTATATACAGTATCAATTCTTTGTTGTGCAATTGTCATATCGTCTTTAGGACCGATTATAATTGTGTTGTCTGGCCACAATGGACTATCATTCCCACAGAAACAACACCAAACTAAGAGTATAATAATCAATAAAAGTAAGATGAGAAGCACTCCTAGTAAGATTTTTTTACGTAAAGTAAAGTTAAACATGTTTATTAATACCTAAAATAAAAATGAATTTAAAAACAAATACTCAAAAAGAAAACAATAATGTCTGATTCAAATGATACTTTGATTATTAAGGAAGCTACGGAAAACAAACCGAAGACAGCTTCTGTCGAGCCCGCATCTGTAGATGCACCTGAAAATGTCGATGAGGCGAAGTCCTCTGACGAGGCGAAGTCCTCAGAGACACCAACCCCTGATGGCGACGCTCCACCTCCCGTGGAAGTTGCCCCGATCAACCTGGAATTTAACCGGGCGAATATTGAAGCACTTGGTAACCATGTACACCTTGTCGATTCCGATGAGGATAACAAAGTGGATATGTTTTGTTACGTCAAGTGTAGCGAGGATGACAATGAGCTACTCAAACAGTGTCGCGGTGTTGTGTTTAGCGGGAACGACCTTGTAATGAAGGCCTTCCCCTACACAAGCGAGTTCAACCACGCTGAGCTCGATGAAATTAACACAGCCCTTGGAGAGTTCAATGATTGGTCCTTTTATGAGGCACATGAGGGTGCTTGTGCCCGTATGTTCCATCACTCTGGAAAGTGGTTCGTATCCACTCACCGTAAGCTCAATGCTTTCCGAAGCAAGTGGGCCAGTCGCGAGTCCTTCGGAACATCTTTCAAGAATGCTCTGACGGCTGAGGAAGAGCACAATCCAGAATTCAAGGCTATACTTCCTGAAGGTGATAACATCTTGGAAAGATTCCAATCTACTTTGGATGTCTCCAAGCAGTATATGTTCCTCATTCGCAATACCAAGGACAACCGCATTGTCTGCAATGCCCCAGAGCGTCCAACCGTTTACCATGTTGGAACATTCGTCGATGGTGTTCTTGTCATGACGGAGAATGTCGGCCTTCCTATTCCAACGAAGCTAACCTTCCTGAATATCGATGAGTTACAAGCACATGTTGAGAAGGTTAGTTACCGTGACCTCCAAGGTGTAATCGGTTTTACCAGTGAGAACAAACAGGTTAAGATTATCCACAAGGATTATCAAGATCTGTTCCGTGCACGTGGTAACGAACCCAGTATCAAGTTCCGTTACCTCCAAATTCGTATGAATCGTCGATTCGTTAACATGCTTTACCATCTCTATCCTGACATGGCGGAGACGTTCGACGAGTACGAAAACACCCTTTTCGATATTGCTCGCAGTATCTACAGGGCATACGTTCAACGCTTTATCAAGAAGCGGTATGTGACTGTTCCTCGTGAGGAGTTTGCTGTTATCCGTGAGTGTCATTCATGGCACCTTACCGATCGTACAGAGAATCGCATTTCTCTCGATCAGGTTGTTCGTGTGATGAACCAACAGTCTCCTACTCATCTGAATCACATGATCCGGAGGTTCAAGCTAGAGCAGACTCGTCAGAATGATCAAACCGATCTGACTCGCCCCCGATCTGATTCTATACGCAGCAACAAGAGTTTCGAGCAATCTCCAGCGGTGAGGAACATTAATCCAACCCCTACTCCACCTGTTCCACCTCTTCTCCTTGGAAACAATACAGCAGTAAAGAAGAAAAAGGCTCGCAGTCGTACGACTGCTATTCTTCCTCGAAAACCTCTTTACGTTCCGAAGAAAAAGACTGCCGTACCGGAACCAGAGCATATCAAGGATGATTAGATTATCCAACTCCTCCAGAATAAAGAAAACGAATTATTTTAAACACATAAAGTTTAAAATAAAAATGTCAGCAACAAATTCAAAGACAGTTACAGTATTGTTCTGTGGTGATCCTCATTTTATGGTCTCTAATATCCCTGAAGTAGAGCTGTTTATCGAACGTATGACAGCATTAGCCAATGAAAAGAAACCAGATTTGATTATATGCGCAGGAGATCTTCTCCATACCCATGAACGCCTTCATACATTACCGCTTAACAAAGCATACGAGCTTATCGACAAGATGAGAAAGATATCAAAGACTTACGTTCTCGTCGGGAACCACGATTATATTCAGAACCAGCAGTTTCTCACAGACAATCATTGGATGAATGGGATGAAAGAATGGGATAACACTATCATCGTTGATAGAGTAGTAACAGAAGTTATTAACAATGTACTCTTTACATTCGTTCCCTACGTTCCTCCGGGGAGATTTCAAGAAGCTCTTTCTACATTGGACGAGAATGTAGCATTATGGAGAGAGTCTGATTGTATTTTTGCACATCAGGAATTCTTTGGATGTAAAATGGGAGCTATTGTTTCTGTCGAAGGAGATAAGTGGCCCCTAGATTATCCAGAAGTGATATCTGGTCATATTCATTCCAAACAAAAACCGCAACAGAATGTATACTACTCTGGTTCTGCCATGCAACACGCGTTCGGAGAAAGTTCAAAGAATATTATTGCGTACCTTACGTTCGAATCAGAACAGAAAGGATATCGTCTTGATGAGATTGACCTAAATTTACCAAGAAAAAAGATTGTTTACATGGATGTAGAGAACGTAGACGATTATGAACTCCCTGATACGGATGATAAGATTAAGATCACTGTTTCTGGTGTATACGACCAGTTCAAAGCTCTGAAGAAAACAAAAAAATATAAGAAACTCGTCAAGGATGGGGTAAAGGTTGTATTCAAGGCTAAAAAGATTGAGCATGAAAAGAAGTTATCAGAAAAGATTGTGGATGAAACAGCGTTCTCTACAATACTTTCTGAGATAGTTAACCAGCAAAAGGATAGTTATCTATATGAAACGTATGAACTGGTTGTAAACAATCATACGATCACCCATAAAGATGTTGTATATCTAGATTAGACGCGTACAACTTTATACAGCTCCGGGATAACTCCGATAAATTCAAGTAGCGATATCAGCGCTCCTATCACCAACATAGCGAATATAATCCACGTAACAACAATAGCGGTTTTTCGAAAATTTTCATTCTTTTTGTCTAACTTACAATTATCTTTAGTGTAATCAATGTATTTAATCAGAATGAAACACCATAATGCTGCCATTGTATTTACAACAAAATTGATTGAATATTTCCAATGGATCATTTATTATAAAGACATCACAAAAAATATTTATAATACATCCGAGGGTATTAAAAATAAAAATATTATCCATAATAAAAACAAATGTACGCTCAACAAAATAAAAGAAATGTTACAATGATCGACGACTTGCCAGATTTAGAAGATCTCGAATCTAGACCAGGCATGCACGGTGGACCTCCAAACATGATGGGAGTCGGGCAGCATGTTCCATTTCATAATCAGGGACCACCAGGTGGAATACCAGAAAAGTTTAGGAAGTATATCCGTCCTGGGATGCCACCTCCTCGTCCCGAATCTGGAATGGCTCCATATGGTGGAGGTCCCCATCAACAACAATTCTTTGCTCCGCCTCCTCAGCAACTACAGGAAGCGCCCATGAGACCTCCAGTAGGATCACCAACATGTTTGGAAATTGCTGATCATGTAGGATCATGCCCAATTTGTAGCAGATTTTATAAGAATGATAACACTGTATATATTATTGCTATTGTTATTTTGGCTATTATTTGTATCCTATTACTCAAAAGGGTTCTCAATTTGTAAATATTATATCAATTATAATAAATGTATCGATAGAAAAATTTCCCTATTCATGTCATATTCCCAAGAAATAACCCAGATGAAGCTAATAAATTTCTTGCATATGTTAGAGGTCAATCGCCTTAACTATGCAAACACGCTGTAAACCATTCTTATATTACAGAACAAACACGAGATGAGATTCCTGATCGTCTGTATATTGTAAAGGAGGAAACCATGAGTCTTCGAGGTGGTAAGAAAAAGATTCAGCTATATGGATTCGCATTTGTATATGCTACCAACAATACTTGGTATATAGATGTCATTTGTGCTAATAAAGTAGGAGCGAGTATTATCCGTATTCAATCAGATGCGCGTAAAACAAAAAAGATTAACTTTGTTACTTTATCAGCACTTCCAGACGTTATATCTTTCTACGGGCATTTGGGATTTGTAAACGGTCCAGGATTTGCTGTATGTGGTATTCAAGAAACAAAGGAGAGATTGTATAATCTTAAAGTACGAAAAGAAACACTCAGCTCCTTTCTGTAATGGTTGATCAATAAACAATTTGTTCGAAATAAAGGATGTACAACAGTTGAAACATGTGAGGGAGATGGATTTCCAATGACTTGGTGTGTAAGGAAACAATAATACTAAACCATATAAAAGCATACGAAAACGTTATAAATGGAAACAGATCAATTACCTATAACAGGACCAACTGGTCCTAGTAATCCAACAGGTCCAAGTGATCCTGTATGTTTAACTGGAGCCACTGGTCCGACAGGATTTACTGGTCCTATTGAAAAACCGAAATCTGGTGATTTTGACACACTTGTATTATCAGGTGGGTCAATTCATGCTATTATTATGCTAGGAGCATTAGGATATGCAGATGATAATTATCTTCTCAAAAAAGTGACCAAATACGTTGGTACATCTGCTGGAGCCATGTGTAATTATTTACTAGCAATTGGCTATTCTCCGATAGAGATTATGGTATATCTATGTACAAAACAAATGCTAGAAAAGATGAAGAACTTTAACATTGTCGCGATGATGAATGGAAGCGGTGGTACATCTTTTAGTCATATTCACGAACAACTAGAAAAGATGACAATCGAAAAGATAGGAAAATTAATCACTTTGGGAGATTTGTATCATAAATACGGAAAAGAATTCTATTGTATCACTCATAACCTTACATCTGATAAATTAGAGGTTCTCAGTTGGGAAACTTATCCAGATATGCCATGTCTAATAGCATTAAGGATGTCTGCTAATTTACCTTTTATTTTTGATCATTTCAAGTACATGGGGAATTTTTATATTGATGGAGGTATCTCTAATAATTTTCCAATCAACATCGGCGATGAAAAAGGATGTAAGATACTTGGATTGACAATTTACAATACAACCCTCAATTTTAGCAAAAATAAGGATAATATGGTTGAATATATCTATCAGTTAATGTATATTCCTGTTAAACAAAACGTACTTAATAATATAGAATCTGTCTCTGATAAATGTACTGTAATACCGTTACAGCCGGATGCAACCCCATTTTTCGACTTTAGTTTAGACACTCATGCCAAACTAGAGATGTTTTCGAATGGGTTTTCTCAAATGAAAGAATATTGGGAAAATTAAGAAGGATTTATATTACATGTAATATAAATGATAACTCCCGAACAAGCACATCATGGAATAAATCTTGGGTTTCATATATGGATCCTGTTCACATTTCTGACAATATTCTTTTTTACATTTATAGCTCAGAAAGAAAGAGATTCCGTAACAAAAGAATTAAACAATGCAATTAACAAAAATGTTCCAGCTGTTATGGACAACATAGATAAAATGAATAAACGTCTTGGTAATAAACTTGACTGGGGTCAGGTAAATGATATGGCCAATAAAATAGAGGAAAAGTATGGTAATAAACCAGACCCATCTATCGATGCTCATAATAAAAGGTTGATAAAAATTGCAGTAATCATTTGTGGAGGTCTCCTCCTGATTTTAATCGGTGCAATAGTATATTTTACAGTATATAAAAAGATGGATATCGGGTTAGGTACGATTTTACTTCAGAACTTTGTTATTGCAGTACTTATAGGAATTATTGAAGCAGTTTTCTTCCTCAATGTGGCATTAAAATACTCCCCTGTAACAACTTCAGATATGATGAATCAAATCATCGATAGAACAGAATATCATATAAACGAACAATTAGAACAATAAATAATATTGTGTGTGTATAAAATGATATTGATTATAAGTTTGCTAGTTATAGGGGCAATAGTTGGATTCACTCTTTTGATACAGTATCTTGTCAAAGACCCTAATCCTAATCCTCCTAATCCTCCCATCACAATGGAATCAGTTGCTATGATAGTTGCTGATATACACATAGAACATTGGTATACAACAAAACGAGCTGCTCAAAATCACTATAATCCTGACACTATAGATGATTGGACCAAGACAGCTAAATTAATTTGCTCAGGTGTTGGTGATAATACAGGAGATACCCCGATAGGATTATTCAAATCTGCGATACAAGATTTTTCCAAAGATGTTCTAAAAGAACAGCGATTATTTTTCTTTGCTGGTGATACTTTTGCACATGATCTACGTGGTGATAAACCAGACGTTAACATAGAAAAAACAATTATGTATAAGATATTTGATAAGAAAGAAGGGTTGTTAAACTATTTCGATCCTTCTAACATATTCTACGCAGTAGGAAATCACGGTAGTAAAACACAGCAAGCATTTTTTCAGAAAGATACGGTTAGTGAAGCATGGGTCCAAAGTATTGTTGATAATGGGATATATACTCCATCAGGACCTGATGATATTTTTTGGGATATTGGTTATTATAAGAAACCTATTCCAAGTTCAACAATTTATGTAATATGTTTTAATTCCATTATATATAAAATAGTAAGCAATCATGACGGATGTTCAGGAGATAACTGTACAAAAAAGCAACAACGACAGATAGATCAACTTAAAAAGGATTTAGATTCACTTGGTCCTAAAAATTCAGCTTATATTCTAACACATTTTCCAATAGATTCATGGGATCCATCTAAAGTTGCGGTAGAGAATTTTATTTGGAGTAAAATTGGTAAAGAGTACCAAGACAAGGTTAGTGGAATTTTGACAGCTCATTCACATGCTCCACTTGCCAATTTGGATCATTGGGATACCAAAAAAGGTACAGCGTATACGTGGAATATCCCTAGTATCTTTTGGTCCGGGAGTAATGTGATCCCTAATAAATCAGTTTCTTCTTATATCAAAGTTCCATTCCCGTTAAATGAACCTCTTGTATTGGCAGAAACAGATGTGAGAAAAACTGTATGCAAAAATGGGGTAAGCACTGATTCTATACAGTGGGTAAATTAGTTTGGTTATATATAATAGTTATATATAATCTACATGTACATCGAGAGCATATACCCATTATCTTCCTCTTCTTTTAATTTGTATTTTTTCATCAACTCAAGTGAATTCTCTAAATCTTTTTTAGTTATTACGAACATATGTTCTGGGTCCAATGCAAATACTCTTTTAGCGTGAACCATCTTACATTTACTAAGGAAGGTTTCTATATCCCCCCCAGCATTCTTAAACATTTTTATGTCTTTTTTAATTATTTCCATAATCCCATCTTTGTTCAGACAGATTTGCCATTCCATTTCTTTGATCATCTTAAGCATAATATCAGTGAGATCACCTTCATTATACTTGTCAATCTTGTGAACCCATTGGAAACGACGTTCCAACCCTTTATTACCGGCAAAAAAACATTTCTTAATATCCTCTTCGTATCCAGCTCCAATAAAACAAAAGTCGTTCTTGTGTTCTGATAGGAAGGCGGTGATTGTTTCCATACATTCTTTAGCAAAGCTATCCCGATCAGCTTGCCCTGGTCCCAACGAATAAACCTCGTCAACAAACAGAACACCACCAATGCATGATTTTAGTAGTTTTTTAGTTTTAATTGCTGTCTGACCTAGATATCCAGCGACGAAATCTTCTCTGTGTGCAATTTTAAACGGACCAGCTGGTGATAGAACACCCATAGCTTGGTATAACCTACCAATGATTCGGGCGACTTCTGTATTATGTGTAACAGTAAAATCTCCTAATAAAAATCGATGATTACCATCTATCTCGAATCCATAATAATCATCGATTTCTAACTTTTCAATCTTGATTCCATATACCAATGGGTCTTTAATTTGTTTTCTTGGTGTCGCAGTTTTTCTGGATAATAAAACAGATACTTTATCAGTGTCACCGCTAAATATAATTCTATAATATGTACCTTCTCGTTTTTCTCCTTTGTACATACAACTTTTTTGGCATTCTTTCATATTTGATCGAAATCCTAGAGATCTAGTCAGAAACAATATATCATCTGCCAACTCTTTATTTTTCTGAGTGATTTCGTAACAATTATCATACATATAACCATCAGAATCAATCAAACCAGCCAATAAAGACAAACGGGTTGATTCAGAATTTATTTTATAGTCGTATGGGATGTGCTTGTTATTTAATAGGTTATATTTTTTAAGAGAATTTACGAATCTATTTTTGTCTGAATGACCTCCTTGTTTTCCTGAAGTAAATCTATATCTTATATCGCCATCTTTTTTCAAACATAAATCACTAAAATATTCTTTAAAATACTCTATGATTTCCATGTCAACCGATGTTATATTAGGACCAGAAGAATCCCCATCTCCTAGCCAGACTCCTAATATATAAGGATCTAATTCGATATTTTGTTCAGGAAAATCAACACCAACCTTAAATCCTTTGTAAGCAGACTTCCAACTTTTAGGGCGTTTTAGATATTCAAGTACATTGATATCTATCACTGATCCTTTTGGAGGAAGAGTTTCAAGAAATTCTGATGCTTCTTGGTAGACGGTATCCTTATCTTTTTGAATAGTAGACCCAGATGAATAACTAAAAGTTTTTGAATTTGATTTTTCTTTAGTAAACCAAAGAACCTGGAAACTATTTTTTGAAGGTCTATCCCTAATCCAAGGATTCTTAGATAGTTTTAAAGATATAATATGTGATTCATTCACGGTATAATCGTCCCCGTACGATTGTTTAATTCTGTACATGGTTTCTTTCCCATGACAAGTTGATAATACGGTACGTGGGGTGGAGTCGTCACCCATAATTTGCTCCATCTGCTTTATATCCTGGACCATTTTGGTCGTACCATCATACATAATGATAGGGGTGTCTTTGCTGAGACACTTTCCGTGCCCCGGTGGTCCCATAATCATGGTGTGTAGGTATTCTTCATTCTTATTTTTAAGATGAAATCCTTTCAAGTAGTACATGACTTGATGCAATATCGACTCTTTTAGAGCCTGCATCCCAATCATTTTGTCCAACTTTTCTAAATACGGGGTTATCCTCCATAACATAATTGTATCAATATTCTTATAGAATCTGATCGACTTGCCTAACTCTATTAGATCGTGAATAGAATGTGCGGCTGGGGCATTTTCAAGTTTTAAGATAGGTCTATGCCTTCTTTTATTCGAAGCACTATGTGTAGACATAGTATATTTTCTCTTACTCATTTGTTATAAAGTTTATTTTTATTGTTTATATTTTCTTTATAAACAATAAATGGTAAAGTTTAATATGATAGGAGCAGGTGTTGTGGGAGGTCTCGCACTTGTTTTAATGGCTTGGTTTCTAATGGTGCAACGTGACAGAGGAAACATGGGCGATACAGATGCGATTTATATATGGGCATTCGTCGTAGGAATCATCGGATTCATCGGTGGGGGTTTCTTCGGTGGTTCTTTTGAAAAGTTTGAAAACGAAACGGATGAGGAAAGAAATGAAAGAAAGAAGAGATTGAAGAGAATGGGATTAATTTGATTTTGTAGTTCTAAATTATATGCTAATTTAGAAATTTTGATATTAGATTCGTGTTGCGAGCCATTTGAAGGCCTCTTGGATACCAGCGCGCTTGATGACACTGCACATGAACACTCCAACGTTCTCTTCGTTTTCGTACAGATTCAGATAACGACGGAGTTGTAACTCACTGCATGCATCTCGTGTGTCAATCTTGTTCCCTAGAACAAGGATCGGAATTCCGTTCGAATCTGCGATAATTCGTGAAAGTTCGTTTCGGGCTTCTCCCATCCTGTGGATATCTGTTGTGTCGACCATAAACAGAACACAGCTGATATTTGCGTAATAACTTTGCCATAATCGCCTTGCAGCAATATGGCCACCTAGATCATGAGCTGAAAACTCAATTCCCTCGATATTCAACGTCTCGTGATTGGGATGTGACGTCGGTTCATGACAGCTAATCTTATCATTGGCCATCATCCCGAGTAACGTGGTCTTACCAGCGTTGTCAAGACCAATAACCAAGAGTTTAGCCTTTTTTGTGTACAAGCCGGTCATTTTGAGGAACCATAATCCGGTTCCGGTAGTAACAGAATATACCCAATTGATTAGTGAAGCCATTGTTGGAAAAATAGAGTTATTGGATTTCAAATTTCAATTATTTTTTATTATGTAGGATTTTCCCACATAACGAATTATACATTTTAGCATATTTACGATAGCTCTCATTTTCCCTTACATTTTTTAATCCTGTATAGTAGAGGGTCTTTTCCCAAAAATTTGAACCTTTTGATTCAAATACTTTGTATATACGTAAATCATGATACTTTTTCTTATCGTATTCCCTCAATGTTATCCCAGGTTTATTGAGTATACCATCTGGTATATGTCTAACAGGAAATAGATTATACTGAGCAAGGAACATTTCTTGAGCTTGTGAACTAAAACTAGAGGCACAATCCAAAACAGCTTTTATATGTTCTTTTGTTACAACTTCGTTACCCCAATCAACAGTAGCAAATGGGTTTTCAACACCTCGAAGAAAAAGACATGTGTATGAAACATAGATTTCTTTTGATTTTCTTTTAGAATAACGAATAAGATCCTCAGTAGTTATCCTATCTTTTCCATATACTGAGGCAATGCATGGAAGATTGTTATATTTTGTATCTCTGATCTTTTTTTTGATCAAATACACCGGACTTCATTCCTGCCATACATGATAATGTTGTATACACATTAGGGCAGTGAGAGCCAGCTGGATAAATAAGCTTGTATTTGAACTGCTTCTTCTGGGGTTAAATAAAAATGATTATTTAAATACAATTTTACTTTTAATAAAAATGTCGTTAGAAGTGCAAAATTTAGAATATATTAACTTAGGTGATGACAAACAAAAAAATCAATATTCTTCCAATTGTTTAACACAAACATTTAATTGTTTAAGTTTAAACTGTGGAAGAGTAATTTCGTGTATGTCTTTACCTTTTTTTTGTTGTGCCCCTATTATTGTTATTGAGCAAGGATACGAAGGAGTTTTAACCAGATTCGGGGTATTTAGAGACATTTTGAAACCTGGTAGATATTCTTATAATGTATGTGTAGATAATATAATTAGAGTATCTATGAAAACTCAAAATATACATATAGATACTCTAAAGGTTATGACAAAGGATAATTTAAGTACAACAATTGATGCTGTATGTTTTTTCAACATTAAAGATACTTATAAATCTATCTTTAATGTTGAAAATGTTTACGATGCTATTAAGGATCTATCCAAGTGTACCCTAAGAACTGTTATAGGAGAAAACAGTCTAGACCAGTTATTTTCTAATAGATCTGAAATAAATAACAGAATTACTGAACTGGTTAGAAATCGATCCCAAGAATGGGGTATCAACAATATTGTTCTTGAAATTAAAGATGTTTCTATTCCAATTGAATTACAACGAATAATGGCTAAAACTGCAGAATCTAAAAAAGAAGCTGAATCAAAACTAATTGTTGCTGAAGGTGAAAAAAAAGCAAATGAAGTTATGCTTAAAGCTGCCGAAGCTCTAAAAAATAACCCTGAAGCCATGGAACTCATCTGGTTTAACACATTGAAAAGTATTAGCACCGAGAAATCAAACACTATAGTTGTTCCTAGCAGTATCATCCAAAAATTTCAACAAATTAATCACACTTAATATCACTCTCTAAACATTAAGAATAATTTATATCCTAGATATAAATTATTTATTTATAGTTGAACCCTTACTTATCAACTTTATCATCTTATTACAAAAATCATTCTCCCTCCCATTCGCATACCTTGATATCGCCAACGCCGTATTCATACAATTATACTCATCCAACTCCTTCTCTGTAAACTGATCCGATAACTTCTCATAATGCTCCTGACACAGGTTAAAACTACGATCTTTCAACGACTCGCACAACTTTATCATCATCTTCTGGAATCCTACATCCTCTATCACATTACCCTCTCCATCCTTATACTTTATCTTATTCCTATTCACATCCACACAAACTATTTTATCCTTAAAAGGAAACTCCAAAGCATACTCAGCATACCCCTCCGGTCCCTTCACGTGATGGTCTAGAGTCAGCATCGGTACCGACTCCTCTATATCCTCTATCCTCAACTGCTCCATCTTTTGTATAAAATTATTTATCTGAATATTCTTTGTATTATTCACTGGTCTCTTCACTGCTGTTAATGATAACTCGGTATAACTTTCCTGTAAATCTTTTTTATCTTCTCTCAACATCTCATTCTCCTTCTGAAGAACTTTAATAGTTTCATGTAACTTTGTCATATCTTTATTCATTTGTTTAATTATATCCTTATATTCTTGTATTTTATTAGGATTTTTACAAGTTTTTTTATGTCTTTCAAAATTAGCAGAAATTTCAAAAGTTTTATTACAACCTTTACATTCATACTTTTTTGGTACTTCTACGCCTTGTATTTTTAAACAATAACGTGCTTTTTTCTGATGAGAGTTTAAATTCTGTTTATTAGAAAATACATTATGGCAAAATTGACATTCCATTATTTATAATAAATAATATTAACCTTTAACTCTCTAATTATCAGTTTTTGATAATTGTAATTATCAATAATTATTACAAATTGATAATTATTGATAATTGTTTTAAACTGAAATGCCTTGATTTTTGAGTTTTACAGCATCGCTACAAAATTTGTGTTGTGACACATTTATATATTTAGGATTCTTATAAAAATCAAAAAGGAGGAAAAGTTCTTTTCCGGAAAAGAAAAAGGAGTTGGATAAAAAAAAATTATATAATAGAAGAAACTCAATATACTGGTGGTTGGCACATATTGTTTTTTCTTGTCAAGGATAATTAAACATTAAACAAATCGTCGAGAATCACAGTATTATCGGTTGTGATACAATACATCCAATTGAACTCATGTTTGTAAAAGTAGATTAGTGTTGACCATTTGATTTAATTAAAACATCAGGGGATCTGTGTTCTATAGAATATTTGTTAAATCTATCTCAGGAAAAAAGAAATGAAGTGGTTAAAGAATTATGCGGAATTAGTGGATGGTACTGGAAAGATGTTAAAGGAAATGACGGTAAAGTGTATACATCTTTCTCTCCATATTTGTATAGATCTCATAGTATCCCAATACCTAAAAAAAGAAATATTCTGAAAAAGAAAAATGATATTTAAGTTTATAACTCTTAAATATAAACAGAAATGGGTATTAAAAACCTCAACAAGTTTCTCAGGAACAATTGTCCTGAAATATACGAAGAAATTCACATATCCGAATATAGTTTCAAGAAGGTGGCTATTGACATCTCGTTATATCTATGTAAATTCAAAACAATTTGCGGTGATCGCTGGTTATCAGCCTTCATCAATCTAATCGCGTGTCTGCGTAAGAACGAAGTACATTGTGTATTTATCTACGATACCGGGGCTCCACCAGAGAAGGAGGCAGAACGCAAAGAACGTGCTGCTCAGCGTGCCAAGCTCGAGGAGAAGGTTTACAAACTCGAGGAGGCAATGGAGAAGTTTCATCTTTCCGGTGAGATTGGCCAAATTCTTATCGATCTGTACAAAAGACGTACCAATAAAAGTGACCCACCTAGATTAATGAAGAGGAAGATCGACGAAATCGACATGGGTTTTGTAGAGGGAGCAGTCACCAAGATGAGAGGACAAATCCTCGATATTAAGCCAGAAGATTTCCAAAAGACCAAAGAATTGTTTGACATTCTAAAGGTCCCGTATTTCAATGCTCCGTTGGAAGCAGAGACAACATGTGCAGATCTCTGTAAGAGAGGATTGGTTGATGCCGTTCTATCAGAGGATACAGATGTGATGGCTTATGCAGCTCCTGTGTTTCTATCCAAGATTAACACAACCAATGGTACATGCACGAGGATCAAATACCCAGACATTCTAGAACAACTTGAACTTAAGAGCGAAGAGTTTTTGGATCTATGTATTATGTGTGGATGTGACTACAACAAGAATATCTTCCGTGTAGGTCCAGAGAAGGCTTATAAGTATATTCAAAAGTATTCATCTATCGAAGGTGTTGCTGCCAACACCAAACTGGACGTGAGTATTCTTAACCATGTTCGAGGACGAGAATTGTTTAGAGATTATGAGAAGGTTGCTTATAAGATTAAGTACTGTGGTACACCTGATTTTCAAAAGTTAGAAGAGTTCATCTTCAAGAACAACATCAGATGCAGTGTGGAAGGATTGAAAAAGTCTTTTGTCCATCAAACGACAATCGTGTTCGAAGAGGGAGATGATGACCAAGAGCTGGTAATCGAGGAAGAAGAAGATGAAGAGTTAGTCGTTGAGATAGAGTAATTATTTGATTTAAAATATTCTCTTACTCTATTATAAATGTACAAGACTGCTATTGAATATTATCAAGAGCCAATCAGGAAACCTATCCACTATTCTCGGTACAACGGACCTGTTCGACAAGTCCAACCTGTAAAGGAACAATTTGTACCAAATGATATTAAACCAGTCGAAAAACTCTCGGATAACCATACTAAACGACCTCATATGAAGTGGCAAACCAAGAATCACTCGAATATGTCCAATCCAACAGTATGGGGGCCAGCATTTTGGTTTACACTCCATAACGGCTCGGCCAAGTATCCTATTTCTGCGTCTCACATCGTAAGAGAAAGAATGAAAGCATTTATTAACGGAATACCCTATATGTTGCCATGTGCCACATGTCAAATACATGCAACAAATCATATTGAGAAAAACAAGGATAATTTAGATGATATCTGCAGTGGACGTGAAAAATTGTTTAAATTCTTCGTTGACTTCCACAACATAGTCAATAAGAGATACAACAAGCCTATTGTCTCTGTAGAAGAAGCATATGAGATGTACAATGGAGGCGTTGGAGTTAGCACGTTATCTTATGCGTAATTTTTATAATTGAAAAAAATTATAAAAGATAGAAAAATGTGTAACAATGAGCCTCAAAGCCCTTTGCATGAATAATCTCGTCGAGCTGATCAAGAACCTTCCTCCTCAACTCAAAGAAGAAGTTATTGGAGAGTCGCTGAAAGCTATCAAGGCAGAAGCCAAACAGGAGGTTATGAAAGAAATCAGACGGTCAGCTGCGATTGTTGTAGATGATGTCACAGACCGTCTGATTTCATCACACAAAACAGGACAGGTCATGAAGCGTCCAGAATATACTAATGACATTGACGACGAGCTCTACTATACGTTTACAGACATCTCTGAACGATTTGTCGACAAGCACGCTGAGAAAATCGTCTTTGACAACCATCCTCATCACCACAGTAAGATCGCTATGGACTGGTACGATGATGAGTCAGAAGACTCTGAACAGGATGAGTACTAAAAATGGAAGAATATAAATAATTCAGCTTATTCTTTCAGGGGATTTGCTAAGAATTATATATGGGATATCCCATATATAAAATCAATGCGCCACTTTTTTGAATCGTTTAAATCGTTCTGTCCTTAGTCTAATAGTGTTTAAATGATATAAGGATATCTAAAAAACACAATCCAATAAAATAAAAACGAATTAATGGAATTAGAAAATCTAAAATACAAAATCATGTCCGAACAGTTGTCAACAGAAATTAAGTTAACAGAAAAACAAAATATTGCATACAATCTTATGGCTAACGGCAAAAATGTTTTTGTTACAGGCCCTGGAGGAGTAGGTAAAACCGCTGTGATAAAAATGTTTATTAAGGTATACAAACAAAACAAGATTATGGGGGTAACAAGTACCACAGGAATTTCAGCGTTACTATTTGGCGGCGTTACTCTTCATTCGTTTCTTGGGATTGGCCTTGGACAGGGATCAGTCGAATCTATCGTGGGTAAGTTATTTAAACGCCCTCATCTACGAAAGAGATGGTGTGAACTAGAAGTTCTTATTATCGATGAGATTTCAATGCTTTCTCCTGATCTATTCGATAAACTTGAAAATGTTGCTCGTCGTATTAGGCATAATGAAGAACCGTTTGGTGGTATTCAGCTCATTCTTTCAGGAGATTTTTGTTTCTCAGGAGATACTCCCATATTAATGTCTAATGGTTCTATAAAAATGGCTCAGGATATTTTAATAGGGGACAGCATCATGGGAGATAATGCAAAACCAAGAATAGTATGTAAATTATATCAAGGTATAGCTCCGATGTATAAAATATCATTTCCAAGGGGAGGAGAAGATTTAACTGTAACTGGTAATCATATACTATGTCTAAAACATACCCGAGAAAAAAAATTATTATGGATGAAAACAAAAAATTCGTGGATTATATATTATTGGGATAACAGAACCAAAACAAAAACATTTTCAGTTGGAAAAAAATACAAAACGAAAGAACGAGCTAAAGAACAGGCCGAAATATTTTTGGTATCATTACCCGATGTAGACGTAATTGAAATGACTGTTAATGACTATCTTAAGTTATCCAAAAATGATCAGGAAAATTTAGCGTGTTATAAGATAGGAATCAATGAATGGCCAGAATATAAAAACTGTGAATTGACAATCAATCCATGGTTGCTGGGGGCCTGGTTAGGGGACGGAAACAGTGATGGGAAAGGATTTACTAATGTTGATGAAGAGTGTATCAGATTCTTTACTCAATATTTAGAACAAATGGATTGCCGGGTCGACAAGAAAGAAAACCCTAAATTTCGATATGTCATCAAAAACAAAACAGACCGAAAAATAAGTCCCTTTAAACATGAATTGTTTCATTATAACCTAATAAATAATAAGCATATACCAGAGGAATATATGTTCTCCACCAAAAGCAATAGATTAGAATTGCTTGCAGGCTTAATTGACACTGATGGCTCGTTACAAACAAATAAAAACACCTTTCAAATTAGTCAATCCAGGAAACAATTGGCCAAACAAATATGTTTTTTGGCACGATCACTTGGGTTTAGCTGTTCCATTAAATCCCACAGTCAAACTCAAATGATACATGCTAATAAAGATTATAAACCCTGCAAACACACATCAAAAATGTGGATATGTCACATTGGGGGAAACATAGAAGACATTCCATGTAGAATACCAAGAAAAAGAGCAAGTGCCATTGTAAATCGTCAATACGACCCACTATTAATGAAAATGAAAATTACCCCCATCGGATCAGATAATTTTTATGGATTTGAAATAGACGGAAATCAAAGATTTCTTCTGGGAGACTTCACAGTTACACATAATTGCCAACTACCGTGTGTCAACTCTGATGATTTCTGTTTTGAATCGGAATCATGGGGTAGATGTGTAGATCAAACTGTTTATCTGACAGAAATTATGAGACAGAAGGAACTTGATTGGCAAAACTGTCTGAACGATGTACGTATTGGCCTATTACCCAAAAAGACTCGCAAGCTACTGAAGACCCGAGTTGGAGTAGAACTAAAGAATGATTTTGGGATTAAACCGACTAAGTTATTCTCAACCAACTATTCAGTAGATTATATCAACAATAAGGAACTTGATATTCTTGCAGAATCGGATCCGGAATTTTTTGAGTACAACATGGAAATCCATGTCTATCCAGGTGTGAAGAACAAGGATTACGCCATTGACAAGTATAAGAAGAATTGTAATGCACCTGAAACCCTACAGCTTTGTGTTGGTGCTCAAGTCATGTTGCTTTGGAATCTAGACACTGATGGTGGTTTAGTGAACGGGTCGAGAGGTGTTGTGACAAGTTTCGTTGGTGATATCCCGATGGTAAAGTTCCTCAATGGAAGAGAATTACTTATTGATTACAACGTCTGGGAATCTGAGGAACAAGACAAGAAAATTCTTCGGGTTGTTCAACTTCCTCTCAAGCTTGCATATGCTCTGACTGTGCATCGCTCACAAGGGTGTTCACTTGATTATGCAGAAATAGACCTCTCTAACACTTTTGAATATGGTATGGCCTATGTAGCATTATCAAGGGTTAAGAAACTAGAAGGACTAAGTATTATAGATATCAATTTTGATAAGATAAAAGCAAATGAGAAAGCTATAGCTTTCTATAAAGGTTTATTGGAAGAATAACGCCATTTAAATCCACCAGCAGATACCCGTCTACCTTTACAGCACATACTTACATTAGAACTAATATTTCCAGTATCTTTTATACATTTAAATTGTTGTATAAAAATACCCTCCATATTTAATTGATCAACCTTTTTAGCAAATGAATGTCTTGTATTCTGTTTCCCAGTGACCCATCGTAGATTATCTACATTATTATTGAGAGTATTTTTATCGATATGATCAACCTGTGGGTAATTGTAATGGTTTGGTATAAAAGTTTTAGCAACTAATCTAGATATTGAAAACCCTTTGACTTTTTTATTGATACTTAATTTAACATGCAGTCTCCCGTTAGAATTGTATTGTTTCATAATATGATTTGTTTTTACATTCTTCACTGTACCAGATTCAGATATAGCATAATTAGTATCATCTATTTGCTTGTATGATGTATTATCTGATATAACTACTTTTTCTGTCTCGTCGCTAAATTTATACTTATCCCATGTTAAGTTATTCCGTACATATTTGGATATGGTAGTACGACTAATATTTAATTTGTTAGACGCTTCTGTCATACTGCAGAACGCTACGATCTCATTTGTCTCTGTGTTACAATATTTTATTTTTCTCTTTGTGGGATCACATAAACCTAATTCTAACGCATGGATACGATTTTCACTATGTGTCACCCATTCTAGATTTTCTAACCTATTATTTTTTTTATTCCCATCAATATGATTAATTATTTTCTGATCGTCATTTCCTACAAATGTCTGAACAACTAAACGATGTATTAAATGTTGTTTAAATAAACCTTTCCCTTTTTCTGATAAACTCACACATTGATAACCATTGATATGAATAGGAGATAAAATTTGCAAACTTGTTTTATTTTTTATTCTACCTTCTGACGACACTTCGTAATTCTTATATTTTTCGATCTGCATCCATTTTTCACCAGGTAAATCCGGCTCAGGAAAATATATTCTTACCAACTTGGGAACACTTAAAGTTTTTTTCTTACCTTTGTATGTTATATAAATAACGTTATAATTGTTCTTATCAATTTTGATTAACTTTTTTGTTTTATTATTCAGTATTTTACCAGTATTAGATACACTGTATGTTGGATAATCATTAATGATCTTCCAAATGTTTTCTGTCATTTTATAATCAAAATTTTTATCGTTTAAGTTTGTTTTCATGAATACCAAGGAAAATAATTGAACGACTCCATTTCAGTAATACTCAACCCCTTTTAGTGGAGGATAATTTGAAGAAAGGAAACCGATACATAGTATAAGTTTTACAAACAATCAATATGAATATTAGATTTAAACCTCCCTATAACCAATTTCTAAAGAATAATTTAGAAATTAAGAAAAAAGAGTTTAAAAACATAACTCTGAAATCAGTTTAAAAAAATTTTGTTTGGTTATACCGACTTAAAAACAAGTGGTTATAAATCAAAACAATGCCAAGAAAAGCAACCGCCACTAAAAAGGCGGAAAAGAAACCAGTGAAAGAATCTAAGACCACCAACAAGGCCTCCAATGCTAAGGCCTCCAATGCTAAGACCAACAAGGCCTCCAATGCTAAGGCTAAGGCTAAGAAGGAGAAGGTCGTCGAGGAAGTTGAGCCTGAGGTCTCCGATGTTGAGGACAATGTTGAGGACTCTTCTTCCGTTAAGAAGCGTCTTGTTCCCACCAAGGAGACTGTCGCGACCGAGTTTGACGATCTTGTTGGTGTTATCGACGAGGAGATCGCTCGTCTTCGTGAGAGCCCTGGTAAGGCCAAGGGTGTGAAGTTCCTTCGCTCTTTGGGTAAGAAGGTTAAGTCTCTTCGTGGTCACTCAGTTCGTGTTATGAAGCAAAAGCAAAAGACCAACCGCAAGAACAACACTAACTCTGGTTTCCTCAAGCCTGTCATTATCTCAAAGGATATGGCCAAGTTTACTGGATGGAACCCCGAGGAGCTCCGATCGCGTGTAGATGTTACCAAGTACATTTGCAAGTACATTCGTGATAACGACCTCCAAAACCCCGAGGATCGTCGTCAGATTCTTGCTGACAAGAAGCTTGCCAAGCTTCTGGAATATTCTGTCGATGACGACGAGAAGCCTCTCACCTACTACCGCATCCAGACGTACATGAAGAAGCACTTCACCAATCCTCCCAAGGATGAGTAAGTTTGTACATACAATCCAATTTTTATTCTAATTAGAATAAAAACTACAATCTCAACTTCATTTTAATGATTTGTCTCGTTTCTAACGGAAGATACACTTTATGACCTTTAAAATGCTTAATCTCTGTTACTTCACCTTTTATATGTTTTTTCCACTTATCAGCATACTTTTTCATTACTTTATCATCATTTGGAGACGTAATCAATACAACAGGGGAAATCAATGTCATTTTTGGAATTCCTATGGCATAAGATGGTGATATGGCTACGACTCCACGGATATTAGTAAATCTCTGAGCTAAATCCAAAGCAAATTGTGCCCCTTCAGAAAAGCCGATTAAAACTGTATTTTCAGGTTCTTCTATAGATTCCCCAATTTCTCTTATAATCCCATAATAATCTGAAGGATCAATCTCTGTACTCTCGTCACAATCTCTATATTTATACCACCCCCAGCCACCTTCTCTCTTATGGTAAAAACCCTTTCGGAATGACCAATTATGCTTTTTTAAATTCTTTTGCAGGGATCCAAGTAAAGATGAAAATGTCTTTGGGTCTTGTCCACATCCATGGAAACATAAAATAGTTAATGTCATTACTTAAAAAATAACACTATCTTATAAATGAGTTTCTTTCAAGACTTAATTAATGAACCAGCTGCTCAGTATAGTTTAATGGTGTTTATGCTGTTGCAAAAATGTGATCAAAACATGTTACAGAAGACGTAGACGGTTGTATATAAACTCACGAGAGAATATGAGACAAGAAGCCATTGAGATCGTCAATGAGATTGTTGTTATTGAAGACGATACTCCCCCTCCACCACCATCTCCATCCATTGCACCGGTAGTAGAGCATACATGTCAAGAGAAAACAAGTTCTCGTGTGCGCTATCTATATATTAATGAACTAATTCATGAATATATTAATGATAGAGATATCAAAATGTCTATTAATGATGTTAAGTCAAAGTATAATTACTTTCGAACACCAGAAGACGTTCGACAACTTAAGACTGACTTAATAAATACCGAACCCCGTAGATGGTAATTTTTTAGTATGTTTATACCCTTCATTAGAATATCCAGGAAATCTCATATTTCTCGTGCAACTGGGAGGAGGAGGGTTATTCTTAGGTATGGCAAAATCGGAAGTATTAATGAGAGGATATGGAGCGATAACTCTGTGACTGTTTGGATATTCTTTTCCTCCATTGAGAGAACAAAAACTTAATTGACCACCCATTGTGCTATATTTTTCACCGTTTCCAGGACAGCAGGGACGCGTTCCAGTATCCCACTGGGCGGTAAGACTGACAGCCCCGGCACATGCTTTAGCACTATTTTCTGAGTTACAACAACCAATACGTTTACCAGGACAAAAGCTGGCGCAGTTACAAGGATAGACACCGCAACGAGCACACTTAAATATCGTGTTTCTAGACATATTTATTACTATACAATATAAATGTTTTTTAAAGATGAAGAACTTATTTTTCAAATGGATATTGATACGATCTTACAAAAATGGGATCATGCTAAAAAACAAAAGGCAATATACGATAAAGAATGTGATCGATACAAAGATGCTGTTGAAAGATATATGAATAAGAAGGATAAAAACGACGTGGAAGGAGATATATATTCTGTATCTAGACGATCGAACACAAGGCAGATATTGTCAAAAGCTGACACACCGGTGGAAATATGGAATAGGTATGCGAAAAGATTCACATATATGTCTTACCACCTAAAAAGAACACGGTAATTTGATTATTTATATATTTTATATATAAATGCCTCTTATCAAGGGAATGAAAAGTACCACTATATGGAAAGCATCCACTATGATTATTTTTATTGCAGTAACAGTAAAAGAAAAATTTGATACCTTCAAAAATAAAAAGGATGAAGAAATTGTCCGTACCACGAGCTGTACTTAATTTTCTTTTAGATTTTGTATAATACAAGTCCTCCTCCGTTTTTCTTCAAAGAAGAATGGAAAGATTCAAGCAATTTTAGGTAACTATCCCACTTTCCTCCAGCTAACCCGCATCCTATTCCGTATGGTACTGCAATCTTTACACCTTCGTCTTCAAAATAATCTAATCCTTCTTCAAAATATCTCAAGCGATCGGATTTTTGATCTGGATAATCTTTCGGGTAAGAATATGTCGAGTTCGTTTTGCCTGGACGGAACTGGGTATATAGACAGATAATCTGTGGAAGATTATCTTCTCCTTCCAGAATACCAACCGATCCTGGTTCTTCTCGATCTTCTTGAATAGCACAGTTTCTTCTCCCAATTGCACGTCTCCCCTCATATGCATCTCCATGAGGAAAACTTTCAGCAAGAGTTTTCGATAAACCATGTGCTGTTGATTGTTAAACAGTTACACTGTTGCATGATATACTTTTCTTCAGCATATATGATGTTTTTGTATTTGACAGGTATCATAATTATCTATTATTATGATAATGGATTTATATTTCAAATTTATTCCAAGTACTTAATATCACTAGTCCTATTATTAACTTCTTGACAAATATTACGTCTTAACTCTCGATCTCTCATGATGTTATCTAATACCGATAGCTTTTGGTATCCGTTTAGCTCTACAGGAGAAGTCTTCTCAATCTCTTGGTATACTTTTAAAAACATGAGAATATTCTTTACCTTATCCCAATCTGAAAATTGTTTATCGAACAATTTTCTAAATTCGGGGTGTTCCATACAGTTAGCTATGGTTCGGTAGTTCTCGTTTTGTTTATACAAGTGTTTACCGACTTTTTCGGAATGTTCTAAGCAAGTTGTGATACTTGACTCTGGAACATATAAAGTTACAAGGTCAGACATTTATTTATAGAAATATATTTTTTAAATTCTTAATTCCATTTTATTATCGTTCGTTGATAGTCGTTCAAAATCAACTTATAATTAGGGTGATCCCGCATAAACTCATGAAAAGCACGTTTTAAATCTAAATAGCCGTTCGTATTTGTTCCTACATCATCTATTACCATTACTCCAAGTGGTTTTAGCAACTTATCAGAATATAATAGATCTTTCATAACATCAGCATATGTATGAGATCCATCTATATATATATATTATATTATACTGCTTACCTTTTTCCAATAATTGGGGTAATATAAACCCGCTGTAATCTACAAATTGGTTAAACTTTGAATAGTTATCACATTGCCTTATATTATCTTGAAAGATTTGATATGTGTTAGATTTAACGTCACATGTTGTATCACTTTCAAGATAAGGGTCTATCGATGTAAATGTAGACCCTTCTACATCGCAAAGATTTTCTAACATCCATGTAGCTGACCTACCCTCGTGTGAGCCAATTTCTAATATATTATTTTGTTTGCCTTTGAAAATTAGATTAAGCATTTTCATAGAATTATCTATATTGTCGCTAAACCAGTCATGCGTAAAATTAAAGTTTTTCGCCATTTATTATGTTTGTTATGTTTTTTTTAAATGTTTATATATAACAAATGACTGACGAAACTAAAGTTGCGCTAAAAGAAGTTGAACTTTCTCTACCTGCTTCTGATTCTGTAGATAGGTTATATGAATCACTATCTAGAATTATTGGAGATAAGAAGGTTACGACTGTGAACATCGTTCTTATCGCTACTAATTTGATGAAAATTGTAGAAAAATACCCCGATTTACATGGAACGCAAAAGAAATCGCTTGTTATCCATGTTCTGAAGAGATTCGTGGTTGATCATTTAGACGGAGAGGCGGAATCGTCTCTTATATTATTTATCGACATGTTCCTTCCTTCTGTTATCGATACTATTATTTCTGTAGATAAAAAGGAAGTTGCTATAAAGATTAAAAAAGGATTCAAAGCATGTTTTACTTGCTGTTAAATATTATCTTTCGTGTAATAAATGTCTAATCCATTTCATCCAGATCCACTTAATACACCAACATGTGATGTATTGAATAAGAAGTGGCACGGAACTCTCCCACAGATATGGAAAAATTGCATGGATGATCCAAGAAAAGAAAAAGATATGAGTGATGAAGAGAAGCATGCAGCCGCTATGACAGATTGTTGTGACTCTGAAATGCAATGTAGTAATCCAAATGTATGGTTCAGAAAGAATAATATTAACGCTCGATGTGTTCTACACAAATCTCCTGATCAACCACATTTTGGAGACGTACAAATGTCTCTCATACATGCACATAAAGTAAAGAAAACACTATCTTTCGGTGTTTATTAACTTAATTTTTATTTATATTTACTCAAAGATAAATGGGATGACTAGCTAGTAAAGAACCTAATAACGAGTACTTGCACCAAACTATTCGTGATTTGGATACAGAAAATAAAGAGTTGAAGAAACAATTATCAGCTCTAAAGAATATAAATATAATGAACCAAGCTGTTAGATCTGCTAACCAAACAGTTAGTAAAGATAAGAAAACTACGACAATGAAACCGTCAGATGTATCAAAAGAAAAGATAAATGATTTCGTTGATAAGTTGCTAAAGACAGATGCAAACAGTAAATATCTACCAGATTTGTATTTCAACGAAATCTGGTAGATATTTACTCACAATGGGATTAAATATACTGGACGATATGCTGGAAACTACATCAATCCAATTTGTAGGACATGAAATAAAATTCGACCTGCGTACAGCAGAATCTGAGACAAAAGTATGAAATCAACTTATTCACACCTCGCGGAGTTGCACGATAAGCTCAGAATGAAAAGACCCTTTAGTCTAAAGATTTGTTATTTACAAAGTAACAAATTAAAATCAATATGACAACTGCTACCGCTCAAAGTACCCAGCTGTCAAATAATACCGTACAACCTTTTAAATTACTTAATTACTCCGACAAGGACGTACGAATAGTTTTAAAAGAACAAAACCCATGGTTTGTAGCAAGTGATATTTGTAGTATATTAGAACTAAAAAATATTACCAAAGCAATTTTAACCTTAGATGAAGATGAAAAAGATGACATTACTATTAGTGACACCATCAATCGAAAGTAGAAAACCAAGTTCATTTCAGAATCTGGATTATATGCATTGATTTTCAAGTCACGTAAAGAAGAAGCAAAAAAATTTAGAAAATGGGTCACATCTGAGGTCCTTCCCAGTATCCGCAAAACAGGGCAATATAAATTAGAAACAACTTTCCAAGCCAAAATCGACTCCCTCCAACAGACCGTAGAAACCGTCGTAAACGAAAAATTAGCACTCCAATCAACTTATTCACACCTCGCGGAGTTGCACGATAAGCTCAGAATGAAGAGAAACTATCACAAGTTCAAAAAAGGGAATTGTGTCTACATCGTTACCGATAGGTGGAGAGAAAAGAATTATCTCAAGATAGGATATACCAACAATATCAACGCACGTCTGAGAACATACAGGACCGGTATACCAGACTGTAAGATTAATTTTCTAGTATATTTGACAGAACATAAACTATTGGAATCTTGTCTCAAAAATAGGTTCTCTGATAAGATGGTACAGAAAAATCATGAATATGTCTTAGATGTAGAAGAGAAGACTCTGGTAAAGTCTATCACGTCGTTGGTTAAGTATCTCAAGATGGATGCAACGTATGAGGATAAGTTAGCACTATATAACGAACCGTACAAGACATATAATCTGGTGTTTGTAGATCAGGATGGTAATATAGAAGATAATACGGAACCAATAGATATAGAGACAGAAGACGAGAAAAGCGACCCGGAACCCGAGTCTGAGGAAGAACCAGAGTTATATAACTGTAAGATATGCGCAAAGGAGTACAGACACAAAGGAAACCTTGTAAATCATCTTCGTAAAGTTCACAATGAGGGAAAACAAGAGAAAGATGACGGGAAGACTTGTCAGGTATGTAAGAAAGTTTTTAGGGATCAAGGGAAGCGAAATAGACATGTAAGGGTGATTCACGAGAAATCTACAAAGGTAAATTGCCCTGAATGTAAAAAGGAATTTAGTACCCGAGATACTATGCTATATCATCTTCGGAATATACACAAAAAGCTAGGGTGGTCAAAATGTGATCAATGTGATAAGGTATGCTCAAATCCAGGTAATTTAAGAAAACATATTTCTCAGATGCATGATAAGAATACGGGTGTTGAGTGTCATATATGTGTTAAAGAATTTAATAGTCAGTGTAATCTTATACAACACATTCTGAAAGTGCATGAACGTAGGGAAAAGTGTAAATGCAACATATGCGATAAGATATTATTGTCCAAGAATGGTTTGGAATACCATATGCGAGTTAGTCACAATATCTGAATAAAAATAATAAGAAAAATAAAATTGAATTACAGTTTAAAAAATAAAATAAAGAATAGAAAAGATGTCCGATAATACCCAACTAACTACAGCCTCTGGCTATGATACTAAAAATATGATTTTCTCTGAAGCACATGCCGGAACCATTCCGAACAGTGTTCCCCAGATTAATTACAAACGAATCAGTATTCAAACTCGAAACCCAGACGGGACCACGGGGGATTTGATCATTCCAACGTCCCAACTATTCTCATTCGGTGTCAGTGAAAACACTAACCCGGAAACAGGCAAAGTCAATGGCTATGTAATGCCACTGTGTCTCTGGAACCGTGATGGTGCCGCCAAGGAAGAAAAGGAATGGTCCGATACGTTCGACAGAATTGTCGAGGCGTGCAAGGAACACTTAGTGGCCAATCGCGAGGAGATTGACATGTACGAACTTGAACTGAGAGATCTCAAAAAGTTCAACCCGCTTTACTGGAAGCGCGACAAGGGTAAGATTGTAGATGGAACAGGTCCCACTCTCTACGCCAAGCTTATCGTTTCCAAGAAGCAGAATAAGATCGTCACCATGTACTACGACAATGATGGTGAGGAGGTCGATCCCATGACTCTACTCGGTAAGTACTGTTACGCCAATGGCGCAGTCAAGATCGAGTCAATCTTCATCGGTAACAAGATTTCACTTCAGGTCAAGCTATATGAGTGCGAGGTTCGCCTCATGGATACTGGAATGAAGCGCATGATGAAGAAGCGCCCAGAGGGACAGAAGAGTGTCCTTGTGGCCTCCACGAACAAGCCTCTCGAGGAGAAGGATGTAGAGTCCGATTCCGATGCAAGCGTGAAGGATTCTGATTCCGATGATGATGCTCCCAAAAAGACTTCGACCAAGAAATCAACAACACCTGTCAAGAAGGTTAAGCGTCGAGTCAAGAAGGTTGTGCGCAAAGCAGTAGCTACTGCTGAAGAATAAATAGCATATACCAAAGAAGATTATATTTATGAATAATTACATTACAGTGTAATTATACAACTTAAGAATAAAATCCAATAAATAAAATGACCGATAACGAACCTGAACAAAAATTCAAATCAGATTTTTTACTTAAACCTTTGAACTGTAAAACCAGATCTGGTCTTGCTACCTGGCATGCAGATACCGACCCTGTTATACATGATCTTATGAATGGATACCGAATTGAACCTGTTACTTACACACGTGTAAGAAGGTTTGATGGCAAGTACCAGGATTGCAAGGTTGTGAAAGAAGATGATAACATAATTCTATTACCTGGAGATGGAACTAGATATTCTGTTACACGAGTAACGTCGAATAATCGTATAAATGATGAAAAATCTGAAGATAACACAACTGCATGTGTTATCTGTCAAGAATATACTAAGAATCATGCATCAATTCCATGCGGTCACCTCGTCTCATGTACAAGGTGTACAAAGAAGATGGAGGACCAAGAGGAGCGATGTCCTTTATGTAGAGTACCGTATACTCAACTACTTCGAATCTTTCAGTAAGAATATAGGAATAAATTTTTTATACGTTATAAAAAATTTACAATTAGATTAATTTAATTAGCACAGCTTTCCAAGCAATGAAGGGTCCACGAGATATCCAGGAAACTGTAAATCAAGTGCCTCAGACAAAGAACTGAGCTTATCGTTGGCAATGTGATCAAGAGTCTTGGCATCAATCTCAACAAGATACTTATTGAGTTCTTCCATACGTTGGTTATACAGAGATACATGATACTCTGTATCGTAAGTCAAATAAGAATTGATGTTGGCCTCCTTGATATCATGAAGCTGATTTTTTAGCTTCTCGACCTTATCCTTGTAGTATTTTTTGTACTGATCCACCATGTTATCAATAATCTTCTTCTCGTCTGCCTGCTTGTTCCACACACTGTTACTTGCCTGCTGTCCTACCGAATTGAAATGATTACATCTAAGTTGTTGAACAAAGATTGCATTATAAAGATGATCGACTAAAAGTTGATCGTTGTTGCTCATTTTATTAAAAGAAAGATTTTAATTTTTTAGATTAATTTGATGATTGTGGATGATTCTCTTTAATCCATCCTTTCATCGATTCCCCTAGCTGGTGACGTACCTCACTTGGGTTCACGGACCAATACTTCTTTGTAATGATGTTGAGGAATAATATTTCTGTCAATGCTACAAAAAATACTACGATTAACGCCTCTTTGGTATGTAGATAGAAGGGAACACAATGTCCAGTAGATGCCAAAATTATTACAACAACAACCAACAATCCTCCAGCTATTGCTATCCACTTAAGTGCTTTATTCCTAATAGTAGCATTCTGATCGTTGATTTTCTTATCTTCCTTTTTTGTCTCACTCATGGCGTTTCTTCGAGCAACTTCGAGAGATCCGTCTATTATGACGGTAGCCGTATCTTCCTGACCGGGAGCAACAAACTGACGAACATTCATATCGTCTGATAAATCATCGACAACAATATTCATTTGTAGTTTAAATGCATCTTTTTCAACCGCACCTACATATGTGAAGAAAAACAAAGTCAGAAAAACAAAGATTAGCATAACCTGTAAAAAGATTCCAAAAATTCTATTTGTTATCGAACTATCAGGTAAACATTTAGACATTTATAGTATGTGGATAAAGAAATAAAAAAATGAAATCTGAGATATGAACACTTATATATTATAACAATGGCTACAACAACCAGTAACGTGAATATGTTTCAAAAAGTTCTCAATGAAGACGATGGGATGAAATCATCATACGTAAACGCAGAGAACGAATCCGACTCTGAATCCGATGACACGTGCAAGATTGTTATCCCCCGTTCAAAGAAAAAGAATCATGATACTAGTCAGGAGCTGTTGTTCCAGCTTATCCGACAGAACCAAATATTATCCAAAACACAGAAAAAGATGTACAAGCTACAGGCAGAGCTCGACAAGGAGGAAGTTACTGCTCGATACATCAAGCTTGATTTGAATAACACACAGGTTAAGCTAGACGAGACCAAGGATAAGTTCAAGGTATGTAAGAAAGAGTTGAAGCATGCACGGATCGAGAACTGGATCGTACGGGGTCTTGTACTATTGTACTTTCTCTTTCAGATTTATTCTTTTCTTCTGACACTTTCCAATCCGTTTTCGGATTTATTCTAACTAGATATATTTTATATTCTTATTTTAATCTCAGAAATAAGAATAATATGTATCCTATGAATCCTGTGAATCTGAACACACAGAGACCCTAAACACGTTGGGCCAATTGAGTACACAGCCCTTGTACTCTTCACACTCGACGAATGCACAAGAAATACTTAAACACGTTTTAAGTATTTCCCAAACCTTTTTCTTAAATAGAAGAACCGGTAAATTAAATACTTTGATATAAAAACCTTTTTCTGCTACAGGTTTAGTTAAAATGTTGCATCTATACGAACTGTAATTATCTGTTATTTGGCATTCAACATCATTGTCAGCGAGAAGTTCAACCAAGTCTTTTGATGTAACGAGTACATTTTCTGTAGAAACATAGAGTTCGATCATTTTATTTATATACACACGACTATAAATTAGTTAACACCATAATATGTTTCCTGTCTGGTCCAAGGGTTAGCCCATTGACGTGAATACGGCGGTCTGACCGCTGCGCTAATAGAGAATGCTCCAAAATTTTCCTTTGTTTTTGGGGTAGTTGCCAAAGTGTATCCAGTCTGTTTTACCCATGTGGTCTTTAAAGTTCCGTACCCAGTAGTATTACAACAATTACTAGACATATTTATTATAAAACAATAAAAGAAAATATTTTATTCATCGTCATGAGGATCACCCTTCCTAATGTGACCAGACTTATTCAAGTACCATACATGCCCTTTGGAACATTGTTTATCTTTTAACTCACACTCGCATACATATAGTGCATCTCCTCCACATGTTGGACACCCATTTGCTACGCTCTCCTTATCTGTAAAAGTTGCATAACAGGATTTGCTCTTTGCTGTTTCATAATCTGATTTTTTACTTTCGGTGTTAAATGTTTTATAGGGGTTGAATGAACCCGATGGTTTTGCTGTAGGATGGACATACCCAGAGATTTTTAGTTCTCTACGCGCTTTTTCAATATTAGACATTTATATTACCCGAAGTTTCTTTTATAACTCTTTTTAGTTATAAAACTACATATACTTTTTCCTCAATACAGTGAGTATTACCCATAAAACTAGAGCGATTGTTACAGCGACCCATTTGTTTACTTTCAGGTGTAATAACATAAAATATACAATAGCAAAAATAAATAAATATACTAACAGACCAATACATGTATTTTTTGCATGATTACCCAATTCTTTATCTGCTATAAAAATCATAGTAACAATTCCCATGGGTATAAGAGTAATTAAATCTAGATACTTCTTCATGTTTATTATACTTGAGATTTTTGTGAATTTTTACTTTTACACTTTTGGTACTTTTCAGACAAAAAGATAAAAGAATCGAACCATTCCCATACTACTCTCTTATCATCATCGTCTAAACATTCTGATCGCCAAAGTTTTTTGAATCGATTAACTCTACCCTTTTTCTCCTGATTTTGTATACTTTCAAATAGCTCACACTTGTTTAAGAAGAAATCCTCGTCTCTTTCATCCACCATTTTCTTTAGTGGTAAAATACGTAACACGAAATAATTTATTATATTTTCTATTGGAACTCTGTCTTTCAAAAAGATTCTGAAGATCACTAAATCTCCTTCAGCTGGAAATTGTCCAATTAATTCATCTAAAAATGATATCAAGGTATTTTTAAACTGTTTCAAGATTTCGATTTCTGACATTTATTAACTACCGTCTATGCTTTAAAGTATTTAAACTTATTCAGAGTCATCAGACTCTGACATTGAATCTAATAGGAGTTTACCAATACAACTAAACTGCTTCTTCTCATATTTGGTCATGACAATCTCAATTTCGATCTCGACCCCGTCTAAGATATCATCATTATAAGGACTTTTGAATGAGTTTTCATTTGGTAAGTATGTATAGGAATCCATGGACGCCGCTGGTACAAGAACCTTCATTTTTCCGCATACATCGACAAAAATACCATGTTGAAACACCATACATACGTTTCCGGACATACGTTGCCCTTTTTCAGGCTTCAGAATATCTGCCTCATATGTTACTTCAAAAATAACAAGAGAGTTTGCACAACCGATCCTATTTTCACCAAGAGCAACAACTCTTTTCACTTCGACAATGTAGCCGCTACTAAATGTACACTTTCCTTCCATAGTCTTCTTTAGTTTATCGAGTATATGGTCTTTGATATCACTATCTAGATACCTTGACTCGATTGATACTTCCTGTGTAATGTTCTGAATCATTTGTTTAATTTTAACTTTTTTTATAAGTTAAAATTCGTTTTGAATTTTTCTACATCTTTACCAATATCCATATTCCAAATACAATACCCACAATAGCAAGTGCGTATATAATATACTGAACATTATCACCTTTACCTTTGGTTTGTTTAATAGACATCCCTCTTAATTCTTTAATCTTCTTCTCAAAATATAGGGGGTTAGCCTTTTTATCTGATATTATATTATACGAGTATTTACAGTGTTCTTCACAATCTAATTTACTTGTAGGGGTACAGTTGTGACGACAGATGTTAATGATAGCGTCCTTATTCTTTTTTATACAGTCGATATTTAGAGGATTGTATATATCATCCCCGCATTCTTTTTCCTTTGTACCTTTGAATATGGGATTATTAGCACCCCAAACAGGGCTACTGAGGTTACAAAAGTCTCCACAAGTAGTCACAATATCATCACAAGTTTTATAACACAACTTTTGATATTTTGGTGCAGCTTTTGGACATATATTAGCACATGTATCCACAAAAGGTTTACATGTTTTCATACAACAATCTCTCTGCTCAGTTTCATCTGCTCTCCTAAATACCTGAGCTTTTTCGTCCCAATATCCAGAACATAGTCCAAATTGACCAGCACGTAAATTATATGTATGATTTGATAAACTCATCTTTATTTTATTTACGAAATAAACTTTTCAGTGAATTCCTCTTTCGTATACACTGGGATTCCAAGACTCTCAGCTTTCGCAACCTTTCCTGTAGGTTTGCCACTTTTGCTAGCGACAATCATACCCGACGTCTTTTTGGAAACAGATGTCGCAATCTTTCCTCCTCGATCCTCAATATGCTGTTCAAGCTCCTTTGATCGAAATCCAGAGAACACGTATTTCAGTCCTACCAATGTATCAGAAACACGCGTGTCGTCTAGGAAAGACACATATTTGCTGATCTCATCGATAAACTGTACAGCATAATCAATATTTGCAACAACCTTGTCTGCCATAATTTCTGAGAATCCCTCTACTTCCAAGACTCTTTTCTTTAATCCCTTCCTCTTCCGTGTCAGAAGGTCGGGAATGTCTGTCATCAACGCAATGACCCTCTTCCGACCAACGCCAAAACCAAATACTCCACATGCACCCATCAACTCTGGTGCCTTGACTCCTTTCAATCCTTCCTTGATATTCGTGACGATCCGCTCTGCAGACTTTTCCTGAATACCATCGATATGCACCAACTCTTCCTTCTTGGCAGCAATAATCTTCAACAGTGTATCAAAACCATGTGCGTACAGCTTGGCGATCGTAGCACTGCTAACATGCTTAATCCCCATCTTGGCAAAGAACTTGGAGAACAGCTTGACTCGCATTCTTGCAACAATCTCAGGAGACGCATCGACAACCTTGAGGTGAACCTCGTTCTCATCCCACTCGTATTCCATATCAGGCCACTTAAACTCATCACATGGCTCTGATACACTGACGATGAATGGAATTACCTCCTTTGATCGAGTCACGTTGATAATAGCACCAGGACCGATTCCCTTTTCTCTCATCAAGCCTGCGTTAGATACTGTAACTCGCTTGATGGTATTACCTGGGAGCTCAACTGAATCGATAATGGCAACAGGGACAATTTGACCCCACGAGGAGACAGACCACTCGATGTCTAGAACGGTAGTCTCGTGAATGTCATCCTCGCTGTTGACTTTGAATGCGAAGAGGTATGAGGGATTGCCAGACGGGTTCCTGTCGTAAGGAACGTTGGACTGGATGACAATCCCATCGATCTCGTACTTGGAATCCTTCTTGTATCTGTTATGTAGATCAACCCACTCATCCATGTCTTCCGGGACAGGGATAACTTTATGCATAGCAGGTGTGAACCCTAGCTTCTTCAACTTCTTCATCTGGTCTTCTGGTTTTGGCATTGTAGCGTGTCCAACGATCTCGTAGACAACGAACTCAATATCCTGTAGTCCAGCGCGAACAGTCTTGGCTCCAACAAGTCCTGCAACCATATTCCTGGCATTTCTGTACAGACGACCAGACCCCCTTCCCTTCACCTTATCATCGCTCTTGCCATCAAAATAATACTTCTTCTCAAAAACATCTTTACGAATGATTAACTCTCCCCTAACCGCGATGTCCTCAGCAACATTCGGAATAGAGTCTATATACTGGATCAGATAAGAGATGTCTGCCCCAGTCTCTCCGTCTCCGCGAGTAAATAGCTTCCTCTTGCCATTCACCACTGTGAACGTACCAGACACTCCATCTAGTTTCTCTGATATTACCAAATCTTTACAAGGATTTTTCTCAATCCATCTGTCGAGTTCCTTCTGCTCGTCAGGTGTAATCTTATCGGCTGAGCCCATGTAGAATGGGATCTTAACCCTGTTTTCATGTTTGCGGATTTTCGCACCTACAGGAGGAACGTATTCTGGATCTCTCTTTATTAACGTGTCTTTCAGAATATCGTACAGTTGGTCAGACAGTTCAGGATCTGCTGTGTTGTAGTACAAATCATCTAGATATAACTTTAGCGTATGCAGATCATCAATATCGGCTTTGCTGCAATATTTCTTCATCTTTTTGGTATCATAATTCTGGATTTTTGATAGTTTGTCCATGGTTGTTTATTGGTTGAAACGTTTGTTTAGATTTTCATTTTTATTCCAAAGCGAATAAAAATAACCTATAATACAACTTAAAGTACAGGTGTTAATGTTAATTGGGATACATTTTGTTTATTATTGAATAAATGACAATCAGTTGATACATTCGGATGTGCACCTCCATCCAATACATCTCCTTGTTCTATATTCATGATATTAAAATTCTCTATTGTAACCTTATCAGTGCTACCAATAAAATCAATCCCAATTGCATCAGCGGTTTTCGATTTAACCGTATCCACCTGTAAACCCTTAATATACAGATTTTTATTTACGATTACAGCAATTCCTCTTGTTCTATTACCATCGTATACAGGAGTATTAGGAGGACATTTGTCAACCTCGCCCAATTTTCCTCGATTAATAATATTTTTAACAACAACGTTATACATCTCAAGATCCTGAGTACCGGAAAGAAAAACACCTATATTACCCTTCATAACATGAGCCATAGAGTCTCCTCCACATATAAAGTAATTATCTGTAATTAACGGTCCAAGTGGTATGTTAGCGGTGACAATCCACGTATCGTATATACTAGAATCTACACTTGCGTGTCCATACTTTGATAAATAACATTGCGCGTTTGATAGAACATCAGGAATGTAATATGTGTTTGGATCAGAGACATCCAAAATGCGGAACACATCACCGACGGGTCCTTTCTGAGCTGGTAAACCATAAGTTTGACTTACGTCATCTGTTGATAATCCAATAACTTCTACCGGAGCAGAATCAAGATTATACACGTTGAGATTTTGAATATAAATGTTCTTATTCCCAGTTGTATTATTCAACGATTGTAAAAACCCGTTAACAGCTACTCCCATAACGTTTAGTAACAATCCGTATACACTACCATCAAGAATGAGAGATTCATTCTTAAACAATGTTGATGTGGGTACAACTTTATCGATAATAACATCTTTATATACGCTATCCATCTCAGTAACTAATTCTGATAGTATCTGGGATCCGGTTTTGGAAATTCCTTGAATAGTTATACTAGGATCACCACCATTAATAACTGTTCGTAAAAACGATCGAACAAACCTAGATTGAGAATATGCCGCACTAACAAAGACATTTCGGGAGTTTTTACCAATACAAACATTTCTTATTATCATATTCTCCCCACCATTCAATCCTATTCCAGCTTGTTCATAATCAAATATATTCAAGTCTTCTAGAATAATATTTTTCATACCATTACCGTGTATACCCTGGTGAGAGGATAAACCAAGATTTCCATTCTTAACTTTAACATATTGAGGAAAGAAAACAGTTGTGCCAAAGTTACTTGGTCCCTGTGTGGGTATGAAAGGAGATGATGCTAATTCTATTAAACTAAAGAATCGTTGTTGTAAATAATGTTCGACTGATTGGGATATGCTGAAACCATTCAGGTCGATTATAACATTATTAGCTTCAACTGCGATAGCCGCAAAAAACCCTAGATGATATGGTCCAAATGGCATAATAGGGTACAACGCGGTCGGTCCTCCTCCTGTTTGTGCAGGAGTTGGATTCCAATCGTTTCCGACCAATTTAACACCATCCCATGTACTTGGGTTTGGATTAAAAACAATATTTTCTGTTAACTTATAATACCCAGACTGTTTAATTCTGAGTGTGCCAGTCAAAAAGTGTGACTGTTTGATCTCCACAACAGGGAGATTTTTCTCGAAAGTTTCCATTTTACTTTCTAAAGTGTGGTAAACTATATTGGATGAACTTGGTTCTGGTTTATTACTATTTAACTTTGATTTGATCTCGTTGAGAACATTGGATGCAGTTACATCTGAAATATCAGCAAATACTTTAAAAGACATTTATTATATGGTAGAATAATTATTCATCTTTCAAATTAAATAGAATAATAAATGCTATGCATAATATGACCAACATTACATATATTAATGTTCTGTTAATTTTATGTTTATTTACCAAGTAATTAATAAAAATATCCGATAATCCCCACAAACCAATCCAAAGTAATATGTAAACCAGAACACTGACATAATATATTGGTTTTTCCATTTATTATTACTAAGAACATTTTTTATCAAAAGTACCAATCCCAGATTTAAATGACTAATGTACTCCTTTGCATGTCCCGGGCGGTGGAACATTATTTGGGAAATCTCCTAGTAAATTACCCCTATCGTATAAACAGTTTGCAACATTTCCTACCATTCCGCACCCAACCTTTTTAGCATCTTTCCAAACAACCTGGGTATAATGGAATACTTCTCCTTGTGACTTAAACTCAGTAGGGTTTGAAGGAGGAGATTTATAGCCTCGACATTCTGCATACCAGCGATCCACTGCAGACCCGGCTGGTACTGACCGAGAAGACTGTTCTAGATTTTGCCCGCATCTTTGCCCACCAGAACATTGAGATCCAGTACAATTAGGATTGCACATATCACCATGTTCGAGCTGACCAGCTGTATTAAGCTGACCTGCGTAATCCTTTGCCTGTGCTGCTAAATTGGCATCCCAAACTAATGGAGAATCTCTGTATTTATTATGCGCATCCAACCATGCCTGACAATCATCATCACAATCTTTATCAGGTTTAGTGTCACTACCACCGCCATTACCTCCACCGTGATCTCCACCTCCAGATCCTCCACCATCACCAGATCCTCCTCCGTGATCTCCACCTCCAGATCCTCCACTATCACCAAATCCTCCTCCGTGATCTCCACCTCCAGATCCTCCACCGTGATCTCCACCTCCAGATCCTCCACCATCACCAGATCCTCCTCCCCCAGTAAAAACAGAAATTAACACTATAGATATTCCTACCGTCATAAGACCAATTATAAGAAATGTCTTTTTATTCATTTATCTATACTACGAATAAAAAAATTACATAAGTTCGTCCGGTATATATATATATATATATATATCACCAAATGGACGAGGGGGAATTGGACCCAATCATGGGTGTCTATCTAATCTTAGGTGAGATTCCTGGAATGGGTATCTACCATGTGTTTGGGGATTGAGGACGGATGTATAGACCATCATCTCTTTATCAGTGCCAGTATAATGCCCCACATATCTATATGCATCATCACGCGATGTAAAAACGGCCATTACTTCTATGTTATCAAAACGTCGATGTGCAAGGCCAACCGGTGTTACAATCTGTGTTCGCACCCTGTCGATATCAACAACGACGTATACAGGTATTTCTACAATATTTCGATTCATTTATAAGAGTTATTTTATTCTTTAAGCGGTCGATTGTATCCGCAGATATTCTCGATGAATAAAAAATAGGTTTTGACATAAACATCTTCTGATAAATACAGCAGAAAAGATATCTAGAACGTCTTTTATCTACGTGGAAAGTTGCCTGAACTTTTTGAGTACCAACTTTTTTTGCAACGATTTATTTTCCCATAAATTTAAATTAGTATCAGATCTTTTTTATCCGCTGAGTAGAACATTTCTCGATGGGACCTCGTTCAGGTCCCAGGCATACATAGTTTAAAATTTTCATGTTACAGATTTAGTATGAAAATTTTTCTGTTATAAAAATGAACGGAAATTTATTCGGGGACCTATTGGGACCTGATCGGAGAATGTTTCTAAGTTACAAGAAAATCTAGATTTGGTGGTATACACTTCTCCGCGCATAATCTAATAAAAGTTCAAAAAAGGACCACACATTTTTTATTGAGAGGGTCCAGTCACCATCCGTCTGGATTTTTAGATTTACTCTAATTACTCTCCAGAATGATTACAATGTTTGTGCAAATAATCGGACATTTATGTGCTTATATGAGTTTTTCTGATGCTGTGCATACATCACATTTTGCTTCAGTATCATCATCGGTCAAAAAGTAATCATCGCATTTTATACACGTTTTATTCCAAAATGGATACTCGTCGTCTCTAACACTTGCTTGACGATCAGTTTCTAATTGAAGTATGTAACTTTTATGTGCCCATATAATACCCTGCTTCGTTAATTAGCTGGGAATCAAGCTGGGAATTTGTACTGTCGATACTATCGACAGTAGCTTTCGTGTAGGTGTCCATGCCTTTATAAATATCTCGGTAGTTTTTAATCCCTAGTATAGTTGCAACTTCTTTCAGTTTAAAAACAGGATCGTCATGGGTTCCATAAACAGTTAGTTGTTTATTACCACAGAAATCTAATTTAAAGGTTGTAAGGTATTATTTGACAACAATTGGCTCTTCTCGGGAGTTGTTGTCATTATATTTTATGTTATTTATGAAATAACATATCTTTAAACGATTTGGGGTATTTTGCCCACATAACTGGTCTTTATGTTCTCTTGTTTTAACTCGAGGAGCTCTTGGTTCAGTTTGTATTCACCTGTCTTGTGGATCGACGGAAGAACTTCAGCTGTGACCCAAAGTTTGAATTTCTTAGCAATGGTTTATTTGACCGTAAAATGAGACTATAAAGCCCAGATTCATTTATAAACGGTACTCCCTTGTTCTTGAATATATGCTTCACACCTTTGAATCTCTTGGTATATATCGGTGAAGTTCGAACCATTCCTCTGTTGTCATATTTTTTCTGTTTGTATGTGACTGTATTTGTCTTTTCATTATATGTTCACGTCGTTTCTTTTCATTGTACTTATCCTGTTGTGTTTTAATCCAAAATAACATCAAGCATATTGAGTCTGCTATATCGTGTGCTCTACCATAAAACCCGAGTTGCTCCTGTAATTTTGGATCGCTTAAATTCATCCTTGCAATTTTTTCGGTGCAAACTTTTCGTTGTTCATAATCACAGTCTCCGATGTTAAAAAATTTATGCATTGACCGGGGATGAATAAGAATTGCCTTATCTCTCCAACGTGAAAAGATTAATTGTTCTATTGCCACTAATCCAGATGGTGGCTGTCTCTCAATAAGAATATAATCAGATTTTTCGAAAAAATCTAAGTTTTCTTGAAATATATGATTCAGCCAGTCACAAAATGTTTTTGTATGATGTAATGTACAATTTTTTCGCGATGGTCCCCATTTATGGGTAAATTCGGTGATATCTATCAAATCTATCCATATAATTTCGATTATATTATATTCATTGTCTAGCGTTGTCACAGAAATACCTAAATGAATGATTCCTATATCAATAGACATAACACAGTATTCGTAATCCGGTTCTGTCATTGGTTCTGCCGTTGGTTCTGCCGTTGGTTCTATACGACATGAACTAAGAGTCTTAGTTATTTCTCTCATATATACTGGTTCATCCACAAAGGTTAAAATGGGTTCCATTTTATTTAATTCATCAAATCTCTAAATACCTACTATTTTTTAGAAAAAACGTTGACCATTTTATTGAAATTCTTTTTTTTTTATGTTTTTTTAATATAAAAATGCTTCCATCGAACGTAACTCAATATATGGCTCATGCTGGGCTTCTCCTCCTTCTCGTCGGTTTTATTTTTGGTATTGTCGCAACTGCTGACGCTCCATCAAAAACTGATGTATCACATACACTTGATTCCTATAGGTGGTCTATCCTTTCGAATGCTCTCCTTCTTACTGGTGGTTTCCTACTAGTCACAGGATCTCTCCATTAGATAATCTCTCGTTATTAAATCCTCTTATGATTTAATAAATCAAACAAATTGTAATCCACCTATATCAACAGCCTGTGATAAATTACTCACACTCCTCGACTTAAAATATTCTTTATACCCGAGAGTAGATTGAAACCACTCCTCCAGATTGTATATATGCAAAGCACCTGCATGTATGATATACCTTTTAAAATCTGTACTAATGACAAGCATTATCATGTATGCTTCAAATATAGCGTCATTAATATCATGTGTTGTTTTCTTCATATAACTAATGACAGATAAATACTGATTGTAATCCGCATCTTTAATTCTTGTACCTTCTTTGAAAGATGTAAATATACCCCTTATAGTTGGAACCATAAGAGCTTTTTTCTGATTATATATGTTATTGAATTCTTGTTTGCTAATACCCTTGTAAATAGATTTATTTAGATACCTAAAAATATTTTGCTTATCTATGTCTGATAATTTAGCCAAACGTTTCATGAACCCAGGATACTCTTTCATTACATTCTTGACTAAATCTTTTCCTTCCCATGTAGAAATCTTTTTATAAGCTGGTAAAACAGCTTTCACGCTCTCGACAACTATTTCTTGCATTCTTCCAAGCATCTCTGGGTCTTTTCGAACAGCTTCATTCCATTTATACCTAAACATTGTTAGATATATGTTCAACCTAACTGTAGAGTTGTGCATATCGTATATACTTGTTTTCTCTCTGTAATCTCCCCATAAGGTGGTAAATTTAGTTTTAATAACTTTACATACCTGGGCTCTTTTCATACAGTTATCAATTTCTTCATCTCGCAAGCATATAGAGTTAGCACATCCTTCTGTAATGAAACCAATATCTTTATTAACCTTTATTTTGCCGAACATCTCGTTTAGAGAGATCCCAGGTTTTTCTTTAGGTATTTGATGTTTATCTCCAATAAACATGACTTTTTTACTGGTACGTGTATTTTCGTATATATTAACAGATGTAGGACCCCAAACTATAAATTGTGATTGTTTTGCTCCCATTTTAATCTATATACAGATTAAAATAAAAAAAAATAATACTTACATCGTAACAACAAGTTCCGCGAGTTCTTCATCTTCCGTTTGAATCTTTTTCACTGGGACTGACGGAAGATCAAGGTCAATTGTCTGCTTTGATACATATACTCTTTCTTTCTCTTGTTCCTCCTCTTCGAACTCGGCAAGAAGCGCATCTTCGTCGTATACCTGGCCAATGGGAACTGATAGAGCAGTTGCAATTTCCTCTGCCATATCCATGCTGACAGCAATGTCATCAACCAGTTCACCAACATCATCGGGATCTAGCTTCTTGGTCATATTCTCGATTGCATTATTACCTTGTTTCATCGACTCAATCGTGTTTTGGTTGTTGATCCCCTGTTCCAGTACCAGTATCTGTGTTTCTATATTCTCCTTTTGTCCGTAGATAGACAAAAGTTGTTTCTCGTTCATTTTGGCCTTTTTGAGTAACATCAATGCTTTTTGTTTATTCGTTTTCACCAAAGAACGAGCCTCTTCCTTGAGAGACTCTATGCGCTTCTCCAGATGTACTTCACGTTTTTCCAGTGTACTTAGAGTTCCTCTCATATTCTGAATAACTTTTTGCGGAGAAGGAGATTCAACCTTCTTACTCTTTCCAAAAAAATTGAGAAAACTCATCGTTGTTTATATTTATATATTTTGGATATAAATATCAATTTTATTTAAATCAGCTCTAAGGAGGAGTAGGCGTGGGGGTAGGAGTAGGCGTAGGTGTGGGAGTAGGAGTAGGTCGTGGTGTGGGAGTAGGAGTAGGTCGTGGTGTGGGAGTAGGAGTAGGTCGTGGTGTGGGAGTAGGAGTAGGTCGTGGT